GTCGGGGATCCCACGAGGGGATGCTGCAAATACACTGTCCTTAAATTTCCAGTCACGATGGTCATAAGGGTCTGCGAGCGCACTATTAGTGCGCCCGTATTTCTCCCTATAATCTATCATTTCTTGATCGCCTCTCTTAATCTTGCCTCGACATCAACCTTAGCAACGCCGACAGACTCATTTTCCTCTTTGTTGCGAAGTGCTTCAAGGATAATTAATACGGCTTCTGTAATAAGCTTAATAGCCTTTTCACTTATGCCGTACTTTAATACCTCAATTACAACCGCAATGATAGCGATAGTAATGGGTATCCAAACTGTAACTATTCCCTGCGACTGCAGATTTACAAGTAATGCGCTAATTGCGCCAAGGACAATAAGAATGTCCGCAGTGTGATTTTTAATCCAATCGAATATCTTTTTCATGTTTTTTTTTCTCCTTAAATAAAAACATTATATAAGTTGATGTCATCCAGCCTACAAAGAACATAGACAAGTGGCCGAGCAAAACAAGTCTCGGATCGTCTTGTGTCCATCTGAACTGGAATACGGCAATTGGAAATAGAATAAGGTTAATAATGTTGCCAACGGCAACAATAACATTAACTTTATGAATTACCTTGTCTAATGTCATGTTTTAACTCCTCTAATTCTTTTTCAAAAATTGCCTGATTTTGTTCTACCTTATACATACGCTCAACAATTGAGTTGTGCTTTTTAACTTCGTCGGTCAAGTTGCGTATGCGCTCGTCAGTGAGAGCCATAGCCTTGCCAGTCTCAGCACTAAATCTGTTAAACGTTTCCCTTTGTTCATCTCTGATCTTGTTCATCTGCTGAATGTTGTTGATGATGCTGACAACAATAGCGGATGCCGCCGCAATACAAGCGGTGATAATGTTTGCTACTGATGTTTCTAACATAGACGCACCCTCCTTTCTTTGAGATTAATATATAAAAGCTGGACGATGGCGCCCAGCTTTTATTCGTAATTATATTTTCTTATACATTCCGACTATCTCGTCGGGTGTTATGTCCGTGTTAACATCACGAAGCAAATCCATGGCATCTTCATGCCTTTGTAAATTATAATCGTTCTTCTTCTCTGAATATGTTTCAATAAAGCTCTTAATCATATAGGCCACTGTTGTACCAAGTATGACCGTGCAAACATTAGACGATAAGTTCTCAAGAAGATCTGTTGTACCAGTAGAGAAGAATTGAAGTGCCGCAAGTACGTAACTAAAACTAATCCATATAATTGCAAAGATAGTAATAAGGGTTACATAACGTTTGGTGTACTGTTTAAATTTCTTGTCCATAGTACCACCTCCTTAAGATACTGCCCAAGTGGGCCAAGGTTTAGGAACATTCCTAAATGCATAATTTCTACTTACACTCGTCATTGTTCTATAGTTAGTCCAGTCGTTTAATAATTCTGCATCAGCTATAGATGTGTCACCATCAAACATTTGCTGCATATTAGTTAATTTAGACACCATCCAATATCTAATAGGCGCAATAGATGTTAGGCTAGTACAACCGCGAAACATCTGAGTCATGTTTTGGCAATTTCCCACAAACCAAAGCATAATTCCGCTGATATCTGTAAGTGATGTACAGTTGCTAAATAAATAACTAAGGTTTGTACATTGACCTATATTAATCCCATTTAATCCATTTAAATTTTGAAGCGATGTGCAATCTGAAAATGCTCGGTAAGCATCTGTTAGCTGTCCAGTAACCCAATCTGATAATGCGGAAAATGAAGTAATACTACTACAATAACAAAACATATATCTTATATTTTTTACTTGGTAAGGATTCCATCCAGCTATTGCACTAATATCAGAGAGTGACGTACATTGATAAAATATATAATCAAGACTAGTAAAATTAGATACGTCCATGTTTTGTAATCCATTTAATGATGTCAAAGAAGTACATCCACGAAACATATTTGTTGGATTGTTTGTATTACCAAATGTAACATCAGCAAGAGCTGTTATGTCTGTTAAAGATGTACAGCTATCAAATAGTTGATCAAGACTGTTAATTGTTGCGCCTTGTAATCCATTAGTGGATTGTAAAGATGCACAGCCAACAAACGTCAACTTGCTATATGTCACACCTTGTAATCCATCGCACGATGTAATAGGTGTATGACTTACATACATAGTTATAGCTTTATCCGTAGCCATTTTATTTTTTAAGGTACTTAGAGATGTGAGATTTGGACAAGCATTAAAATTATAGTAAGTGCATTTGCTCAAATCCCAATTTTGCATGAATGAAAGATTTGACATTTTACATGAACCCATATATATTTGACTAAAACAGCAATCCCAATTTGACAACGCAGAATAATCAGTTGCTGGTATGTTTGTAAAAACTTGATAAAAACTATTACCAGTTTGAGCATCATTTAGCCTACACCACTTAATTCTACCAATACCACTTATATCTGTAAGAGAAGAACATTGACCAAATGCACCATCCATGCTTTTAATAGGAAAATTTTCTGGGAAAAAATCCAAGCTTGTAATTGCAGTTCCGTACAAAAAATTATATAGATCAAATCCACCAGTTTGTCCAGCATCAACAATTGCTTTAAATAGGACGTTTAAACGATCTACATTAGACAATCTACTACAACCACTAAAAAGATTTTCGTATCGTCCATTATACTCTGACCCATAAGAAGTCTGAACAGTTTGAAATCCAGTTATTTTTGAAATATCTGTTAAATTAGTGCACCCCATAAAAATACCCGAACTTCCTGATGGTATTTGCATTTTAGGAGCAGATGCAATCCCAGTATATGCAAACATTGCACTGGCATCCCAATAACCAGACTGCATATTGCCACTTCCAACTCGTCCAGTGTCATGTATATAATAATACCTCGACCAACGCCACTTATCAACTGCAGACACATCTGTTAAATTAGTACAATTAGAGAACATTTGATTCGGATTGAACCCTGCCTTTCCCGTTGTGCATATAATTAATTCTGATATATCCGTTAATTGTGTGCATCCTCTTAACATAAACATGCCTATCTCATGTGGAACACCAGATACCTTTGTTATGCTTGTATTAGGCGCAAATTCAAGACGATAATAAACAGTTTCTGTTGATGTTATTCTTTGAGTGGGGTACGCAAATAAATATTTATCGTTATATAATCTAAACTGTATTGCATCAGACTGCGTTCTAATATAACTATAGGTATAAGTAGTTCTATCGTATGATCCTTGGTATTTATAAAAATTAGGATTAGAAATTGTAGTATAATCACCATGATCATCGACTTGAACTATTTGTTTATAGTCATAGTTATTTGCAGTAATTGTTAGAATATGTTCTCCAACTTCATCAAATACATACTCATTAGTGTTTACATCTTCACCATCAATGTTAACTGTGGAATAATCTGATTCAAATTGATATTGAGTCATTACTGTTCCAAGCGGCACATGTGTATGACAGAAAAATATAGGGTTTCCAAGAGGAGATTCCCAACCAATATCATCATCTAAAATTGCTTGTTCAAAATCTTCGTGCGTTGAATTATAGTGTATAATTGCATCTGTAGGTTCAAGAGCCCATCCTAATTCACTATAATTTGCAGCATCCGTATAAACCTCTTTTCCTAATAACATATTACGATTGCCATCTAAAACAAAAGTAGATGGAATCCACATTATTTTAACATATTCTGGAGCAAAATTTGATAAACAACCCCACTGTGCATTATTATAATTTGCATCAATAGTATTAACTGCCGAATAGTCTACATATTTTGCTCTTCCTTTTGCAACCGAATTATATATGGGTGTATCTAAAGGGATAAAATTAGGCGTATTAATACGTGTTGCAATCAGTCCCTTAAAAAGATAATTATCATTCTTACTATAGATAGCATTGCTCATATCCAATAATTCAACACCAGTATTTCGAAACAATGTAATAGTTGTGTTTCCTGCAAAAGTCTCATTTGTTATGTCTGGCAAAATTAAAGTATTGATTTTTGCATTATAAAACATAGGATAAGATCCATTAGCACTTGTTGCTTTGTTAAAATTAAAGTTGGAAAGATCTAACGTTCCACTTGTTTTAAAACCACCAAAACAACAGTATATATCGTATCCTTCTGGGAAATTATTACTATTTGAAAATATTAAATTGTCAATATTTGCATTGTAAAATAAGTATTCTGTACTACTGCTACTTGCATATTCTCCCAAATCCCAATCTGATAAATCCAATGTATTTGCGTGAAAACCACTAAACAGTCCGTATCGGTTTTCTAGAGCTGGCATATCCCATCTATGTAAAACCAACGTAGGAATTGTTGCGCCATTAAACATACTACCAATTGTTTTTACATTTGTTAAATTCATTTCTTGAGGGAAAATCAAATTACCTATAGTAGAATTATAAAACATAGCGCTCATTACTTCTACGTTGCACAAATCAAGATTAGAAATATCTAATTCGTCAACAGATATTCTCGCAAACATTCGATTTGTATCTTCAACCGAAGACATATCAAAATTGGACACATCAAGTTCTTCACATTGAGCTCCGTCAAACATGCTACTCATATCTGTTACGAGTGATGTATCAAAGTTGGTTAAATTCAATGTTTGACTACCAGTATCTTTGAACATATTATGCATGGTTGTCACTGAGGAAGTATCAAAACCACTTACATCAAGTTCTGCGGGAACACCTTCAAACAAACAAGACATGTTTGTTACAAGTTCTGTATTGAACCCACTTACATCTAACACTTCTGCTGGACAATTACAAAACATATTTTCCATAGTTGTAACTTTAGATGTATCTAAATTAGATGTATCTAAAGTTGTGATATGAGCTTCATTAAACATAAAGCTCATATCAGTAACTTTAGATGTGTCAAAATTTTCAAGTCCTAATATAGACGTTGACATACAGTGGTCAAACATCGCCCTCATATCTGTAACTTTAGAGGTGTTAAATCTCCTTAAGTCTAAGGTTTCGGGCAATTGATAGTTCTCTCCTGAAAACATATTGCTCATATCGATACAGTTATCTGTACGAATATAAGGTATTATCTTACTTCGCCATGTTAAATGATCATACCCCTCAAGGGTAATTTTATTTGTACCTACGCGAGGGGGTAATAACACTTGCCCCATTTAATCACCTCCTACTGCATTAAGAAAATCATCATGAGTTGTCCCCCAATGAATCCTATAACCATAAGGTTCCTCTTCCGTATATATATGATAAAATATCCATCCTTGTTCTTCAATGCTGGTCGCGTTAGTATATACATCTATAATCGACCCTTCATGTGTTATTCCCGACGTAGGGTTAGTATATGGCTCAGCACCACCAAACATTGTTCCAAAATAATTATCAGGTTTATATAGTGTGTTAGGGAGATATATGGTTGCGTGGACATCCCAATTGGCATTTAAAAGATAACAAGTGCTAACTGTTTGGCCTTTATTAATGCGCCATCCGTCAAAATCTACATAATGTCCATCTCTAATATCATATAAACCAGTAATAGATGTGGCGTTAGTTAAGTCCCAGTTTCTTACATCAAGGTTGCCTTTCAAGGCGCTTCCAATTGTAAGAGTTTCTACTTTGCTAACATCCCAACCACTAAGATTAAAATCTCCTTCACACTGGTTAAATACATAATAAATTCTTTTAGCGTTTTTAGGGTTCCAACCTCGCAAATCAAATAGTTGCTGTTTACATTTACAAATTGTCCATTCAATATTTGTGTTTTCAGAAAAGTCTAACTTATCAAGATTATAAAAAATAGGACTACTATACATATCATGACCACTAGAATCAGTATACCAAGATCCAGTTAAAAAATAACATGTATTTCCAGTAATTTTCATTCCAGTTCTGGGAAATTTAATTTCTTTATATTTAGCAGGGTCTCCAAACATGTATCTTACACTTCCAACTTCACCGTCTACAACCAAATCACTCATGTCTACATATGATTCCCTAAATCCACTGTCAGGATAACATGGTGCAAAGTATTCAAAATCTGCCCCATGTCCAACGTGTAACGTAGTGTTTTCAAATGTGACTTTTAAAGGATACTGAGAACTATATAAAAAATTATTAACATCGACTGCATAAATATCACTGTTTTTTATTGTAACTATTTGATTGTCTTGATTTGGCCAAACTAATTCATATATTTTTTGTATATTGGGTGGAATGATTAACTCTAGAATAATTTCGTTTGCATACGAATTATAAATAAGATAATCCACCTTGTTCATATTAAAACTTACAGTAGTATTTAAATGAATCAATGGAGTTCTAGTTTCATAGAACATATAATATGTAGACGTTGTTCTAGAAAGATCTAAAACAGAAAAATCTGTTAATCCCAAATCACTATACTGAAACATGCCAGAAGCATATGATATTTTTGCCCCACTCAAACAAGACAAATCTAATCCTTTATTATCTATTAATTTTATATACATAAACATGCCATATGCATATAATCCATTTGATTTAATTATTGTACCATCTAAAATTAAATCGATTGCACCATAGTCATCTGACGATGTGCTCATTTCAAACATATAAGTTGATGTTGCAAGCACTGGGAAATAACAATTAGACAAGTTTATAACAAGATGTTCATGTTGCTGTATAGCATAATTATTTGAAAAACTAAACATTGACGCAGCATTTTCCAATGATAAAAATTTTATACCAGATAAATCTATGATTAATCCTTTATATGAACTAAACATATATTCAGTAGTGGTTACATTGGAATAATCAATATCTTTTAACCCTATAATTTCAGATATACTTGCTTGATAAAACATGTATGACATATTTTGCACGTTGCTAGTGTTAAAGCCAGTAAGATCTACTGAGGGTATTTCAGCTTGCTTAAACATATTGGCAAGACTCGTTAAGTGTGAACCATCTAATGTGCCAAGTCTGAGTGTACTATTTAATGTTATGCCTTTAAACATATCTCTTGGAATACAATAGAATTTAGCACCAGTAAAATCTATGCCATCAAATGTTCCATGAAACATATTTATACCAGTAGTTTCAGGGCCAATAGTAAGTCCATTAAGACGAAGTACACCAGCAGTAACTCCTTCAAATAAATAATCCATGTTAGTCACATTGGAACTATCCATTGCAGAAAGATCAAAATCACTAGCCTTGGAATACCTAAACAAAGAACTCCAATCTTCTCCGTTATCCATAGTTGAAAAGTCTATATTTTTTATAAACTCTTCTTCCCATTTATCACCACGTTCTCCTATTTGAAGACCATACTTAGGTATAAGACTCTGACGATGCACTGCGGGGCGAATGGATACATTTCCCATATTAATACCCCCTCATTATTGTCATTGTCACATCTATCTCTGGCTTAAGTTCCAAGCAGTACCACGTAATAGTATCTTCATTCGTTATGCCGTAGTCAATTCTACTTGCCGCATGACTAATAAGTATATTTTCTGTGGGATCATTTGACGGCACATAGCCAAGACATATAATTTTGTCAAGTGCGGTAATACCACTTACTGTAATTGTGTTATAATAAGGTGCTTCATCACTCCAACCATTTGCTGGTATCAACACATTCATTGTGGCAAAGTTTGCAAGTATGCCAGTAACTGTACCATCAGCATAACCAGAAATATTTGCATCGCCAATTTTATCATTGGTCTGATCCAAACGTTCATTAGTATTAACGATGGCTCCAGTGGGAGTGCCATCACCATATTCTGATATATTATTATTACCAAGTATTTGTCTGGTAAAATTTTCTACACTTATATTCCTTGTTCCATATGAGGAAGAATCAAGTATCATCTCTTCGTCCTGATTGGCTTGCACAATATTTGTGTGATCTTTAAGTCGCCTTGTTTCTATATCAACAGCCATATTTAATTCCTCCTTTCTGTTGTAAGTGGGAGAGTCATTCAGACTCTCCCTCGGTTTTTGTTTCTTCTTCAGATTCCGAACTTTCTTCTTTTATTGCCGCAGAGTTAAGTTCGGCATAATACGCTTTTTCAGTCTTCCATTGCAATTCATTAACTACAAGATTAAGAATGCTAATAGGAAGCCCTGAATTATTAATATCTGAAACTAATTTTTGTCTAAGTATTTCAGTTGCTATATTAATATTGTTTTCCATATATTCTTTTTACTCCTTTATATTATGATACATTATCAACTGCTAATGTGTATATCTTCTTGGTTTGCAAACCATTAATAAAGCCTCCTAATCTGGTGTAGCCTACTGGCTCAGGAGGATTATCATCGTTAGTTTTAACCACTACTTTTGTGTTGTTGTTTTGCCATAAATACCCCCAGCTACCACTTTTAACAACAGTAATCTTTTGCCAAAGCACATTACTAGCTCCAACATTTCCAGCACTATCTTTAATCTGACCGCAAGTAATAGTGCCGTTAACATCAAGATTTCCAGCAATTGTAGCACTTTGAGCATTAACAGAATTTTCAACAACAAGTGTTCCCGCAGTTAAATCTTCGATATTAGCTTTGTCGGCACTTAACGTTCCAATATTAGCAACGGCTGCGGTAAGCTGACCCTGAATAACCACATTCATAGCATTTAATTCTTGGGTGGTAGCATAACCATTAATAGTAACATTACTAAATGTGCCACCAGTAGCCGTAATATTAGAGAATATTGCATTACCATTATTTAAAATTTCCCATTTATAATCGTTGCCTATTTTACAATAAATATTACCACTACTATTCAATGTTACATTTCCAACTGATAAACTACTAGTGCCAATTGTCCATCCACCTATCGTACCACTTTTGGCTGTAAGAACGCCAGCACTGGTCACAGAAAAAGTTCCGCTACCATTATTAATATCTCCACTTATGGTGGCTCCGCTACAAGTCATATGTCCATTGGAATCAACACTGAATCCACTACCAATATTTATAGTTCCACCATTTATAACTCCACCCGTTATAGTACCCGCAGTATAAACACCGTTAACTATATTGGCACTATATGCAGTAAAGTCGCCATCTTCATTAACAACAAAGTTTCCATTGCCAATGCTAATAGTAGAACCTTCAATACTTCCAGCTTCAATTCTACCATCCTTCATCACTAAATCATTGCCGTCGAACACTAGCTTCTTACCACCAAATTCAAACGTACCATTATTTAAATCAATATGGCTACCAGTATTACCAACGTCTGAATAATTTTCGGAATAGATATCACCACCAACAATTGAGGCGCCATTGATATATCCAGCCTGAACAAACTCAGCGGTTAAACCATATCTGGAATCGACTTTAAATGTATCTTCGTCGGGATAATAATGTGTAAACTCATGTTTGCCAAGTGCTGTCTTTGCAGTCTGCCAATTGTCATCGGTGAATGCTAAGATATTATGTGTAATTCTTAACTGCTCTGGACTATATGAGCCAGTGTCTGGATCAAGACTCTTGGCGTAAATACCATACTTACCAAACGTGATCTCTTCGTCCACATTATTCTTAAGATTATTAACCGCCGACATTAAACCAGTCTTTACAAAATCACCTATCTCATCGTTGGCATTTTTACCAGCCTCTGCTTGTTTTGCAGTATAACCATAAGACGTACTCATTGACTTTGCCGAGTTTAATATTGACTCAAGATCAGTTACTATGTTTCCTATCTTGGTAACATTTGAAAACTCAATGTCTACCTTTGACGGATCATTAAGGTCAAGATTAAATGAGAGCAGTCTTAATCTAAATAGCTGATCATCAGCCAGTACTCTAATCCAGTTACCCAGCACCATTTTGTCTTTGTAATATTCATATCCCTTTGTGGGCAATAGATTATACAAATTACATTTAACTGTATACTGTGGCGTACTTGCCTTAAGCAGTTCTTCGTTAGCTGCTTTTATAAACTCTTGAGCCTTCTCAAATATTTGAGCATTGTCTAAGCCAGTAGATATATAATTACTATTGGAATATGTCTGCTCTCTTCTATAAGCACAATATGTTTTGTAAACATTGTCACCCAGATACTTTTTGAGATTTAGTGCGTCTTGAATTTTATTCTTCCTATCCTCTAATGAATCAGGAAGCACATATGCAGTACCATCTTCAGATGTAACAATACCAAGTATATTAGTCCAATAATCAACGTTGGCGGTTGCATAGGGTTCACCATAACCGTCGTTGCCAGTACAAGGCGTACCATCTATTTCTTTGCCAGATTGTCGTCTGGGTATTTCCGCTTCCACCGCATCAAGTCTATTTCTATATGGTATGTAAACGTCGTCATAAAATTCATCAACAACATAGCTACCAGTTTTAGAATTAAACTTTGTAGGGCTAGCATGTCCTTCTTGTACCATTATATTTAAACAGTTAGACAAAGCATCTCTAAAAGATATTAATCTATTAACAGAATAATATTTGATCGCTCTTGTAAAGTCTAACAAGTTCTTAATATTTAATACCGAGTATATGCTGCCCTCTTTGTCGTCATATTTAACAATTTGCTTGGAAATCTTTTGCTCAAGATATTCCTCATATTCATCGTTTACGACAATATTAATTCTTGCACTGTACGCAGTATCTTCATTATCAGAATAACTTGTAACCAAGAATCTGCCTTGCCAGTATCCGTAGTGATATTCATTACCACTGTCGTCCGTATACGGGCCAACATAGCTGAATGAAGGAGCGTTGCCCTCACTGGTGTCAACCTCTACCTTTACATAGCCAGTCTTAACATAACACTTTGCCAGTTGAACAAGAGCATTGCTCACAGAGTTAACCGACGTGTTTTCACCAACTCTAGTAAGTGCCACGGGAGACAAATTACTAACAGTAAGTTTAGCCGCCTCGGTTCTAGCCGTTATAGTCTGTTCTTTTTGTTTGGGCATAAGTGATGACTGGTACTTAAGAATATTATCGATAGCATCGTAATAATCTTCCATCAGCTCGGCATATTCATCTTTATATGAATCATATAAAACACTATAACTGTCAAGCTTATCTATTAATACTCTGGGCATATCAGCATAATCAAGATCATTAAATCTATTTAGATACGCCGATCCGTTAGGATTACTTGCCACTACGGCAGCCGTCATATCATCGTCGCCACATTCAAGCTTAAACGTATTCTTAATAGAGTCTGCATCTATTGTGAGTGTAATTTCGTCAGTCAGATTATCCTTGTTGATTATAATATTTGTATCTTCTCCAAAGTAATCCAGATCCTCACTGCCACAATTCTTACAAACAAGCTTCTTATAAGCTACAATTCTATCATTACCATACAACCACTCATCCATTCCATTGGTTACAACTTCACTATCAGAGTCTGTTGCATAGTTAACGTCTTCATAGTATCCGTATTCGTAGTATGGTTGCTGTCTTTCGTGGCATTCATTACATACTACTAATAAATCGTAAACATTAATCTTTTTGTTTACGTTATCAATTACAAATAATACATCAAATGCTTCTGCGACATCTTTACTTAAAAATTCCCACACACTTTTATCATTCACAGAGAAAGTTCTCTGTAATGCTGCCACACTAACTGGGACATGTCCTATACTATATTGCGGCACCTTCTCCAATACTCTGTTGAGTAAAGATGTTTTAGGATCGTCTCTTCTATAAAAGATTGTAGGCTTAAGCTGATCGTACTTATCGCGATTAATATCTTCTTCGGTATTAATTTCTAATCCATATAATTGAGTTTGAGACAACTCTGCAATTCCAGCATTAACACCTACTATACTCTTTTTCCTTTCTGTAGAATCATAGTCAGTTATGGCAATCTCTAGATAATCATCTATTTCAGGAATATAAATAAGTTTTAAATCTACCAAGTCTTCCCATAACTTCTCGACCTCTCCGTTCAATTCATAATATACATCAAAGGATACTTCGTTGCCATTGGCTAACTCTCCTTTTAAATGTACTGAGGATAAGTCTACGTTAGTTATTGCTCCAAGTCTTGTGTGATCTCTATTGCACAAAACAATTGTAAAGGTGTCAAACTGGGTTTTTATGGGCTTAAAGAATGTATTTGTATTTGCCATAAAAACTCCTCCTTAAATTAATCCAAATTTACTTATAGGGCTATATGTAATCTCTATTAATGAACCGTCCAGATTAACATCAAATATGTTTCTAAAAGAATTTGTACCCATGCTCGTATCCATATGATTCCATATCTTAGGAAAAACATAATTAAAATCATTATACAAATTAGCATGAGGCATTGAGGTTTGAATGGTTCCAAATTCGCCATTCAACGTAATGGTTTCTCCCTCCTTGCAGTTTGCTATAATGGTAACATCTTCTTCTTTTTGACTATTCTTAAAAACGATGTGCCCATTCATACTAGCAGTAATACTACATACTGGATATATAAAACCTTGTTCCTCTGATGTGTCATCCACAACAAGTATACCATGACCAGACAAGGATACTTCATCATAATATCCGAATGGAGCACTTGTAGTCATGCTTAACTGAAAGCCAATAACATTGCCCATATATGTAATTGGCTGTATATTAAATGTTGCATAATAGTGTACTCTGGGCCATGTAGTATCTGAATATACTGGGGTAAACTTTTCATAGTTAGGTTGATTAAGCCATCTAATAATTTCAGACACTTCTTCTCTGGTGTAAAATCCATCGCTGCCCTTGCACAAATTCTTAAAGAATGAGAATTGCTTTTCTACATATCCATCATAAGTGGCTGCAGTGCTTTTTCTTTTCTTTAGAGACTTTAATTCGACTGGGTTGAGATTCAATACATTGCCTATCTCTACCGCGCCAACAGCATCGCCGCCGCCTATATCTCCTATTATTCCATTATATTCCGATAGTGAATGTCCACAATAATAAAAGTCTATTAAATCATTAGCAATAGTACTCATGTATCGTTCCCTTCCTTAATCTTAATTTCATCCATAAAACGTTCCATCTTCTTTTTGTATGACGCATTAAGTCTTACAAATTTGAAACGCTCAGTTTCATAGTTCTTTTTTGCTTCTTCAAGTTCCTTCATCTCTTTAGACATCTTGTTGAGTAATTCAGTGAGCTGGTAGATAAGAGAGTTCATTTCATTCTCTTTTTCTTTTAACTTCTTCTCGTCTACCTTCTGCTTCTCCAGTTCACTTATCTTTTCCTTAAGTTCTTTGATAAGTGTCTCACGTCTCTTTAATCTTATATCATCAAACATACCCATAACTCCTTTCATTCATTAAACAATAAGTAATAGTAGGATAGGCTGTGACACCTATCCTACCTAATATTAGATCGAGTATTTACTCAGTTTACTTTTACCGAGGGATGCCCCTATCGTCATGCTTTGTACTAATTTTTCAAAGGTCGGATCGCTCTTGGCTTGTCTTACGAAGTCTTCGTAATTTGCTACATTAGGAAGATCAAATGATACATTCATACCATTAACAGTAGTGCCGCTACTAAACATAGAGTTGCTTCCCATATTGGTAAGAGGTTGCATCATCTTAAAGATTTCCTGCATTTGTTTTACACGTTCAAGGCTAAGTACTTCCTCACCGCTACGTGCAAGTATAATGCCATCCTCTCCAGTCTTCTTAATAGCCTTACCTATGGTTCCACCCTTGGCAAAGCCCGACAATTCTTTAATTGTGTTTTCAATTTCATGAATTTGATTTTCATATTGATTTAATGTGGGAATATAAGTATGTCCCATAGGGCCATTAGCCAATTTTTTATATTTATCACGTTGGATTTTTAATGCTGCAAGTTGTTCATTAAGTTCTCTAATTCTTCTAGAATTTTCAGTATTCTTTTTCTTATCATAATTAGGATCGCTAATTGTTTTAGGGGGATTACCACCATTAGGACTAGTACCATTATTTCCTCCGTTGCCACCATTACCTCCAGTAGAAGCGGGAACTTGAGATTCATATGAAGGACGTTGTACTGCGGAATCAGCAACGGTTTGAGCAAGTGCCTCAAGTGCTCTCAGTTCATTTTGAGCATTAACATTTGCAGCCTCTACCATGTTGCCAATAGCATTCTCTACACTATTAACAGCACTGATAGCGTTGCTCATGCGGTCATCCATATTCACACCAAACGATGTGTTGTCAAGTTCATAGAGGAACTCGCTAAATTCTGAAGTGATAGTATCAGAAATATTCTTTGAGCTACTTTCAGTCTGTTCAACTGCGCGCCTAATAAGCTCGTCAGTCTGGTCTAACTTATCACTAATCAGCTTATCAAACTGATCATATAAGTTGTCCATCATTTCTTCTTGATCAGACAGCCATCTCTCATATTCTGTCTGTTGAAGTTCTTTCTCGGCCTTATTTAAATTATCAGCAAGTGTCTGTAAGCGAGCCTGATTCTCTTCGGAATCATCACCGCCAAGTGCAGCCAGCTGCTTTCTATAACTTGAAATAGTCTTTGTCTGATCTTCAACAGTGTTCTGATAATCATAAAGATTCTTTTGTGCCTCAAGAGCTTTCTTGCGATAGTCAATAGACTTCTGTAAATAGTCAAGAAATGTTTCGTATCCTTCTTTGATAAGCTCTTTAATTGCTTGCTTTTCGCTGGTGATTCCTTTGATGATGTCTTGTTGCTGATCAATAAGATCATTTCTACGTTCAAGAAGTTTCTTATTGTTAGGATCATTTGCGAGCTCGGCATTAATCTTTTTGATTTCATTAGCATACTTTTCGTTCTGCTGTTCAAGTACTTGCATGCTATTAACATGTAAACCTTGTACAGCGAGAGCAGCATCGCTCATGTTGCCATTTGCATATAAATCCTCACCAATATAGGCGTTCTTTTCAAACAGTAAGCTTTCATCTTGAAGGACGTCAATAAGAAATTCATTCTCGTCAACAAGCCTATGTACAGCATCTGCAATATAATCAAAGTTGTCCCATTCCATCTGTCTAAGCTGGTCATTAAGATCAGCAATAGTAGATGACATTTCGACAATTTGATCATTAACATTCTGAAGCGAATCGTACATACCCCACCATTGTTCAGAACCATATTCAATGTCGCCATTGGTTACGGCCTCATCAATGGACGCAGCAAGTTCAAGCGCCTCTTCTTTGAGCTGTTCAAGTTTTGCTTCGTTGCCAGCCTTAAGTTGCTTAATAAGTGCTGAAGATTCAAAATAACCTTCTGCCTCCATCTTGCTCTGAATATGTCCAATACGAGTAGCGGCGTGATCAATAGCAAGAGCCATCTCTTCAAACTGCTTAGTAATCATATCGAACTTGGTCTGTGCAAGCTGAGCAATTTCGCCACGCAAATCTTCTACAGCATCAGCAGCGTCTGTCGCCTTATCATAGTATTCCTGATAATCGGAAATAGCCTCTTTAAGTTTTTCATCAGTAACGGTTTCGATATCCATCTTACCGTTCTGAATCTTATTTACATATTCAGCGCTAAGTCCAATTGCTTTAGCCTCTGCCATATAAGCCTGAGAAGCTTGTTCTTGCAGAGCTATTTCTTCTTTAAGTTTCTGATATTTGCTAGACGTGAAATTATCATAATCATCATAAATAGCTTCTTGCTGAAGATGAAGTTTTTCAGCATACTCATTAGCCTCTTCAATGGTATCAAATATACCAAGGTATTCTCCAGTGTCTTCATAATGGCCCCATGCTTCTCGTTCTGACATTTCATATGCATTACCATAATCGTCTCTGGCTATCCTAGGTACTAATACCCATCTACCATATTCATCTTCTTCTACATGGCTAAATGTGGTTTCTGTCCATTCATCACCGTTTTCATCTATTTTTCGATATACTGGTCTATTATACAGATCAATATTGCCACGTCCAAACTGGCCAATCTCATCATGGAACTCTTCCGTCTTGCCCATAATAGCATCGAGACGTTCGCCCCATGTTTTGTATGTGGCATCAGCCACTTTACCGAGATTAGTTACTGCGCGCTGGATTTTCTTGATTGCACGTTCGATCCAGTCAAACTTCTGCTTAGATTCTGAACCTTTATCAGTTGAAGATGTAACTTCATTTCCATCCCATTCAGAAGATGCAAATTCAGCTTCATACTTAACATCTTCAAGTAAAGAACTTGCTACGTCAGCATTTTCTTTTTTAAGCGCATCGATCTGTTGCTGGTATTCGGCTATGCCTCTCCAGTCACCAGTACGACCAGCATTCTGTATTTTCTCATTTAGAGCATCAATCTTTTCTGTATTAGCATTGATTGTGTCTAATCTACTTATAGCTTCAGCTAATGCTATAGCTCCAACTGTAGTATCACCAAGAGCTTTGGTAAGGTTTACTAAGTTTTGTACATCTTCAACCGTGCTAATATTTTCAGCCATAAGGCGAGCCCTATGTCTGTAGTATTCCATAATGGCTTCATCACTAGATATTGCAGCCCATTCTTCAGCAGTAAATTCAGACACATCTTTGTCAAGATCTAAATCTATTGCATCAGCTGCCTCTTTGGCCGCTGCATAAGTATCCATTGCGGTAGAACATTCATCAATTGTATAACCAAGTCTGGTAAATATAACTTCCTCAGCGTTGGTAACTCCAAGCTGTTTAAGTTGTTTAGTCATCAGATTAACAGTTTCAAACGATGCTTGTCCAAGAGCTGGATTAAGACTGTCAACTATTGTGGTTGCAATATTATTATATGCTGCATGAACCTCTTCAGCCTTAGTTGTAAATGAGTCATCTAAAATATCTTCGGTTGAAAGAGTATCTAAGAAACTATTAATAGCATCTTGAGGAATTATATCTAATCCAGCTTCTTTAAGTTTCTTATTTATTTCTTCAAATTGTGCATTTACGCCTTGAAGTTTTTCAGCCGTAATTTTACTTATACCTTTATAATTATTTTTATCATCAAAGATTTCTTTATAGGACTCAGCAAGTGCATCAAATGCTGGCTTGTATTGCTCTTGCATATTTTTAAGAATAGTACTGGAATCTAATGTGGCACCAAATCCAGCAGTTGCAAGATAATACATACGAACGGCTTCTTTAGCGTCATTGGTAGCCGCTATAATATCTTTCCACTTAGTAAGTTCTTCATCATTACTTATGTTGAGTGCGTCAAAATCTTCTTCAGACATACCCAGTACTTTTCTGGCATTTTCTTTTTGTTCATTATAAGAGTCTTCAAACTTAAGACGATCTTCGGTTTTTATCGAACCATTATTAATTAAATAATCAATTAATTCATCTATAAAAATATTATTTTCATTAATTATTCGCGCAATATCATCAAGATATTGTTTCTCTTGTTCATCAACGCCTTCATAATTACCTTCAAGATATTGTTTAATTTGTTCTGCGGATAAATTATGAGAACCATTACTTGCATAATTAGCGTACGCTGATAATATTTCGCCAATATCGCCATTACTTCCAGCTTCATATATTTCATTAGAAAATTTTTTATCAGTTATTTGTTCTTCAATGGCATCTTCATATCCCTTAAAGAATTGTTTTGCCCAATACATACCAGCCGTATTTTCAGCAGCCTCAATATCTTTCCATAATTCAAGTATTAATTTTTTTGCTAATTCCTTGTTCTCTTCAGAAGGTTCTATATTTGCTTGCAAATATGCGTCAACAGCAAGATTATATTTTTCTCGATTAGTATCATAAACACTAACCATTCCTCTATTGTATTCAAGATCTTTGTTTTCTTCTATATCTTTGTTGTATTCTGTTAATGCGTCAGACAGAACGTTTCTTGCCTGAGTTGCAATTTCGCTATTTTCATATTTTTGACTACTTAATATTTGGATGGCCTGATTTAAATCCTTGCCGAGTGTCTCATAGTCTGAACTAGCAAGAAATGCGCTGCTCTGAGTAATTGTTAAATCAATTCCTAACGATCTTATCAAATTTGCAACAGCACTATTAGTAACCTTATTTTTATCCTCAAGTTGTATTCTATTATTAAACGCATTCTCGGCCTTTTCATTACTAGAAGGCGTAAAGGTTCCGCCGTCTCCATATGATTCGCCTAAGGCTTTTCTTGCATTTTCTATCGCTTCTTGTTTTAATAATTCTATAGACTTTTTTAATTCTGTATTGCTGTCTTTAATTTTATTTGTATAAATATCATATGAATCATTGAGTTCATTCTGAATATCAAGTAATTGATTTTTAGCTTCTCTGACCTCATCGGTAGAAGATCTTTCGTCATCAATAATTTGCTTTGCATCCGCTATTCGTTTTGCATATTCTTTTATAGAATCAGATTGTTCCTTTACACTTCTAGCATATTCACGAGTAGCCTTCTGAGCCTCTTTAATCTTTTTTACATGATTAGCTATCGCAGCTATTATTACTGTACTCACAATGGCTGCTATGGAAAACCCAACTGTTTGCCAAGCGCTACTTAAAGCATTAGTAGCACCCTTAGCGTCAACAATTGCTTCTTCAAGTCCCTCAATATCCTTGGTAACATTGTTTACCTCAAGAAATTTAGCTCCTTCTCTTGTTAAACCTTTACCAGCAATTTGTGACATTAACTCTTCAGGACTAGATGTATTGGCGTAAAGCTTCATTAATGCATCTTGGCCTAATGGTTGATTGGCAATTGTTTTTATAGATTTTATTAATCCATAATCTTTATCCGTAATTACATTCATTTTGGCCGCAACGCCAATACCAATACCAGCCAAGGCAGTGCCAACACCGCCTATTGCATCAGTTATTTCTTTTAATAGATTTACAAGTGTTGTACCGAAATCAATTATCTCATTAATAAATCCCGAATCTATAAGACTAGTAATAAGCTCGTCGACCGCATTCTTAAACATGGTTATATGTGCTTCTACGCTAGTGAGATATTTCTCATTCTCGCGCATAGCACTACCTTCGGCATTTTGAGCCGCCTCATATGCTTCACGAATAGTGTCGGGATTAGTTAATATACTTGCCGCGATATTTGAACGGTTTTTACCTGCAAGTAATTCTACAAGGGCATTAGCTCTGTTGGTGCCCGCCTGTCTATCTTCAAGCTGGATCTCCTTATAAATATCAGCAATGTCTTGCATGATCTCATAAGTACTACGAAGATTACCATTATCATTATAGATATCTACGCCTTTGAATCCATTAGATGCAACGGCGGTATAATCCATAATAAGCTTACGAGTTTTTGATTCTGTTCTTACGACAAAATCATCAACGCCTTCTCCAAGCTCTGCAAGTTCGTCCTTTGCTTCTTTAGTACCCGCAATTCTAAGCGCAATTGTCCTGATACCAGTACCAGTCTTAAGCGCATCCTGAGTGATTATATTACCGCCAACAACAAGTGCAAGAGCTTCTTCAAGACTATTACCCTGAGTAGTTAGTGCTGCCGCAGAGTTCTGAAGTGCAGTTGCAAGCTGATCGGTGGCAATAGGAAATTCGTTACCAAGTTTATTAATCTTGTCAACAATTTCCATTTTGTCAAGTTCAGCATATGCTTGAGACGCAGATACAAGCGCCTGAGTCGCACTATTAATATCTTGGAACTCGGATACGTTCATAAGTATCTGGGCGGCTTTTGCAGACTCGGCAGCTTCAGTAAGAGATTCACCTATACGCATCCAGTCGGCAGTAGACTGTTCAAGCGTAAGAGCAGAAGAGCCTATGGCATCAGCTGTATCGAACAATGTTTGCTGATATCTTTCAAGAGAGAATCTTGTCTCATCAGACACTTTCATCATTTCAATGAGTGCAGTATCATATTGCTTAACAACATTAACAGCCTCACGCATATAACGAATAATGTCATAGAATGAGAAGAACTGTGCCATCATTTGATAATTTTTATGTCGCCATTCTTTCATAAAATTACCAAAGAATGTTCTATCAGATTTACTTACTGTACCAGAAAGCTGGGAAACCTCCTTAAAGTAATTGTTGTATTCTTCGGTTAACATTTCCCTAGCATCATCATCAACTATATTTTGAAGTTGTTTTCTTAATTGTTTAACCCTAGAAATAACTGTTGGATCTGCTTTAACTTCATCTATCTGAAGATTATCAAGTTTCCTTACAAGTTTTTTTATATCGAGCTTGTCTACTACAGTTTGATTTATCGCTTCGCCAACATTATATCGGAGATCAAATAATTCTTGACGTATAGATTCTATATCTATTTCAGAATAATCGTTATTTTTTTGAGCAGTCATTAATGTATCTTTAAGTTCTGCTGCTCTTTTATTTGCATTTAATATAGTTTCTTGTGCACTCTTAGAAAGATTTTTATCTTTTCCTTTATAAATAATCTCATCTATTTTTGATATTGCTGTAAGAAACGTATTTATTTCTTTTGCCTTTAATTCTAATCCTGTTGAAATTTTATCAAAGGCATTAATATTTTTTAAAACATTTTGTATAGCATCTTGTGCACCTTTTATATTGTCAGAAGTAACTGGCGCATTAAGAATATTAACATTGTCAATTAAATCTGTTCGTATCTGTATTAATTGTTCTTTTAAAATATTATCTGTTGTAGTGTTTATTATCTTATTTATTTCATCAACATATTGCTGATAATGTTTTATTGAGTTAGTTTGACTTTTTTTTACATCAACATTGTTGTTTTGTAACTTTGATAATATTTGTCCTTGTTTATATAAATAATCACCAAATGAAAGATTTCCTCTTTCTAAAACATTATTATTATATTCGTCTAATAATTTCTTTGATTTATTATCTATATTTTTATTAGAATTATTATTAGATTCAACTGGTTTATTTTCAGATTTATTTGTCTTATCCTTTTCAACAGTATTAGTCGTGGATTTGCCATTTGTAATTTCAATGGTCGCATTACTTATTTTTTGCGTAGCCTCAGCAATACGTTGAGTTCCAGTTATTTTTACCTCTGAAGGACTGCTAATTGTAACTTTAGTTGTATCAATAGATACCGATTGGCCGTTTATATTTGTCTGCGTATTATCAACATTCTCATTTGATTGCTTATTAGCATTAATAGCGTCAGCTACAGTTTTATATCCTCTGGTAAGCATCGAATTAATAAGCTTGCCAATTTCATTATCCTGATATTTAGGATCAACCTTGAAGTCAACACCGCTCTTACGAACTGCATCCACAAACATCTGAATACTCTTTTCACTACCAGTACCTTTTTTTTGTATGGTTTGCATAGCATAGAGTTTCTGGAAGCGTTCAAAGAATTTAGACATTTGTTGAACTTCTAATGCTCTTGCTTTAGCTTCGTCAGAATGACTAGTGGTAGATCGAAATGCCTCAAGAGCAGAAGCATAGTCACCTTTAAGCATCGCATCGACTATACGTCCAGTAGTGGTAGTAGTAGCAAGTTTAGTAGAACTAAGCTTATCTATCCCTGCTAGTCTTAAGTCTTTAACTAAGGTATCAATGGCATCGAAATCTAAATTGCCAGCCCTTTCTCCTGCTAATATCTCTGCAAATTTTTGATTCGCTGCTTTAACAAGTTCGTCACGAGTAGCAACTAATGTTGCTTCTGATTTTTCAGCAATTTCTTTAACTGTATTCTCTATGTTGTTAGCAGTTTCTTTAACAGTATTCGATACGGTTTGATTAGTATTTCCTGAAGCAGAGAAGATCATCCCCCTCTGAACTGCTTGCTCAGCTACTTTTTGGAAAAACTTAAGCGCATCTCCCTTAATGGTTTCAACCGATAACATGCCAAACATGTCACGTATTTTATCAAAATCAGTTATAGATTCATTAATAAGTTCATTCTTAATTATGTCTGCTAATTGATTTAATTGCGTAATGATTTCTTGAGAAAGTTCAGATTCAAAGTTACTAGATACCCATTTACCATTTTCATCGAAAAAACCCTCTGTTGTTTTCCTGCCGAATGCTTCATTTATATAACTACTTTGTAATTGAAGGGGGAAAAACATGCTTTGTGTTTCTTCGTCCTTGGTTAATAATTTATCAGTATAACCTACTTGATCATTAAACAATGATGACACTAAAAATTTGGATAACCTTGTTAAATATTCATCATCACGTTGTTCGGGAGTCATTTTTAACAGATCGGAATAATCTACTGTAAGTAAACTACCATTACTTGAAATATAGGATTTGTATTCATTAAACAAATCTGAATTTACGCCCTTTTGTAGTTCAGAAGCTATATCATGAATCTTTTGTTCTATATGTATAAAATCATATACTACGTCTTGTATTGAAGGAATATCAAAAGACATCTCACCTGGATGATTATGAATTTGACCTACAGTATACGCAGACGTAGAATTAACGGGCGTACTACCTGCATCTAATTGGGTTATTACTGAATTTTTAGAATATATTAGTTTTCCATTTTTATCCCTAGTGAGATTATAATTTATTTCATAAGGAATTTCAGCCATAAACGACGTTAATAAATCGTCTATATTCTTTACATCATTTATTGCCTTTTCAAGTCTTCGTGTCTCTTTTGCTATATCTTTGTCTTTTTTTAATTCATCTATATGTTCTTTTTCGTCAATTTTAAGTTGATTAAGATCATCTTTTCCAATGAATTTGGTATATCCAAAAATATCATTCGGAGTTTCATGTTCATGATCAACATTATCTATAATATTTCCTGAGCCATTGATCGTCCCATTGTTTATATTAATTGTTGCGTTAGAAGTATTAACAACAACCTTTTCAGCTTGTTGTGTAATTTCACTAATGGGCTGAGTTTCCTCTTCATCTTTTACCTCACTCATTAATTGAGCAACAATTTCTTGATTCCTTGCGTATAATCTTGTAAGTTCTTGTTGATACTCAGCTATTTTCTGAGGGCTTCTTGTATTGTTGATTTTATCAATTAATTCATTTATATAATGTCTATTTTTGGTAAATTCACCTTGAGGTGTTTCTCCCCAATGACCCTTATTTTTCATTATTGCTTCAGGGATTGACATATATGTGCCATCAACAAGACCCTTAACTATATTTTTAATTTGATCTTTATATGCATCAGAAAAATCAATATTAAGATTATTTTCTTTTATTAAATTAACTAATTCTTTTATTAATTCATTATCATATTTATCAGCATTTCGCAATTCATCAAAAAGAGCATCTGCCTTGCTAAGTAATTCAGGGTCTGAATTTTTATTTTCATATCCAATTCCTTGGATATTGGCAAGCACATTAACCTCTACTTCTCCGATAGCATCTGTAAGCTGTTGTTTAAAATTTGATACAGTGGAATCTTCAATTTTAAGTTTTCCAACTGTAAATCCTTCCTTGCTTAAACTTGTCTTAAGTTTTTCTATTGAACGATTGAGAGCGTCAGAAAAATCTTTTCCAAATGCATCTTGCAATCCATATATACGCTCTGCAAGCTTCTCATCTATATTGCCATTTTTTTTAGAAAGTTGTTCACGAATAGACTTAAGATACTTTGTAGTTTGCGTAGTTCCCCAAGTTGGATTAATAACGGCGTCTAATTCGATAGGATGTGTATTAACGAACTTTTGGAGATTATCTATTACAGTTTTTAATTCTGCAATAAGTTCAGCATCCGTTCCTTCCTTTATAACTACACCAGTTCTTATTTCATCATTGTTCTCTTTTCCATTAACGACTTTCTTTTTGGTGTCAGCCTTTTTTTTCGGCGCCTTTCTTTCAGTTAGCACTTCAGCCTTGTTGGCTTCTTCCATTGCACCTTCAACTGACTTAATAGCACCAACAATAGAGCCCTCAATATTTTTAGATATAACATCTATAAAATCATATATTTCCTCAAAGGTTTTGAATGTCTTCCCTTCGAGACCACCCAATTCAACTGTTATAGTGTCAAGAAGATTTTGCATTGCCTTGGGAACTTTTACACCAGACAAATGATCTAAATCTGCATAATTATAAAAAGCAGTAAAACTTTCTTTGAGTTTGTCCAAAGCTTCAGCTTGCTTTTCAGCATATTTTTCCAAATCATCGTTATCGACATTATTTAATTTTGCATTATTAAAATTTTTAGTTGCCTCAGCAAAATCTTTTAAATCTTTTTGAAGTCTTTGTTTTACTTTTTTTATTTTTGCATCAACATCATCAACATCTTCTATTTTAAATATTTCAATAGCTTTTTCGGCATCGCCATTTGTTAAATCGTCCGCTGCAATTTTCTCTGTTTTTATCCATTCAAGAAGATTATTGTAGCTTTCAACTATTTCTTTCCCGCCTCTTTTAATCGCAGATGCAGTTTCACTTAGACTATCATTAATAGAAGAAGTCATATTGGTTATGTCGCTAGTGATACTATTAGTTATTTGCTTTACGCCAACATCTCCAACCTTTATACTATTAGATAGATTATTAAATTTAGCCTCAAGTGCATCAACTGCAATTTTAGTTTCTGCAAGAGAATTAGTAAGTGCCGCCAAATCAGTAAGCGTCTTAGGATTAACTCCACTAGCTTGAGATAAAACATCTATTTTGTTTGTTACCTCAGAAATCATCTGAACAGCACCAGCTAAAGTTTTTTCTACATTTTTAAGTCTAGGTTCAAGATTTTTATCAACCTTCATATTTGACAACTCTTGACCCAGACCTTGAACCGCGCCAGTAACCTCTTGTAAATTTTTTATATCAACGGCAATACTGGCGCTAATTATTTTTGAATTTGCCATAGTTTATACCTCACTTTAAAAATCTATTAATTTATATTTTCGTTTTATTTTCGATTGAGCAATGGCATCCTTTATTAATATATCTTGCTCAAGATATATATTTTCTAATTCATCAAATATTTGCGAAATAGGATCTGGTCTAGTTGGGGGAGGATCATTGTTAAAAATACTAAATGGGCCATGATAACCTCCAAGTGCTTCAATGGAATCGAAATCTATATCGGGATTGTCTGTAACAGAATTATCTATTACACACCCCATAACCATTCCATATACCTTATATGTGTCTATTTCATATACATCATCAAAAAGTTCGGGAGTAAGACGTATACCTCCATAATACTTACCACTACTAATATTTGTATTACGATACGGACGAAACGCTTTAGTTTCAAATTGATAATGTCGAGAATAATTTCTAGGAATGTAATCATCATAAAAATCTTTAATAGCTTTATTGGCTACAGCACTTAATCTATGTTTAGCCTCTTCGGCAACATGATTCCCTATATCATTTTTTAAATTATTCAGCTCTCTATTTAATTGACCAAAAAAATCTTTATTTATCGCCACCTTGTTTTTCTTCTCCACTATTTACACCTCCAGAAATAATCTCATTAATAATAGCAGTGATTGCGGAATCAGAAGAAGAAAGAACTCTATTAATGACGTTGCCAATTGAAGTAACATTTTCAATTTCATCATTAAAAACCATATTTAAAACAGTGTTAAAATCGCGAGCGTCTTCAGGCATGGCACCAATAAGCTTTTTAGTATACTTTTTTTCTGCCAACATATTATAATCCTTAAGAACGTTTTCAGAAAAATCAAGATCTGTATATAATTTAATAAGTGCTAAAAATGTTAAAAATTCTTTTTGCACTGTATCAATTTTAAATACTCTTTTTTCGACACCCATTGGATCTATAACACTTGTATAGCATGCAGTATTAATTATTTTTTTTGCCTCGGCAATTTTATTTTCAAGAGGCACATATTGTTTGATGATATGCTTTTCAACAACACCTTCTTTATGATCACCGTTCATCTGTGCAATAAATGTTTCTATATTCATAATCTTAATTCCTTTCATTCAAATAAATCAGTTGCTTGCATAAGCCATCCAGCTTCAGCTATACATATCGCCTCAGCTTCGTCATCGCCACACTCTATCTTGTGTGACCTCATAACTTTATTAACGGCTTCTTTTTTAAGTTCTTCTCGTTTAAGCTTAGCCCCACCCTTATTTAATTTTATTCCAACGGTACTACGCCAAGCAGATGGAAGTAATTTAAAAAATGGTATATTATTTTTTCTGCATACATACATTACCGCTCCAAGAATATTAGACAACATCTTGGTAGTTTCGATATTCTGTTTATTCCATGAGTCCTCAATATAAACCACATCGGGCGAATTATCAATTATAAAAGCGCCTATCTCATCCATCATATCCATTACACGCTTTTCAGAATCTCTGTTTCGTTTCATATCGATTATGTCATGATATACTAACTTACCATCTTCAATAATTGCTAAGCCCGAACATGTAGTGCTTGCATCAATTCCTGCTACTTTCATAATCAAATATCTGATCGCGACGCTTACACCATTTATCGTAAGCATCGCGAGTTTCCTCTCTATTAAATAAAAAGACCATAATTGGCTGATGCGTCTTACGGTCTTCACTAATTTCTATGTCATTAAGGACAACGCCATTCTCCAGATAAAAAATACACTGCTGTATATTAAGGATCCTTATCTGGGAGAATAGCTCATATGTCCTTCCAGTTATCTTACTTGTCTCATAAACCTTCTCATTCATTTTATTCGTTTTCCTCCTTATTCAGTAAACGCATTTATAATTATTTTAAATGTAGGCGTTTGCTTTGCTATAATTAATTCTGTTTCCTTAACATCATTAGCAAATATTAATTCAAATCGCTTATCCCCCTCGGCAATTATAAGTGCTGGTGCGATAGACGAACTAGTAGATACTATATCCATAACAACACCCCAATCAAGAATTATGATATGCAGTATTAATAATTGAATCTTTTACAATCATTTCTGCAATCTCAGACTTAACTACAACTTCTGCAGCCTTGGGGCCATCAACTCCAATCAATTGCACTTGCACAGTTCCCGCTTTAAACTTTAACGTATCTTCTTGTGTAAGCTTTACTACTGCAACATTAGAAGCATTTATTAATGGCTCAACGTCTACTATGATACTACCTTGTTTAAAACGAAAGAAGAGGGTGCTGCCAAGATCTGCATATTTTACACCATTTGATAACTGTATAGTAAAAATTGGAGTGGTGCCTTTTATTATTTCCACCATATTATTTACCTCACAAAAAATGGGATAACCATCACCAAGATTGTGAAATGTTATCCCATATAATTAATCTTCTTTCACAATCTTTGCTTCCTCTTTGGGAGCCTTTTTAACTTTAACAATTTCGTCTAACTGCTTCTGAATTTCAGCAGTAAATTTTTTATCCTTAGAAACTTTAAGAGCCTCAAACTGATCTCTGGCGTCTTCCTTATCTATATGATTATTTTTATAATTAGATAAGATATTAAATACATTCATGCACTCTTCTGAGTCATAGAGATATCTCCAAGTTTCATCTTTATTATCAGCGCCACAATTAGGGCAATACCTATACTCTTTGCCACAAATAATGCAGCTTCTCATGCCTCTTTTTGACATTAGTTATTCCTCCATAAAATATAGGAGGCGGATATTACACCGCCCCCTACAACAATCTCAGAATAGATTATGACTGATTAGTAACAACAGTGGTAACTGCGTCCTCATCAGGGAAGTAGATGTAGTAAAGAACCTTATCTACGGAATCGCAATAATCGATCTGGAGGTTACCATTGTAATCAGTCTCGGTGTTCTCAGCATCAAGGTTGATGGTAACGGAAGGATCGGGCTGGAAGCTGGGAATGTAAACATAAGCAGCTCTGTAAGCATCCTCACAAGGATCTACGATAGCAACATAGAGAGTAAGGTGGATGGTGTCAGGGAACTTAGAAGCGGTGTTCACAAGCTTGTATCCAGAAGTTACATCTCTGTCGTACTTAACAAGATACTTGGTAGGAGCATCAGTAGCAGTTGAAGGAACGGTGATGGTCTTTGCAGAAGCATCATATGCGAAAGTCTGATCTACAACTGCAGAAGTTCCCTGAGAGAGAACCTTTCCGTTAGCACCGTTGTTGTAAAGTCCCATTACATGAATGGTACCAGTCTTAGCATCAGCAGCCTCAATGGTAGTACCAGCAGCTACGATGGTAATGAAAGGCATTTCAACGGCTGCGCCTGAAGCAGCAACTTCCATGTCAGATCCTGACTGAGCGTTAAGCAGAGCAGGAGAAAGCAGAGCAGAAGTAGCGGTAAAAGTACCAGACTTGCTCTGATAGATAGTACGGATAACGTTTCCGTTCTTATCCTGAATTTCAATAGGATCAGAGCTTATCTCAATGGAAGCAGAGGTAAGCTGATCAAGGGTGTAAAGAAGCTCATTGTCGAAGTCCTGAGCTACGCCATAGATAATCTCTTTAACGGCAAAGTTACCAAGATTAAAAGCCATAGTGTTTTCCTCCTTAAAATTTAAATATCCTTCGCAAAGTCATAACTTGCGGGATCTATTTTCTTTGCATCTACAAAACCTGAATACATACCTTTAAGAACAGCGGTGGCATGTTCATACAGTTGAATACGCTTGAGCGAATCAAAGAACTCTGCCACGCCAACATCACGCAATTCTTGCAGTGAATGCTTGGTGGCGGGATGATTAATATATGTACTAATGAGCGGCACAAATGAAAACGAAGAAGTATCTTTCTTCTTAGCTTTTTGTGACAGCTCCACATTATCCTTCCTTATCCACCACTCCTTTAGGTGTCGATCCTTAGTGATCTCTTCTTCAGGCTTCATATTAAAAACTGTTTGGAGATATTGATGGAAATACTGATAGACGACCTCCGTTATCTCCGTGTCGGATTCTTCGTCATATAAAAATATTTCCTCAGTGCCGTCCTCTTGTGGACGACTATAGACTTCAAATTTAGAAAAGTCTACATTGTCAAACAACAGATTAACCACTTCTGCATCTAACTCTTTATACATCATTGTAAACATCTGGAAGTCGCTGATTGCACACCAGTCTATTCCAGAGTTCCAAAGCATTAGCCTATATTGTGTAGTGTTCCCAACTAATATACTCAAAGTTCCATAGAATCTACCTTCACCAATTTGTATGATGTCGCCAATAGTGGGCGACTTAACAGTGACTGTTCCTCTGACACCCTCTACGTCAATAGTTAGCGGATCACCAAAGAATATCTTTAAACGATCAAATTCTAGTTTAGGATATCTCATTTAGCATACAACTTATTAACAAGCTGTGGCTCACCATTAACAGTTTTAACGAGATTTGCATCAGTGTAAAATTCAAAGGTTAATGTTCGACATGCATAGTTGTCGTCAGTCGTACTGGGTACGTCTGCGATTAAACGAGCCTTTCCACCCTTGAACGGATAAAAGTTAAATTCATGTATAAGCAACGATGCTAACAAATCATGGCGCGCGATACCAAGGTCTGTTATACCACCAGATAATTCAGTGTCGATAGTTACCGCCTGATTCTTTTGTTCGCATAGAATATAGAAAATAATCTGTTGACGTTTCTGTTCCATGGCATTTCTCATATCTCTGGTTCCTATTCTTTCAAAGCGCGTTTCAAAACAAATGAAATTGTTAGCCTCTACCTGAGTAGGGTGAACAATATAATAAGGCATGATTGAGCGACCAAAATATTCATCTGGATCAGCTTCAACCTCTTCAAGTTGTTTGTTGTCTAACGCCTTAAGAATATATTTGTTACTTATAAGTTTTTCCTTTATTTCCTTTTTGAGCTTTGAGTTGTCATCTTCTACATCATTTGCGAGGGACGCAAAGTAGGCGGTATCTTCATCAGTCCATTCCATACGTATCCCTCCTTTATAATCCTGCAATGGCTAGTTGCAGTGTACCAACAGCTCCAGTAATAGTAGAAGTATAAGATATGGTTAGTACCTTTCCTACATATGCTGTGTCGTCGGCAAACTTAATACGAATCTGATTTGGATCTAGGCTGGCAGTATCTTCAGTAATTAACGCAGATACGTCTACGCCATCAACAGTGTAACTCCATGTTCCATTTTCAAATCCAATCTCTTCGCCATCTCTATAAAATTTAACAGTAAGTTTCTTTGAGCTTCCACCAATCTTAATAGACTTGGACACACCAGACGCCGTTATTTCTACGGTAGCACCAACTACTGGTGCGGGTTCATCACTGGGGTCTACTGGAGTAGAGTCTCCATAATAGTCCGCATACATACCAAGAATACTGGACGGATCGCCATCGACTTCATATTCAATGTAGTCACGATTAGGATCCCATACATCTTGAGCAGCAGTATAAACACCAATACCATGAGGCGTAGTACGAGATACTTTAGATATCTGCCATACACGCGGTATCGCACCTTTGGTCGTATCTATCTTTGTGTCAACAATAAGTCTTTGATTATAAGTAAGCTGAGAAGTAATCTCGTTCATTGGCAGATAAAATTTAATAACGTCGTTAGGCGTTTCAAATACCCAGTCCATCCACACACCACTCGAATAGCTGTTTTGGTTTCTCTGGACTCCCGCCATTTGATATTTAGTACGATTGAAAATCCACGTAAAGAGATAGTTTACCCTAAGTATTTCATAGGTAGGGAACTGAGCATTGTTGCTCTGGGCTAATCCTACCACAAGCCACCTATTATATTCTCCACGATAATCTGGAATGTCCACATATAATCCACAAGGAAATGTGGCACCCCATCTCTCTTCATAATCTTTCTTGTAATAACTTACCACCTCAAGATCCTGAGAAGGCTTGAACATAATGTGGTAACTTACAGCATCCTTATTAAGAGTTTGAGAACTATTTTCCATATACTTAATGGATATAGGTACTTTATATTTATCGTCCTCGGGACTTAAGCCCGTGAACTGTCTAGGGTGTGTATCATGCGCATAATCATAGAAATATGCAGTACGAGTTTGCAAATCGTCGTACCATGTTTCTTCCATTACCATATCGGATTCTACCTTATGGGCTTCACCGTTGGTATGCGCACCTACTATTTTCTTGTAAGTTGATAGTGAGGGCATCACGCACCTCCGATCCCAATCTTCATTACTTCACTTCCAGCGTCAAGTACAAGTTTTCTGTACTTCTTAAACTCGAAGCTCTCTGATTGAAACTCCTTTAAAGCTTTTGCAAGTTTCTTTGCTATGTTGACCATTTCAGTGGGGTATTCAAATACCTCATTAAGACCGTCAAGATCTGAAAACAAATCTTCAAATGCGGCAACAATATCTACATCTGGATAGTTAGCCGCAGTCTCAGGATCAACTATAAGCAACAGATAAAATATCTTTTTCTGCAACAGCTTCTTTTCATTTTCTATTTGCTCAGCAGTGAATTTGATCGTCATGTGTTACCTCCTTCCAAATACTTGTTGGAGATAAAGCCACGATCCCTTATCATCCTGCGAACCTCAAGCTCAGTATCTTCTTCAATTCCACGCAATTCAGACATGTGATTACTCTGTGCGTACCACTTTACTTCCTTGCCTGAAAACATCTGAGCCAATAATGATGTCTTGCGAACCTGAGGATGTACCCACTCATACACCATAGCTTTGCCCAACATATTAATCATAAAATCATCATCCCCATTAACATCGGGGTTTTTCATTTCATATGTAAGCACCGACTCGTCATCATTAAGATTGACAGTTATAAATAAAGCTCTGATGTAAGGAGTTCCGATAGCCTTGTGCAGATATTCATTTAACTGCTCAATGGTTATATCTTCATCCTGAGTTGCAATCTTATAGTCCGCTATGTTGGACAGAAAGCTACTGAAAATATCATCGTAAACTATAGAAGACATAACCTTCCTCCTTTTACGATTACTGAATTTCTGCTACTAATGAAAGATCAATATTAAGGATTCTTTCAAGTGCTTTAATTTTTCTTACGCTATCAAGCGTTCCATTGGCAACACTAGTAGACACAATATTAATAAACTGTTCTTTAGCACCTTTAGGAAGTATTGCAATTGCATCTTCCATTTCAGCTTCATTCATTAAAATGATATCGGAAAGTTCTTTGACTGTAAATTTTTCTTTATAAAATTTATCAAGCTCTGGAAATTCTTTTATAAATAATTCATCCTCTACTATTATATAGGGCGTAAACAGATATGCAGAATGAGAGCGTACAGCACTTACTAAGTCTCTATACTCTACCTCAAGTTCATCTCCATAAGTCATAAATCTGTATACCATTTTAGTATTAGACCCTTCCATACAAAGCTTTCCAACAGTTACTGATCTACAAAGTATGCCGTCAGAAGCATCGTGTTTCACACGCTCCTTAACTATTTCAACGGGTTCATCTTTGATATTAATAGAATCTACTTCAATTGTTTTAGTTGTAGATTTCTTAGTAGCATTTTTCTTAGTAGTCGTTTTCTTTGCGTAAGCCATAATTATATAATCTCCTTTTATTCAATATGTGGAGGAGCGATATGCTCCCCCACCGTTATTAAACTTTTCCACTAAAGTAGGAACTCTCTTTATCGTTTATTAATTAGGGAGTAATAGTCCAAACACCGAACTGTCTGTTAGCCTTAACAGCGATACCCTGCTCGTACTGAACTTCGTACTTGCCGATGTCGTCGATACGGCCATGCTCCTCACCCTTCTCGGTAATCTCGTCAAGCTCGGTCTCTCCGCGGGTAACGAACTCGATAAGCTTGTAGTCATCGCTAGGAAGAATGTAAAGCTTGGTGTCATCCATAAGCTTGGTGGTAAGAGTCTTGTCAGCGAATCTCTGCTCAACCTCTACCATATCAGTTCCCTCATAAGAAGCAAGTCTGCCAATGGCAGCAACAGAGTCCTTCTGAGCATCGCTTGCCCACTGAACGTTAGCAAGAGCGGTGATCTTTCTAAGAGCGTTCTTGGTACCAAGAATTACAGCGGAACCATAGAGGCTTCTTACGTTATCAACGATCTCATCGAAATCGTCCTTGGTAGCTGCGCTAAGAGCACCAGTGTTTACGAATCCAGCGGTAACACGAATGTTTGCAACAGCGTTAGCAATTGCGCCATAGATGATACCCTGATTCTTAACCATGATGGACTTAACAAGCATAGCAATAAGCTTTGCAAAATCCTCCTGACCAACAAGATATCTGTTGATGTCAAGACCTACAGCTGCGCCATAGCGAACCATAGGAAGGGTGTAGGTTGATCCAAGGGTAGGTCTCTGAAGGATATAGTCGTGATGTGACTTTCCTACAACAGCGATGGAAAGGATGATATTCTCGTCCTCTACCTTGAACTCAATTGCATCACCGTCAGCGATGTTTCTGTAGTCAACGAGCTTGTTGAACCACTCAGACTCTCTATATCCAACATTGAGCTCGGTGTCAACAATCTCTTCAATAAGGTCGAAGAATCTACGGATCTTTCCCTCTCTATATGCTCTCTTGAACTCTCTCTGGGTGAATCCCTTCTCAAGTCCACAGAAGTCAAGTACAAATGCACGAAGCTTGTCATTAGCTTCTGCCTTAGAAACTACCTTACCCTCATCGTCGATAATCTCATTACCACGAGAAAGGTCGAACATAAGGTTCTTGATAGCGTCTTCATTGGTATTGTGCTTAGCGAAGATGCTAAGTTCCTGATCGGAAAATGTAAGTCTCATAATATATTGTCCTCCTTTCTCTCTAATTAGGGTGCAGTTACCTTGAGCTTGTTACCAGTAGCAACTTCAACAGTTGCACCTTCAACAAGGTCAACGGCTTTGCTGGTGTTGAATGTGAAAATTGCCTCAGACTCCTCGACAACATCGAAGAGCTCGAGAACATAACCCTTTACGGTATCGCCGTTTGCATTGAAGAATACATCGGGCTGATCCTTATATCTCTCGTCCTCAACGATGGGAGAATTGTAAAGGAATACGGGAGGATTCTCAACGTCGATAGCGGTAACTTCTACATACCAATTTCCGTTAGCAGCAGCGTGAAGCTTGCCTACGAAAGAGCTGTTACCAGCGGTGAAATTGTAACGATCAAAATCCTTCCATGCACCTACAGATCCGATAACACCGTTATCAGTGTCTGCTGCGACAAAAATATTGAGAGTGTGTCCATCTCCGCCACTTCTAACTTTGGACGGAAATGCAACGTTATGCTTAGAAACTGTAACATTATAAGCCATGATTTGTTGCTCCTTTCAAAAAATTATTTATTTAGAAAACATATTGCCATATCTACCAGCATTCTTCTTCACATTAGTAGGAAGAGGCTTGCGTGTAGTCTGTACATTCTGTTCTGCAAACTTAAGAGAATGGTTCTTAGCTGCGTTAAGCAGAATGGAATCAGCTTGTGCTTTAACTTCGTCAACAGTAAGCTCAAAGTGTGCTTCTGTCTCCATAAGTTTAGCGAACTCCTCAGTATTACGAACATCTGTATAAGCGTCGTCATTGAGAACGTTCATCTTCTCAGGCTCGTCTTCATATCTCTGAAGTCTAGTCTGAATGTCATTATAAGAACTGCGCATAGACTCGAGCTCTGCCTTTTCATCTGCGGTTACCCAAACAGACATGACAGCAACTCTTTCTCCAACAAGAGCATATGAATCGCCAGTGCGCTCTACGCTCTGCTTGTAAGCATCACCAGTACACCAAGACTGCATGATTACATATCCTTCCTCGTCGTAGAAATCTACGCTATACCAATCATCTTCGCCATAAGTAAGATTTACAAGATTGGAAATTGCTGCATACTTTTCCTCAAGATTAAGAGAGAACTCCTTCTCACCAACCTTCAAGGATGCCGTAACTACAGCATCTTCAGATGCGGAAGGTTCAGTGCCTTCGCCTTCTTCGGGCTCTTTCTTTCCGACGGGTTCTTCTTTTTCTGTTTCGGGCTCAGCGGGAGCTTCGGGCTCTACGGGTTCAGGATCAGCCTCAGGTTCAGCAGCGGGTGCTTCCTCTTTGTTCTCATCCTCAGCAGTAGGCTCTTCCTCAGCAAATGCTTTTGCAAATGCTTCCTCAAGCTCTTCGTCTGAAAGACCTTCGGTTTCAAAAGTAATGTCTTCGGCAGTCTTATTATATTTTGCGAGTAATTCCTCAAACTTCATAAGACCTTCTTTTCCTCCTTTCTCTGAATTATTTATAGCCAAACTCTGCTTAAGCTCTTCAACTTGTTTACTAAGCTCTTCGAGTTTTGCTTGCTGTTCACTGAACGAAACCTCGGCATTCTTGATCGTAATATTTGATCCAGCCATGCCCTCTCTAACTTCAGTTCCGTCCTCATTTCTTCCGAGAATGGTAACTCCCGTGAAGATAAAATCAAGAATGTCGAGAATCTTTTCTTTGGCATCATACTTCATTTCAAGAACTGCCATCTCCACACTTACTTTACACTCTTGCTCTCTACGCAGAATGTCAGCCGCAGCAGTGTAATTCTCAACAATTATTCCATCAACCTCTACATATTCCTTTTTCTTTTCTTCATCATAAACAATTTTAGGATTGCATGACTCAGGTAAGAAACCAACAATTTGTTCACCATTATCGTGAGCATGGAATTGTAATTCGCCATCGTCGTCCTGATATATGTATCCAAGTATGGGCTTATTGATCAACGACGACAAAGCATTTGTCATAGCTTCGTTGCTTACCCTACACCTATTATCATTTGTACCAGTATGACATGCCTGAAGATGGACTGGAAGATTTTCTCCAATCTTATCTTCTTCAAATTTCATAAGTCCATACTCACCGATTACAAACTGTTTGTCGGTATCTTTGGCACTGAATACACAGTCCTTGTTTTGTTCCTCAAAGAATTTGTAGAGATCGGCAAATGTAAGTAATGTCTTCATTGCCATCTCCTTTAGCCATATAACATATTTGTGAATTCAACTTCGTCATTCTTATCAAAAGTAGTTATACCGTCATTGGCAAATATATATTCACCATTGCTTTCAAACAATAATGTAAAACCGAGTTTGATAAGTTTATCTGCGGTCTCCTTCTTTTTTGTTTTGATGAAATTCGTTTTCATATTTCACCTCACTCGTTCCTTGTTCTCTCACCCGAATCACTTAATTCATCATCGGGAGTTTTTGGTCTGCCGCCTTCATCATTAGTACCACTTTGAGTATATGATGACGAAAGGGGAATCATTTTCTCTGGCAGTCCAAGGATAGTATTCTCTAATAGATTCATCGCCATAGTTGCCTTTTCACTAATACCATTAAAAGTATTATAAGCAAGTCTGTTGCTAAATCCATATTGACATGATTCAAGCAGTGTGGCCTGAACATCTTCTTTTGTATAAACAGACACCTCAAAGTATTTAACAGTGCAAGGATTAGACGCATTATACTTAAGCATACGATTAGTAAATCCTTCTATCTGTGGTATAAGTGGCGAAATGGCAAATTCGGTTTCTGCTTTAAGCCACGCCTTAAACGCCGCAGTAGAAGTAATCATATTTGCATTAAGCACGGCACCACCACCAGCAGTACCAAGTAATGTCTTTTCGCTTTGTTCCAGCCTATCTACATCTTTATCAGATGAAGTAGTAGAAAAATCAAGCACGTTATCTTTATCTACGTCTGCGGGTATAAGTGCTGCGGATATATAGTCTGGAAGATTTTCAAGCATCTTCTCGTAATAGCCGAGCATCAAATCGGGTGATACTTCAAAGTCATCACTACGTTTACTACCACTAATTGTCTCCATTGGTATAAGTAATAATTTATACACATTTAATTCATCAGCAATGGCTTGCAAATCTGCAAGATCATTAAGCGCTGCAAGCTGCTGGAATATAGGCATAAGCGGAGGAAGTATATGTGCGATGTCATCAGTACGAAATTTGAAACAAGCCGCATACTGATCATCCATATGAATCCACTTCTCACCAGTTCTTTCATATTCGCGGTACATAGAAAGTAAAGGATCCCCTAACCACTGCAATAACTCTTGCTGTGTCTGGTTCTTAAACTTACTCATATCTACTGCGTATGAAAAATCGTGAGACGAATATATCCCATCGATTTTACACCACGAAGGATCAAGAGGGTATAGTATACTGCCAGTATCATCACGATAGAATATGCCGTAGTATACATCTTCTCTGAACACTCGAATAAGTGCGGGCAACATAATGCTCTGAATATCATAAATATCCAGCCAGTTTAATGTGTCATTATATTGCTTAAGTATTTTACTTTCCTTATTTTGCTTGGTAAGTGTAAAATTAGGAATGACTTGTCTGCATCTAAAATCAAACATATCGGCATAGAAATTAACAAGTCTAAAGAATATCTGAGTCCTATAATACAAGTACCTTGCCGAAGTTATAAGGTTAGTCTCATTGTTAGCAGGGTTCTGAAGATATTGTCTAATCAGTCGCCTATCTTTGCCAATGATATTTTGAATGTCGTTCTTATTTGGGTCTTTAATTTTGAGCAGAGTTTCTTGTGCTTTCTTAAACAACAACTCGTTGATATTAGAGTCGTCGTTTATTTTATTCTTAATCTCTGCCGCCGTGCGGACGTTGCCCGCTGCTTTGGTTTTAGTCGCCATTAGGCAACCTCCTTTCTTTCATCAGCCGCCCATGGGTTTCCAAGTATCATTAGCGGTATTGTAATAATAAGCATCGCCAGTATCTAACTCTACGAATATACTCTTGTCGGGCGCGATCTCTTCCGCACCATTTGCAACAGTAGGCTTGATTTCAGAACTCTCGCCATATATTTCCCAAGTAGATACGTAGTCCGCATTACACTTTCTATTGACAATCATAATCGTGCCTCCTTTAATTTTTAAAAATTATAAATGCATGGGCAAGGATTCGCACCTTGCATAGACACTGGCGTTGTGCCTACCTCTCGATTCTAGAAATCGATCTCTAGCGTCTACCTATTCCGCCACCATGCAGTACCACACTACCTAAAATTTTACGTAGTAAATTTATACTTATTACCATAACATGAATACGGCCCGTCTTCGGTAACGGCCATATAATTTCCTCCATAGATCAAATCATAAGAGGGACTTTGATTAATCCATTTTTTCTTATTCCATCTACTTGTTGTGGGGTCTAGCACATATTGCTTGTCGACTTCTCCAGCACTATAATAAGTAATACCGTTAAGATCTGTCCATATGTATCCTCCACCGACAAAATAAGTACCTTCATCAAGCCCGTACCATGTTTTTGTCGTCCATTGTTTTGTGGTTTTGTCCAATACGAGATCATAAAGATATGTATTACCTTCATTTTTCCATATTGCAGGGGCACTTATATAATTATATCCATTAACTCCATACATAGGAAAATATATCCACTTCTTTAATGTCTTATCATATTTGTATTTAGAACCACAATACATATCGTCGTCTATGTAAAATATATTGTCTCCTAAAATCGGAGCTCCTATATCTACCAATTCCCAAGCGTAAAGATTCTTATTCCATTTATAGGTACGTAGCATATCATAACTATGATAGAAATCCTGATCTAAAAGTCCAGACCAATATGTATCGTTACCGTCATGCCATATTCCATGATTATTAAAATAATTACTAAGACCACCAACTGGATTGTTTATATATACTGGAACTTTTATATTTACTGCTCTCCATATATGATTTTGTTCATCAAATAATTCATGGGTATTTTTTATATAAGAACGCTCACTATCGTTCCAGACTTGTACTGTGTCAAAACTAGACATTGTTGTTGGAGATCCATAAAAATCTATTGAAACCCATAGATTATTTGTTTTGTCCAACATAAATGCACTGGCGGTTCCATTATAGAAATTGTAGTAGACATTATTTCCGTCAGTCCATACACTATTTCCATATGTAATATTAATATTCCATGTAACCTTTGTCCATGTACTAGTATTTTTATTTAATACATATTGATTATTATTATAAGAATAATAAATATTCGTACCATCAGTCCACACATACATACCGTCAAAATTAGTAAGTCCATTCCACGTTTTTGAATCCCATCTATTATTTTGACTATTAAAAATATACTGATTACTACCTGAAGAATAATAATGATTTACGCCGTCTGTCCAGATATTGGAATACCATATATAATACAATCTAGGATAAGAAATGTTTAAATTCCATGTATCCGTAGTTTGATCCAATATATACTGTTTATCTCCGTCTACACTTTCCAAATAAACATTAACTCCATCATTCCATGCCCAAGAACCATCAAAATTAGTAAGTCCATTCCAAGTTTTATTATTCCACGTATTAGTAGACTGATCTAACACATAATGTGTCGAATTAGCGGAATAATAAATATTTCCTCTAGTATCTGTCCAAATATATTCACCATAAAGATCGTTATGTCCACCCCATGTTATTTCGTTCCATTTACGCGTGACGCTATCTAATACGTATTGCCCATTTCCAGAAACTGGATATGAATAATACGTATTGGCTCCATCTGTCCAAATACAAGAAACAGTTAGATCGTCCATAAGAGAAAGCACTTTCCAAGTAATTGGCTGCCATGTGCTTGTGGATTTACTTAAAACATAATCACTCTTAAGATAAATATTACCATTAGGACTTTTCCACACCTCATTACCATAAAAAGAAGTATAACCCTTCCATGTTTTTGTTGTCCATGTACTGGTATTTTTATTTAATACATATTGTGCTGATCCATGAGAATAATAAATATTGTCACCGTCAGTCCATACATCACCACCCACAATATAACTATAACCATTCCATGTTTTTTTATCCCACTTGCGCGTCGTTTTGTTGAAAACATATTGACAATCATTATTATAACCATCAGAACCAGAAAAATACGTATTGGTTCCATCTGTCCAAGCGCCAAAACCAAAAATACCAACTCCAGCCCAGTCCATATCCACTCTATTCCATGTATCAGTGGCCTTATTAAGTTTAAACGTATAGCAAGGAGAGGAGTAACTTCCTTGTCCCCTAGAATAATAAATATCCGTTCCGTCAATCCATATTTCGTTACCATCTATATAAGAATAATTTTCAGAATATTCACTAGGAAAAATCCAATTTTTTCTAGTCCATGTATTAGTGGCTTTATTTAATATATATTGTCCGCCATCTTCGGAATAATATGTATCTATTCCATCAGTCCATGCATACTGTCCGTCACTTGGAGTCATGCCATTCCACGTTATCTGTTCCCATGTATTAGTGGTTTTGTCTAATTTATAACTTACACGATCATGGGTTATATACGTGTTATCATCGGCATCTTTCCACACATAGCTAGACTGCAAATCAAAAGGCAAGTTCGCTGTTACAAACATAGGAACTTGATTCCAAGACGCATTTTGCTTATCGTATAAGTATGTTGCAATATTTGAAGTAAAATATATATTATTTCCACTCTTCCAAATATCGTCAGCGTCAATATTATTATATCCGTTCCATGTTATAGAATCCCAGTTGCCAGTAGTTTTATTTAATTTATACTGGCCAACATTCCACAAACTTCCAGAACAATAAATATCTTCACCATCGTCCCAAATAAATCTAGCCTTAAATGATGTAAGTCCCGTCCATGTCTTAGCAGACCAAGTGCCAGTTTCTTTATTTAGAACATATTGATCATTATCGTTAGAATAATAAATATTGCCATCAAAATCTTGCCAAACGCCAGCGCCATAAAAATTGGTTAAGCCCTTCCAAGTTTTTGTACTCCATGTGTTAGTAGATTTGTTTAATACATATTGATTAGTTGCAGACGAGTAATATATATTGGCTCCGTCAGTCCAAACGTGAGAACCGCTAATATTGCTAAGTCCACTCCAAGTTTTAGTGCTCCATGATACATTGGTAAGATTGGCGGAAGACAGTACTTTATTATTTCCGTTATATGAATAATATGTATTAGTTCCATCCGTCCAAACATAACTTCCACAATAATTAGAAAGTCCACTAGTTGACACGGTTTCCCACATGTTTTTATTCGGATTGTACACATAATTTTTATTACTAGATTTTTCAGAATAATATATGTAGGTGCCGTTTGTCCAAAATTCAAATTCGTAACCCTGCTGAAACTTAGTAACAAAAGCAGTTCTTATTTGTGGTTTTTGATTTGATGTGCATCTTTTTAAAGTGTCAACGAAATGAAATTTTTTATCATTGCCTACGTACATTTCATTGACTTTTTTATTTCCAATAAATATTTTAGGGACATAATTTGTCCCAGCATACATAGACATATTATACCTCTCATTCCTCTGTAATTAAATACATTGTTCTAGGATGGCTTGCCGCATCAGACGGAAGGTCATTTACTAAAACAAAATTATCTACATCTCCAAGATTCGCACTTGGAATTGCATATATAGTATTGCCTATTTGAATTTTTGTTAAATTATCAGTTGCTGTACCAGAAGGATTTGCCGTTGCTCCTGATATGGAATATATGGTGCTTCCTATTTGCAGTTTGGTTAAATCAGCCGAAGCCGTGCCAGAAGGATTAGCTGTTGGCTGCGGTATTCCATATATAGAGCTACCAACTTGTAATTTATTCAAATCGGCACTAGCAGTTCCTGAGGGATTAGCAACGACGGTTGTTCCTCCACTTGCAGTGCTATTCAATGTTAATGTACCATCACTATAACTACTGGTCATATTAGTACCAGCTTTAATTTTGGTAAATGTGTTACGAGTTGTGACTGACCAGTTGCCAGTACTATTTATCTTATATACGAATACTTGATCGCCCTGCTGTGAATCGCTATGCGTAGAAACAGATCTGTAATACTGAAACTCAAATTCGGTTGGCGTTGTCTCGTTATTAACGTATGCCATAAACGCCATTCTTGTTTGTGCACCACTTGCAGGGTTGCTACCAGAACTTGCTCTACAGTACACAATCATATGAGAGTTATAGGCTGCAAGTATTTCAGCATAGGTTGATTTACCATATGCTGCTATAAACATACCATTGCTTGACGCATTATAGTTAATCCATTTTTCTCCGTCATAAGCCAATATATTACCAGCTGCAGGAGACGAAATAGTAACATCATCAAGTCCTCCAAGTGTAGAGCTTCCACCGCCTCCGCCACTCTCATTGGCGTTTTCCCATTTTTGAGTGGTAGAATTATATTTAAGCACCTGACCATTTGTAATATCTGTAACATCTACATTGTTTAGATTTTCAACACTTGGCATTGTTATTGTAAGATTCGCAACGCCTTGTGCATCAACTACAGATGTTCCGTTTACTTCAACATCTGTAACCCCACCACTTGCTGGAGGTGCTGTATTTTCCCATTTTGATGTAGTGCTATTATAACTAAGCACTTGTTTATTTGACGGATTAGTGATACTTGTATCAGATAATCCAGCAAGCGTATTACCGCCGCTCTCTGCATCATATATATAGTAAACTTTTGTCTTGTCAGTTTTCTGTGCAGGAGTTAATGCATTATAATCCGCTTGAGAAATTTCTATCGTTTCAGGTCTGTTCGTAAACTTGACCTTAATCGCCGTAAATAAATCACGAAGATTTTGATAATTTGAAAAATTCATTTTCTCCCTCCTTAATTATTTTTCCCTGCCAGACGAGGGAGACAATATCTGGAGAGAGGACTATGCCTCTCTCCACAATTTTAATTATTTGTAAGTTGGAATCTAAGGTTCTGAATTAACGCGTTAACAGTTTCTGCTGGTGTTGCCCGCTGCTTTTTTGTCGCCATGTTGGGCAACCCTCCTTTCATTATACGTAAACAAGAGGAGAAATTTTACTCTCTCCCCTTGCATAAAATTATTCTGAATATATAAGCATCACTCTGTAAGTTCTACCAGCCCTCCAATAGTATTTATTCTTGGGGCCGAGGCTAATTACTCCAAGTGTAGTATCAACGCTCCATGTTGGTATATTATTAATAGTAAACCCATATGTTCCATTGTAACTACTTGAACCGCAGCATGCTTGCCAAGGACTACTACTATTAGTTGGCGCACTCATTATTACAAAATCATTGAATGTATATGCTTGAAGTGTTGTACGATTTGTATCATACACAAGCAACGCATTAAGAGTTTTAGTAGTATCAATATTTATTTCAAGTACTGTTAAATCTTCTGCGGGTGTGATATCTTGAATGGTCAAATATGAATATCCACCACTAGTAACATTAACTAATGCACTGGCATATTGTGCAACATCAAATGTGCCATTTTGACCAATTTCAAGAGTGCCCGTAGGTGCATCAATTGAAACATTGACTTTTGAATAACCATCAAGACCTTCAGCACTTGCTATATAGGTTCCATTTTGTGTAATATTTTTTTCTGCCGTGTTACTAATACTGCCTGCAGTATTTACTGTAAATGTTCTTACAAGAGTATTGCCATCATATATATTAATACTATCGACACCAGTTGCACTTATCTCCACAACACGATCAAATGGTAAATCAGACCACTGCGTGATACCTTCTGTTTCTGCGGTAACCCTTATAGGGCAAGCAGGAACTGATACGGTAGTTACTTGTCCATTATTATCAACTATTCTCATAGTTCTTGTTGAGTGCATATCATTGGAATAACAGATTTTAATCATGTTATCTTCGACCCAAACCGAGGATACGAGAAGTGTGCTGATATAATCCGCCCATCCGTCACTCATTTGCCAGTTGTTCTCATTGGGATAGCAGGCTCTATTCCATTGAGATTCAGAACCATTTGCATCCATATGATATTCTCCAGAAATTAAATTATCACGTAGGATTTGATTGTCGGCTTTTTTCAAAGATGTACCATAGTAACCACCACCATGAAAAATACAATACATAATTGTGCTATCTGTTACAGTGCCTTCCCAAAACATACTATATGACCAGCCTCCTTGGGAATGATCATAAGGCATATCAAAACATTCAAAACGACAATTATATACTAATTGGTCATGTCCTCCTCCAGTACTAATTTGAAGACCATCTATATGTCCTGCTCCAGTTTCAGCCGTATGAGCTTCTACGTCCATTATATAACTATTTTTAATTACGAAAGGACTGGACGGATTAAGCGGATCTCCATCGGGCACATAATCCTCACGTATTGACTGGAAAAATGTTACATTACCAAGTAAACACCTATCCACAAAACCACTAATGCCTATTTTGTTGGCGGTACAATTACAAAATATAAAATTAATTTTTGTATCTTGAGGAATTGCACCATTTTGATATGCCGTTATAAATAGACAATTAATAAATACAAAAGTAAGATTATCTTTATAATAACTTTTATCTGTGGTGTAAGCGTTCATATTCATAAAAGAAAAACTTTTATAAGTGGTAAAATCATAATCCTGAAATATAATAATTTGATTGTCGGTAAGATTTTGGGTCGATGCAGGCTTATTAAAATCAATGCCAATAACATCGTTTAAATCAGTTCTCCAACCTATACCACTTGTATCGGTACTTGGATCAAATTTTTTTAACTGACCATGACATCCAGTATTATATTTATCGGGAATGATAAGTCTATCTCTAAGTAAACCATCACCATTGATAAGTGCAATTTCATCTGCTAGATCGCTAACTTGTATAGGAGCAGAAGTTCCTCGTTTTGCACGAACAGCATCAGCTATGTCTACAAGTGTTTCGCTATTTATTTGCCATTTTGCCATTATACACTCTCACCTTCTGCCTGAGGTAATTCAGGAATATATACATTTTGCGTTACTCCGTTAATAGTGATCTCCGCGATCTTAGTGCCAGTTGCTTGGGTCTGTGTCCAAGTTACAGTATCTCCTTCGCCGCCGCCACTATATTCGACGTCGCCATATTTTATAACTCCCATAATTTCCTCCTTTCTAGAATAAAAATTATTATTACAACTATCTGCGGATAACTCTAATAATAATTCCCATTCTTAATAAGGGGCTAAGATTAACCTAGCCCCTTACAATTATTCATTAGTTGAGAATTGCAATGAGTGCCGCAACTTGTTCGTTGGTAAGTGAATCAGGTTCAGCGGATGAAATAAGATCGGTAATAGCAGTCTCATCAACTTCAGAAGAATTCCAAGCTGTGTTTGCAACGTGAGCAGCTTTGAATTTGTATAATCCATCTTCATGAGTTACAATTGCGCCAATTGCATATGCTTGAGTTTGATCAAACTCAGGAGCAACCATTCCTTCGGCACCGTCTATCCTATCGTTTATTGCATCCATATCAAAGAAACTTCCGACAATATCAAACTTAACACTGGAAGTCCTTGCGTAATAAGTTTTACCAGATACTACTTCAGCATCGGTACTGGGGATATACTTATTATTAACCAGCTCATACCAACCCTCAGTTGCGGGGCTTTCTGATCCTACGGGAGTAACCTCGACATAGGTAGATAAGTCAGCAACAGATACATTAGTTCCAGCCTTATAATCAAAACCAGCACCCTCTACGAAACGAGCGTCAGTTGTGAAGTCGTTAGTAATATTATAAGTATATCCAGCCATATCAGATGTGATAGTAGCTGGTAAACTTGCAAAAGGTATTGATCCCTTAAAAATATAAGCACCGCCAAGTGCATTAATTTTCTGTGCAATTTTATTAGTTATCGCTTGCGCGTTATCATAATCGACAAAATTTTTTACGCCCATAATCTATCTCCTTAATCAAAAGCAGCCAAAAGACTATTTAATTGTTCAGTAGTTAATCCTTCTATTCCCAAGTCTTCAAGCGACTTATTGCCCATCAATTCTACGCCATTTACCTGAGGCTTATGAGTCAAGGCATTGTAGTTACTTGTTCCGCCACTTCCTCCGCCAGTTGCTATATTAATATTTCTATTGGCATCTGGTACAGCTGGAACACCATCAACTGTAACACTAACAATTGTATTAACTTCTGCGCCAGTCTCAACTCCGCCGAGTTTAGTTTTTTCGGCAGTTGTGTAATCTTCTGTAGATAATCCCTTACCAGTTTCTTTCTGCACATAATTGTCTAAATCGGAACTGTTAGCCTTTGTATCAATAGCAGCCTTAACAACTTTATTCTCCACTGGATTAGTAGAGGTTCTTGATAATTCACTATCTACTATTATTGTTGGGGGTATAGTTGGCTTATTTTTTATGAAATCATCCTTACTACTATCATTCTGATCCCAGTCGCTTTGCACATTTTTTTGCGCACCACTTTCTATTCCGTCTAATTTATTATGTTCGGCGGTAGACATAAGAGACTTGTCGTTTTCCTTCTTGACATAATCATTAAGATCAGAAGTGTCAGCCTTGCTCGCCAACGCAGTATCTACATATGTCTGTGTTGTAAAACCACTATCATTAGCAAGATCAGATGTGGTAAGAACTACATCGCCAGTTTTACCGTTTACAGATTTAACTGGAGCATCAAGCACAATTACGCCCGCATCACTACTGGTGCCGTCTGAATAATGAATGATAAGATGCCCTTGCTCATTAATCACTGCCGATGTTATAGATACACCATCTACACCATCCATGATATCAAAACTCTGAGTCTGCTTTGTTCCCGAAGTTCCTTCCCATCCAAGGGTTATCCTTTTTCCACCAGTTATATCTACAATAGACTCAACGGTACACGGCGAACCCTTAATAGCACCAAGACCTTCTACGGTCTTTTGAGTATATTTCCTCGAAAGTATATACGAGACGATATCCATGTGTTGATCTCCTTTCTATTTTTTTTATGCATAGAAAATATTATCCCTACTATCAAAAGATAACAAGGATAACATTTCCCGCGACTCAGCTTTAACACCGAGTCGCGAAGATTTACTTTGTATATTGTATGGTTATATAAGCAGAATAATTGCTTCTATCCATACCAGTAGTTGCCGTTAAAAGTTTTGCTGATGCATTTGTAGTAACAGATACAACTTCTGATAATGATGTTGCGGGGTGAGGTATATTTATAGTATCAGTTCCGTTGGTTGCATACCCAAATATCTTTTTAATGGATGCGTTATTTACTCCGTAACTAATAGACTTATCACCATTGGCGGGAAGCTTACCAAAGTTAATTGTCTTTTGGAACAAGGTCTTTCCGTCTGTCCATGAGCCAATTACTTTTTCATCCGTACTATAATCTTCAGCATTATCAATGCCAACAATCTGAGCTACCCAGCGCTCGCCATTCCAAAGATAGAATGTCTTATCCTCAATTGAATAATATACCTTTCTATCATTAGCAGTAAACTCAGGGAGAAGATTGGATCTATCCACAACACCATAGTCGCCACTAAAAGATGCGACATCTTCCCAATTGTTTTCATCGAACTCAGCATCACTGTTTGCAGAAGTACATTTATAAAATGCAGACTCATACAAAACAATATCGCCAAATTTATAATGAGTACCAGATTCCCATACACGTACAGAAGCACCGTCGATAATATTAATGGTTGCTTGTCTCTTTGTGCTACCATCTTCAGTCGTCCACTCAAACGTTACATACGTTACTCCATCACGATGTTCAGTACTCTTTATAGTACAAGGAGCACCTTTAACCGCTCCGAGTCCAATAATACTGTCTTTCGTAAATTTTCTCGAAAGCAAATATGAACTTATATCCATATTATTTAGTCCTCCTTAGTTAGAAAATTATTTACAAGAAACGCCGTCGTGAGCTTTGACACCCACGACGACCAAGGCGGGATCCCCACCTAATTATTACATGCTTTCAATTTTGCGTTTAAGCTCTTCAAGCTCACGCATCATCTCTTCCTTGTCTTCGTTGCCGCTATAGCCGTTACGATTCATGCTTCTACGAGAATACCTCATATCATCATCGTAATAATATCTACGACCACTGTAACCATCATCTTCGCCATAACCTTCCATAGCCTCGATGGTCTTAATGTCCTTGATAATATCTACGGCTTTGTATGCACGTTCAAGCTCAGTAGGAGAGATGTCATTCTTTGTGTTTAAATTTCTGATCTCTTTCTTGAGATTTTTACAAAGTTCATATAATTCATCCATCATAATAACTTTCCTCCTCTCTTAAGCAATTCGTGTAACAGTAAGATTGGCATTCTGAACAAGTATTGCGGGTGCGGGCACCGTTGCGGGTGTTGCACTCTCAGAAGTATTCTCAACGCTAACATTCATGCAGCAACATTTAGGAACATCAATTATTGCAGTTGACGTAACATTAAAGAAATTATTCTGAGTAGGAGGATCTGCAGCTACTGCTGCGGGTGTAACAATTGCCCTACTAGTGAGAATGGGCTCTCCGTCCAGTGCAAGGCTTACACTTATTGGCCCAACGGTAGCTCCAGTGGGAACTGCTATGTTGCCGTTAAAGGTAACCTGATATCTAGCAAATCCACAAGGACTGTTAGAAATGCCACGGAGAGTTACAATACCACTACCATTCCTGTGATATACATACCCCTTATTGCAGCCGATACTCGTATTAAGAGTAACGGGCTGATTGGGCTGAACGACCTGATATTCGTTCTTCGTAAACTCAGCCATAGTTACACCTCCTTAAATTAAAGAGGTGCCACCATTACATCCACATCCGTTACCGCATGTGAATATGGGGGTTCTGCCATATACTGGAGTGCTGGGCACAGGGCAATTGGAAAGTCTATTATAGAGCTGATCAACTTCGTCAGCGAGTCCTTGCTGAATGAACGCATTTTGTGCGGTCTGAGATTCGCGAAGAGCAGCCATATTGAGCTGACTTCTTAAGTTGTCATTCTCTCTCTTGTAGCCGTCCAGTTCGAGCTGGCAAAGTTTGTCGAGGATAGACTGAGTGTTTGCAGCATTAGCAGCTCTAGTAGCACAAGCTTCATTTGCGATGGTATATTTCACATCGGCAGTAGCTGCTCTATTATCGCAGCAGCACTGAGCAAGCTGTGACTGGATCGCATTCAGTCCCTGAGTGTTTGCGGTCTGAGCTGCAAAACTTCTCTCCATATCAGCCATCTGACTGGAATAAAGCTGGCTGGAAAGTGCGGCAACGTCTCCTCTGATAGAGTTGATGTTGTCGTTGTTCATAACGTCTCTGAAGCCGCTATTCTGACCATTCATGATCCAAGGAAAATCTGAATTTCCTCCGAATCCGCCGTTACCCCATCCATTGCCCATAAAAGCAATAAGGAAAAGAATAAACAGCCAACCATCTCCACCACCAAAGCCTCCGAAGCCAGAACCTCCAGTGGGTGCTACGGGCATAACCATTCCATCTGAATCAGTAATTGCCATAATTAAACTCCTTTCATCCAATAACTTTTGTTAGGTGAGCGGCACTTCCATTTGAAGTGTCGGTTATCTATATCAAATCACATCTTTGCGCGCGCGTGATTAGATATCAAAGTCGGATTCCCATTCGTTGAGCAATTTGTATAGCCCAGTTTAATCTGTCTTGCGACAACTTATTATTGTTCAGCATGTATTGAATTGCACCATGCGGATCATTGGCATATTCCTGAGGGATATTAATATTTCTCTGTGCGAGAAACCCTATAGGATTTGTCCTAAAAGAATTAAACTGTGCGTTAAGACTGTTCTGCATTTGCTCATTAAACAGTGGATTTGCCATTCTTATTACCGTCCTTTCTCTGATTGTTGTTATATTGTCTATCTTTCAAAGAATTAATTGCTTCGGTAAATTCCTCTCTTGTAATAAACATAGAGGTATCAATGGCTGGAGTTTCTTTTTCATTCGTTTCTGTCTCTTCTGTGTAGTAAAACACGCGTAGTGCTTGTGGCATTCCACTTGCATCTACAGTTTTAATAAAAAATCTTTTTGCTTCTGTATCAAATAATACTGCACTCTTTCCGCTTTGTAATGGATAGGCATTACCACCACTTGTACCTTGTACCCAAATTATATTTGAATCTGGTTGCGGTATAGGCTGTTGTGACACAACATAGCCCTGCTGTGGTACATATTGATACGGATTGCCATATCTAGGATACGGCGCTTGTTCGTATGGATTCATAGGCGAACCCTCCTTTAAATCATATTTTTATTACAGCGCTTAAGCGCAATAACAAATCATGATCAGTACTACTCTTTTGAAAAGTAGTAGATGGGAATCTCATTACCTGAGTCCCAAGTGTCGTAATAATCTCCGTCTATTACCGCCACCACGTGAGAGCCAGTGGCCAGCAAATATTTGCCGCGAGGATTATCATGACAAAAATCTTTTATTGTATAACAGTCTGGACATGTGTTAGAAATGATACGCTTAACATATCCAATGGATTTTAAGTATGCACCCCAAACTTCATTTGACGATGGCATATCATACATCTCATAACCTTGGCCTAATAATTGTATATACACATTACGCCACGATTTATCAGTAAGTATTGAAATGCCACGTATAACACAGTCTCCAACTAATCTTTTATGCGGATTGGGATTCTTGTATATATATGCCATTACTTACTCCATATCTAAAAAAGAATAAATGTATCACAGTATATTGCCTAGATAATATGGTCGAATCTCAGCACCTCTAAGTGTTTTTATTGCAACGTCTAATGATAATGAATATATTGTTTCACCATCGTACAATTCAATTACGTCGTCATACATTTGTGCTAACACATCAACAATATCTTTTAATTCAACCTTAGTCATAACATTTAGTCCTTTTATTTTTATTTACAATACTAAAAGTAGTAAACTACAAAACCGTATTGTATTATGGTTTTATACCACCTTAAATACCACCATAGGCTTTGACACCTATGGTGGCTAAACGGAGGTTATTTGAAAATAGAACTCTTCCTCATGGAAGAAGAAAGTATATCAAGTATTGAATTTTTAGTTTGCGAATCGCTACGTCTCATTTCAAGACCGATCTGCTGCGCCACATAATAGTTGTACTCCAAACTGGAGAACCTATCCTTACGCATTCCAGCATGTTCCTTGAGCTTAACCTTATTATCTATGATCTTGCCTTCAAGGTTAACCATTTCATTAACAAGTGCGGTAGTCTGTGCATACGGCATAAGCAGTTTAACTTTTTCTTCTGCGGTCATAGACGCATAACCAGATACCTTCTTTACAACTTGTTCAGCATCATATTCGCTAATCAATAATGAGAGATTACCAGTCTGTATGCCCGCACGTAACGCAGTTGCCATTTCGGAGTTCTCTTGTGCATACGCCTTAATAGTCCACACGCATTTATTTGCATTGGGTTCACGACAACGTTCAGCCATGGCCGCATCATTACAGCTACACATGGCCTCATATGTCTCACCAGTTTCTGCATCAAACTGCGGACGAGTAATGAAATCATAGACGCCCAGACCCAATCCATTCGTATCTAGTACTAGATCGGTACACTTATAATGATTAAAATATCGCATAATTATAATAGCCACTTCATCAGTTGTTTTACCCTCAAAAGTCTCCACATAAACAATATGCGATGCCATACCATTATTACTTGGCGTAGCAATATTAATTTCCATCGCTGTAGCATCGTTGTTGGTTGCCTTACTTGCCATAAGTGCAACGTCCACAGATAATATGCGGCGTTCACCTTCAGCAAGATCTGGCACATTAATACCACGCTTTTCATAAAACTCAAGAGGCAAAAATGCATTCTTGATTACTCGACAACTTGATACTTCATCAAACTTATAAAACGCATCTTCAGCTTCACCATAGAACAGTGCTTCACGCTCCATTCTAAATGATATAGGATCAAAGTCTGCCTCGGACATTTCATCCTCAACGGCTTCCTTTGAGAAGATGCCTTCCTCGATACCAACTTCATATGGTAAGCCACAACAAAAATATCTCTTGTTGTCGTCCAACATAAGAGCGGCATCAGACTTGCATTTGTCAAATATCCACGAACTCTTATAGTACGCAGATGTCATATACATTTCTATATTTCTTTCCTGATATTTAGGATTGTTCTTATACTCAGGAAGATTCATATAGGGTGGTTTCCTAAGTGATGTCAAGAATTTCCTAAGAACTGTATCTACGATTTTTTTCTTTACCATTCTTGACTCGTCTATAATAACTATAGTCGCACGATTACTTCGCGCATTATCACTTGCGGTAACAACCTTAATCCAAGATCCGTTTTTAAAATCAACGTGTGGATTATTTATTGACGTACTTATGTCTTCAATTTCGTTTGCGAGATTACTACTACCCCAATCATGAAGCTTCATAAAGTCGGTCTCTATTTTGCCGATTATCTCGACAGCTTGAGACTTAACTCCAGACGCCACACATACTTTAGTAGCGGGGTAAAGGATACATCTAATTACACAGTAGAGAGCAATCAGATAAGTCTTACCTACAATTTGTTATCCCACAAGCTTTTTATCTTGTGGATCTTATGATTGTTATTCTCATAAGTTCAGCATACATTTTCACCTTCAGCATTATCTGTTAAGGTGGCGGACACTCTTGGGTAGATTATATTCTAATAATTAGGTTCACTACCTATGCGTTACGGTACTTGTGTTTTTTACCACTACAAGTTACCACGGAGTTGGCATCTCAGCGTTCTCCGTATTTGCCCACTATTCATAACGTATTTCTACGTTACAGACCCGATATTTATTAGAGGTTTTGCTTTATCTTTTTTGCGAGACAAACAAAACACATCAGATGAATAATACATCTTATTTATTAACATTTTTACATCTTCAACATTTGCACACACTAATACATATTTACGTTCTCTTTCTTTATATATTTCTGTTCGTATTCCATATTGATTTAATTTATCTTTTAAATAATTAAGAGTACTTTTAATGGCACAAACTATTTGTATTCTTAATCTACCGCGATTATTATAAATACAACCATCTCCATCAAAATAACCTCTTAAATAATCAAAGAAATAATTATCATCCACTATTGGAAATTTATCTGAAAGAGTCTTATTGAAATCAATATTATTAGCAATTAAATCTTCTACTAGCGGTTTAGAATATACTCTTAAAACGCAACTCTCTGTTTTATGAATAACTTGATTATTTATAATACGATCTTCTGGTGGAAGATTTTTTACTTCGTGCAATCCACCAAGTTCATCATTAATCCTATCAAGTATATATCTGTCTTCACTTTTAAGTTCCATTCCAAACTCATAAGATCCAGATGGAGTATGTGTTATCCATCCATCCGCAAAAATAAAGCCAAGAAAATATGCCTTTAACGAGGTATCTATCTTTTCAAAATACCTATCGTTAAACCTTCTGGTTTTAGTCAATCCTAAATGTTCTGCTTTACTTCTTATTTGTTTTTCAGTATAACCTAACGCTTGAGAGATTTCTTTGTATGACATGGACATATAATTATCTTTTATAAAACGCACATCCTCATCAGAAAACAAGGATCTTCTTTTTTGACGTGGTAATAAATTATTACTATATATCCACTCGCTAATAATTTGTCTTTTATAAACGTTTGTATTATGTGTATTGTTAAAGTGTTCTGCAAATTCTTTACTCGTATAATCTTTTAAATGGTTACGAATAAAGTCTTTGTCTTCTAGAGTTAATATTTCCATATCCTCTCCTTGTAAATAAAAGAGAGGATGGGCGGTGGCTATCCGCCAAATCCTCTAATAACATGTTAAGCCTCGGCTCGCGATCCAATTGAAGACCGTACACATATTCATTACATACAACAAAATTTTTTGAAATAATCCTAATTGTATATTTAAAAAGTCAACAGCAAAGCGTTGAGGATTCGCACGATAAAACGCCGCCCATATGCTGACGCCTTCCATCAGGTTATCATATTTCTCTTGTTGTATCTGTGAAAAACTTTTCTTATCACTCATCTAATGAACCGCCATAGATTTTATTAAATATGTCTTCCGAATCCTCATCTACGCTAAATTCAGGACGAGTGGCAGCATACTGCTGCATATAGTCATCGTACATCTTGGAATACTTATTCTTAATGCCAAGCATTTTACATAAGTGCCCAAAGAAATACACGCTAATATATAAGCCAATCTTATCTACATCTTTAAGTTCGGGATCTATCTCTGCCACTGGACGTGTTTCTTCTAACTTCTGTATAAGCTGACCAAATGATTCAACACCACCAGTTACATCATTCTTATTTTGTTTAGGCGTAATATCACCAGTCTCCATAAGTTTTTGTAATGTGGCAGTCAACTTATCAGTGTTCTCATTATTTAAACGCGCCTTGTGTAGCTCAAGCTGAGTAAACGCAATATTCTTAAACAACTCCTCTTGTGCTTTAGTGTTGCATTCATACCTATCACACCAATCAGAATATTCTGTTTCAAGATAATACAGATCAGGCAGTGTATACTCATTGCCGAAATGTTTCTTTGCATTTACAAATATCTCATCGCTCTCGTCATAGTGTTCTTCTACGGGGCGTTCTTCTGAGTTACCGAACTTACTATCCTTCCATTTGCGCCCTTTATACTGGGGCAAACTTTGTATCTGTGTGATATATACGCTGAAAGGTGACACGTATACTTTTCTATTAGTTGGATCATTCTTCTTGGCGTCCACACCGTCTACGCATTTTGTATATAAATCATCGTAGTAAGGTTTATCCATTAGCTGAAGAATGAACTTAACACTATCCTTTGTCTCATTAGGGATGTCTCCGTCTCTCTTGCGTTGTTCGACGAGTGCCTGAACGCACTCTTTACAGAGAGGAAAGAACCCAGACTTGAATCTGGAGTCTTGATAAAATCCCTTATGCATTCCAGTATTGCGATACCAATTATCACATCTGGCACAATGCATTACGTCGCAGTCAAGTATCTCATTATACGTAGTGGCAATTTTATCATACCGCTTACGCATTTCTGCGACACCGAGTTTTTGTTCGTCGCCAGTTGGCGCGGGTACTAAATTCGTTGCCATCCTATTGTCCTTTCAATCATTCTTGTATTGATAAATATTATAAATCTGAATCAAATGATTTGAATCTATCTTGTAATTCATATCATTTTTCTCCTTTTAATCAATTATTTTTTATGACGATTCACCAATTGGTAATACAACACGAACTCGCTCCGCATTACCACCAGTGGTTAAAATTAAATAGTCATATCCATCTAACTCTATTGCTTGATAGTTATTAACACTATTTCCTACAATCTGAAGATAAACATTTTCACAATATAAAGGAATACTTGGATAACCATTACTTGGAAAATCGTCTACCGCTAATGGAGCAAACGAAGTGATTAAGGACGATTTGTATAAATTCGCCGAAAAGAATCCATAGTACCATGCTCCATAAGTCCAAAGTGCATTACTTCCATTTGTTCCATTATTTGAAGTGTTACCAAAAAGATAATGTTTATTGCTATCGCTTGGGCTTTTAGCTTCTGCCCAAAATAAAGGGATCGCTGAGCCACTTGAATACTGGGCTCCACCCCATGCGCAAGCCGTTTCATCCGAATTAAATATGTATCTAACTGGAGAATAAATTGTATAGTTTGCGCCAGTAGAATCATTTGAAATCCATGAATTCACAGTGATATAATTAGTAGCAATAGTAATCTTAAAACCATTTGCTTTATCTGTACCTTTATATAACACTCCATTCTCACTATCCCAATTCATGTCAAGTCTTGATGCAAGTTCTTCTGGATCGAAGTTTTCATCAATTGGATATTCATTAAATGTAATCATTTCATGTCTCCTCTTTATGTGTAAAATGTAGGAGTACCTGATTTACCAATGACTCCAATATTATAAGGTTTTTGCATAAAAGCTCCACACAAACGTTTACCATTGCCACCACTACCACTGGGAGCAAATACGTTTGTTTGTACTCCATCTATAATTATTTCGGCAATCTTAACACCAGTGTTTTGAACTTGATTCCACTGAGTTGACGATCCACCACCAGAGTACTTTTTCCCATTTGACACTATTTGTCCCATAATATTCTCCTTTAATCCGTTGTTTTTGTGTATTGCAAGACCATACGGTTTATAGTTCTATTAAAATTGTTAAATCCCGAAAGCATTACTCCGTTTGTGTCGCTCCTCTGATATTCAGATATAGCACACCTCAAATATCGCCCACTATTATTCGTGTACGCTTTCAAATCGGCAATATTATCAATAAAATTGATGTCATTGTAGTAAACCCAATTAACACCGTTTAAAGAAACTGATAAACCGTCAAATACTTTTTCATAAAGAGGTTTCCCATCTATCCATGTCCCGATAACTTGCTCACTCGTTGAGTAATGATGTGCTGGAACTCCCTCGGGTGTCCATGTTCCCGAACCCGCCGTGTCGGTAGTCTTTGTGTACTGATATGTGCATACAAATTTGACACCGCTTTGCCATTCGCTATAACTCGTATTTCGTTTGACAAGACATTTATAATGACCAGACGTTGCCTCCCATAAATATTCCCAAAAATTAACGTCCACCCACCATGTATGAACAATATCACCAAGAGAATTTATAAAATATGCATCTTTTGTTACTTTGATTTCTTCAAGTGAGCCGCAATCCAATGCCTCTTGTGGATTTGATGTGTTTGTGCAATCATAGACAAATGTCTTTTGATAAAGAGGCTTATTGTCTATCCAAACGCCCACTTCTTTTTCTTCTTCCGAGTAAATAGTCGGGAGATAAATAGTATTCCCAAATTCGGGGTTTGGCTCGGGTGTGTCGGTGGTTTTGGTATACCTTATTGTAATATACAAAGTGCCAGCAATTACCGAATTAACCTCTTTAACATATATGCTATCTTGTGCTCGGTCATAGTAAGCATTTAACTCGTCCTTGTTTCCAAAGTAAGCACCATAACTTACCATATTTCCCGAACTCTCAACGAGAGTGGTACAGTCGCAAAACGAAAAAAAGTCAATGTTGAGGCTTGAAACATCAATAACTTTCCAAGTATCCGCCGCAATAGTATCAACAATAGTTTTCTGATATAAGGGTTTATTGTCACGCCAATAACCTATTTTTTTCTCCACATCTGAATAAATCGTGTTTAGGAGCATGGTCGCTCCGCCACCGCCACCGCCAACAATATCAATAATGGTTTTGTCATTTGTCTCATCATCAGTTATACTTGCGTTGCCAGTAAACTGTAGAAAACTTCTTTGTGGGTACACAGTATCTTCCGAATCAAGAATAATATGCTTGTCCTCGGTATCACTAGATGGTGCATCGTCAATCATATAGATTTTATTATCTGATAATTTAGTATCTGGTAGAGCATCGTATTGTGCTTTAGTCAAATGTACTATGTCGCTACCACCAACTATTTTATGTCCAACTATTTTACAAACAGCAAGACTATTTTTTGCAATAGCTCGTAAAGTTGTGTCGTGTATAACCAAATGCAAATATCTCTGACCATAACTTGTAACCGCATATTGCTTACCAGCATCATAAATAGCATTTAAAGTTTGCACTGGAATAAAAGCATCTTCTACCCACTTTTCTCCAGCTCCAGTATACTCACTCCACACACCATTATAAATACTTATAAAACTATAATCATCTATAGAATGTGTTAAAGTATAATCTACATTTACTTCAGTATCTGCAGTAGCCTCAAAAATACTTTCCGACACTATTCTTACAGCACCGCTATCACTACTACCCTCATCTACATTTTCCCATTTCTGAGTGGTAGAATTATATTTAATTATTTGTCCACCTGATAGGTTCGTTAGATTAACATCGGTTAGTTGCGCCAACGTTGTTGACCCACCAGTTGCAGTACCAACTATGGCTGCACCACTCCGATCATGAGCCGTTTCTCCAGCCATAAGCGTACTTGGCGTAACAGTGTCTGCTGTTAAATCTATTAGAGTTTGTCCGCCAAACTCCACTTTATTAATAGCCATAGTCTCTCCTTTAAATCAATTAAACAGTTTGTACATCGCCAATAGTCGCAGTGTATCCACCAGCAGCATTAAGCGTCTCTGTGTAAGAAATAGCATTAACTACTACCTGAGACAGATAATCATATCCCTGATCTGGTAATACAGTCTGCTGAGTTGTATAAGGTGTAACAGTCTTCGCTTGTGCGGTAGAACCACCACCAGAATACGTACCAGTTACACCGAGAATTTCTACTCCATTTTTAATGTTTTCCGCAATAATCTTTGCTTGCTCTGTTGCATTAATTTGCACGGTTCCAGAGCCGTCATGATAACCTTGCGGGACAGTTACCACCTGAGCCTTCATGCTTATGTTCTCATTAATAGCTCCACGGTTAGGCATTGTACCTACGAGCTGAGCACCCCTTGCGTGTGCAGTTTTACCACTAAGAACTTCAGCGACAAGCGCAGTGTCTTCACTAGTGTCTGAGTCGTTAGTATTAGTACCAGTAATAGTGGCGCCGCTGGCATCATGTGCCGTAACACCACTCGCAAGATCGGCAGCCGTAATTGTATCTGCCGTAAGATCTATAAGCACGTCGTTTCCAAATACGACTTTATTAATAGCCATGTTATCATCCTCCAATAATAAAAGTCATACCCTTGGGATTACTTGTTTCGTAATGGGGTATTTCTTCGACAACTATATTATCCATAAGTATCTTCTGACTAGTATTAAGTTGTGTACTCTCATAAGGCTTTGGAGTTATAACAGTGTCTCCGCGATACACTGGAAGTCCTCCAGTGTTTCTTTCTTCGCTTACCTTTAATTTTATAGGAGCTTCTTTTCCAACTTTTAAACTAATCGCATTTTGTGTCGCTACTTTTAAACGTATAGGAGTAGCATTGTCTTTAACTTTTAATTTTATTGGAGAATCATCAATCTCTAATTTTATTAGTTGAGCATTGTCTACTTTTAATGGGATTTTAATTTCTGATGGTTCCATATTAGATCACCCCATCTTTTAATACATTCTCCACATCTATACTAGAAATTGTAGTAGCATAAGCCAGATCATTGTTTGTCTTAAATCTGACTTGCACAGAACAACTTCTACCATTAATTGCCAAAGTGTCTTCTTGTGAAAGAGGCACTTCAATAGTTTTATTTGTATCATCTATTACAACATCAGCCAACGTCTTGTTGACTTCTGCATTAGCCGTCTTAAAAGTAACCCACATTTCAGTAAGGTTAGCAAGAGATACATCCGTGTCTAATTCTAAGGTTAGAGTCGGTGTAGTTCCTCTATACATATTGAATACCTCCTTTTGTATATAATTAAAATGGCGGGGCATTCGCCCCGCCTGCTGTAACTATTTATGCCCTATAGGCACTGTAGCGGCAATATCAGGTTATGAACCTATATATTGCCTATACGCTCGTTTAACGTCACCGCGCAGGACACATGTCGTTTCCGACAAGGAATTTTACATTGACTCGGCAAGGGATATACGTCTCCCCTAACGTTTAGGTTATAATTGTTTAGCCTTTTCACTCCACGCCAATGTAATAAAAGGTGCCGCGGGGAATCGAACCGCCGCATTAACTGGCGCGCCTTGTATGCGCATCTGCCACCAGCACCATGATGCACCCCTCCCACCTATAGGACATAAGTGAGAAAGGTGCCAACGGAAAGAAAAATGAAAATAAAATAAGGGCGGATTTACACCCGCCCCTAGTAACAAGCTTTATTTAATTCAGTTTGTATGTGTACTCACATACTTTGCCTTTGCCTCTTTCAAATACAAACAATGAAGCACCAGCATTTGAAGTTCTATTTAATGACATACCATAAGGATCTACGCCTATGATGCTGCGAATGTGAATTGCTTCTGCATCCATACCAACCTCAACAGCGTCTGCATGATGCTTATGTCCAGCAATAATATAATCAACGCTTGCATTATAGGCACGAGACAAATCATTAATTGCTACACCTAAATTCTTAACTTCACCATGAATACCAAGGATCTTCGAACCAGCAAAGTCGCCGTAGTTCATACCAGTAGGATTCTCAGTAATGGTTATATTAGAATTATTCTTAAGTCTCTCCTTAAGGAATGAGCTAATGACCTTGCTCATATTCTCGTCAGGAAATGCGTTCTTAGGTGCACCACAAAGTCTAAGCTGATTATGATTACTATCAACTACCATCTGGAAATCAATTGCCACATATTTGCTAAGTTCGCTCAACCAATTGGCTACATACTCAGCATAAAGTAGCGATGACTCAATTACTCCATAACGCAGTTGCATAAGCTGTGAATTAAGACGAAGCATACCCTGAATGGCATCGCCCAGCTCCCATACAGAAATCTTTCTAATGCCCTCTTTCTTAATAGTCATAACGACCTCAGACAAAAGAGCGTTCATTCTTTCTACGAAAATCTCAGGGCTATAAGCATTAATTACATTTCCAAAGAGATCCTTAATCTCAAATTCAATGCCATAGTGCGCATCGGCAAAACAGAGAAGATATTCTTTGTCATTCTCAGTAACCTCGATACGTTTGGGGATGTCAATAGGTGGAAGTTCCTTAATGGCTTGCTTAATGTGTTCCATAATAAGCTCGTCTCTGGCCGCCTCCCTAAGGTTCTTGTTAAGCTCAAGCTTTTCAGTCTGAACCTTATATCTCTCTTTTCTAAGATCAAGAATCTGGTCGCCAAGCTTAGTTCCAACCAACCTATCTTCCATATATTTTCTGACGGCATAACCGCCGAAGATCGTGCCATTCGCTTTTCTCAATACGTCAGTTGCATAAGGTATATTGTACTTATTGCGAATCTCTTCCCAGTCAAGATCGGATGATCCGTCAAGTTTGTCTTGTATATCTGTTAAACACTGTTCATATTCTTCTTCGCTCATGCCGAGCTTCTGAAGTTCTGCCGTTATATCCATTTAATCTCCTTTATTTAAATATCTGTTTAAGGCTTATATCTTCGCCTATGATCTTATGTACGATTCCAAGTTCCTTAGCAGTGTCTGCATACATCCACCACTCACGATCATCATTTTCCTTGTAAAGTTCCTCGCTTATCTCTGTGTTACTAATGACATGCTGCTTTACACGCTCATTCATTGAGTCGAAGAACTTCATAGTATCTTTAGCTTTATTGTTTGAGTTAGATAAATCTACCCCACCATCATGCTGCAGAAAGATGCTATTCTTAAACGCATATCTCTCAGGTGCCGACAAATAAATATAATATGCGGCTGAGGCCACAAGACCGAGAGCAATTGTTCTCACGGGGGTCTCAGATGTAGCGATTACATCTATAATGTTTCCAGCTGTATACATGTCACCGCCCATACTATGGATAATAATAGTAATAGGCTGTCTGTCTCTCTTTGCTAGTGGAAGATCTTCAAGGTTCCACTGGAGGATCCATGCTGACACATCCCTAAGCAGTGGAACATCCACCTCGTTATCAAAGATAATTATTCTGTTCGACAGAAACCAAGCTTGCTGCTTGTCCCAAGTCGAAGTATCGTCATTTGTAAAAATAGACGCAATATCAATTACTTTACCGTTCATTCAAGTTTCCTCCGTATATTCCCATATGTTGTGGGTGGCAATAGCGCCACCCTCTTCATATGGTAACTTTAGTTTTGTATTAAAACCCCAGTATTTATGCGGCTTCCAGCCGATTCAACGCCTTGAGGGGTACCCAAAAATGGGTCAATTTAACACATTTTTTGAAAAGCATTTGAGCAATGCTTCAGGATTTACCTCATATAAAACCCTTAATAAGATCGCTCTATTCTTATTTAGTTTACTTTTCAACCCAGCCGTCTGCTGTTCAAGTTGTGGTGTCATCCTAAATGCCCTATCGAGTAGCCAGCTAAATAATCCAACATACTTACTGGGCAATGCGATACGCCTTATATCTTCAACAAGTTGATCAAAGTCTTCTCTTAACAAGAGGAAGTTGTCTGAGTTATTCTCGCTATCTTCTTTTTCTATTCTGCTATCTAGCAATTCCAGTTGATATTTCTGTATAAGATTTTCAACATTACGCGACATCTTCTTTGTCATGTCTAATGGATACTTCTGAAAAAAGTCTACCGTTGGTACAGTCTCAGTTGTAGGCTTGTAGGATTCAAACTCCATTTTGTATAGCCGACACATAGGAGAGTCGAGCTTAAAATTTATTCTGTTTGTTGGAAAGCCCTTTCTAATCTGTTGCCAAAACGGAGGATACTTCGTTTCCTTTATATTCATATCGTCGCGTATACGCTTTATTTCATTTGTGATATCTATAGAAAACGTACGTTTACTACTGTCTATAGCCGCTTGAGCAAGCACCGCCAGTATGCAAGCATAGTCTTTGAACTTTTGATCTTTAAAATTATATGTATAAGTTAGGCACACCTGAGCAAGATTACTTGACTCCCCAATGTTCCTTTGGCTTGCACTTAAGGCATTGTCCATGGCTGCAAAGGATGCAGGATCTGAATCGTATTTCTTTTTGCTCTTAGGTATATTATTTACTATTGTCGGATAAACCTTGTAGCAATACTTGGCATGTTCCACAATTGCGGGAGCGTTAGTTGTATAGATGGAATCGCTATCCTGATCTGAGCCGTTGTTTCTATCGCAGAAACTTGTTCCTTGTAGGTTGACGGCTATACACAACTTGCCTAATCTAAAATACTTTTTAATCAGCGGATGTAATCTGTTGTGTAGATATCCCAAATTGTTTTGCGAATTAAAAGGATTTCTAAACTCAGCCAAATATTCTCCGTCCTCAAATCTCTCCGAGTAACATTGAATTGCATCTTCCTCTACATCAAAAGTGCAATCTTTGCCCACATCTTCTCCGACAGAGTGCAAGAGCATTGCATATGGACTTCCACATATTACCAGATTATCAGCATTCTGAAGAAGCTTACCAGTTTTTACGCTTGTAGTATAATCATATATAATCTTCTTCTTGCGTTCTCTGAAATACTCACTCTGCTCAAAGCTATGATCTTGAGTCCATATTGCCAGCAATGCTTCGTAGTCGTTCGAGAAGTTGGCATTTCTTTTTAGAAACTCAAGGAATGTATTTGTGTCAGTCTTTAATGCTTTCACATAATCTCTGGTTGGAGCGGCCACCTCTTCCACAAAATCATTGTTAAGTGCATTTACCATTTGATAAGACATTCTTTGGTAATCACCAAACTTGCTGGGATGTGCCGTCTTGACTACGCCAAACATTGATCCGTTCTCGCGCACCTTCTCGCACCACTTCTCATAAGGATAATCATATTTAATCCACTTACAAGCATTATTAGTGGTAATCACCTTTACATTCTTGGCCAAATGTTTATTGCCCCACATATCCGTCAGATAGGCTGTATCATATTTCTGACCAAAATAGTCTTTAAGAAAGCCTTGGATATCTGTGGCAAATGCCGCCGCCTTTGTAAAGTGATGACGAAGAAGCACATATCCATTAGTCCATTCAGGACATATAGACAAATCTATCAATGCTTGTCCATCAAACATATCGCAGCCCAGTGTGTAGTCTTGGCGGTATACCGCCTTACATTGATTATTCTCAACCTCTACACTTACCACATTGGTCTTGAACTCCGACCTTACATCATTAAGTATTACAATGTCTTCGGGATTAATCTCTATTTTGCCCACAATGGTTGAAGTTACTAATGATGTATACGCCCCAAACTCCGTAATTGGTGCATCGTGCTTTGGAAGTTTGAGGCCCATGTAGAGGAAGTCATGAGCCTTTTTATATAAACTTTGTTTTATGAACATACACGAACCAACCTTGGCCTTGCCAGCCGTGCGGTACAGATATTTATACTTCACGTCTCCGTTCTTGTAGTGGATTGTAACCCCGTTCTCATAAAATATCTTACGAATCTCGTCTGCATTCTTGCAGTCAAACTTATCCTTGTTTGCCACGCATTCCTCACGCAGTGCCTTCAGGTATTCATTGTCAGGGTCTGCCTCCAATGAGACGTCGATACGCGCTAGCTCCTCGTCGTAAGTGCGGCTGCCATAATTGAAGTTGAGGCATATCACGTCGCGCGTATACTTTTCATTTCGGGTGCTCAACCCGTTAGCCTTCAAAAAGTCGAGAAACAGTGAGTTGGTTAGCATGGCGCACTTGGCGTCGTACTTCTTGCGCACCCCCGTCATGACCTCATACACTGATCCTGCTTCATAGTTGTTGATCTTGTAACCAAAATCACCCACTATAAATTCCCTCCGTTATTTAATTTAAAATTATTTCTCTAGCAAGCTGCATAGTTTTGCTGCCACATTTCTTACCAAATAAAGCCCCCGCCTCAACAACGAGTTCTTTTTCTTCCTTTACGCAATCATCATAAACAAACTTAGGTAATACCTTCGCTATTACCCCCATATCTTTAGGTGTAATCTCTAAGGGTATTTCACCGTCATCACGAAGTTTCTCAATTGCCTTTTCAACGCGGCGCCTTGTAACAATGTCATCTACAACGCGCTGGCATTTCTCGGCATCGATAATTTCTTCTGGTGACTTTTCCCTAGGACGCGACTTAGTTTCTTTAAACGAATCATTAACAAACTTTAAATAAAACCACTCGTCAGCTCCCTCAAGCCTATCCTGAGATTTAATCACACAACCTTCTTGTGTTGGCCCGTAATATCCATCGCCCGTCATAAAAGACTTTACATGATCCCATGAAATAAATGGGCCATCATATAAAACATGAATATAAGTAAGTCCAACCTCATCACACATTTCCTTAACAAAAGTCTGTGGGAGATAATGTCCTGTCGCATTATCATATATGTCATATACTATCCAATGATTACGGGCGTATTCAGGTTTATAATCTTTGATAGCATTGCCGCAAAGATTCCACTCTCCAAACACCACCATTGAATCGTGTCCGCTCTGAAACCAGCCGAGCAGTTTATCAAGTTCTATTCCGTATTGATAAAAACCATTGAGATTATTATTATAGTCAAGTACTTTGTTTCTTGAACACATCACCAGATGACCGTCTTCGTAATACACAGACGCATTTGATCCGTCAACCTTAGTAGTAATCTGTATATGCTCGCCCACATTGAAACCCGACACATTGTTTTTGCGCAGCTCAGTATCCTCTATACGGGCCGCCTCAATGTCAATAAACTTTTTCATTTTTATCCTTTCATTCCTTCGTCTCTCTAATCTGATAGCCGTAATTGCCCAACGGCATCACCTCTCTTCGTCAAATTTAAACAATACATTTCTGCCCGCAGTATTGATTACAAAAATTCCAAGTTCGGGATCACTTGCAAATGACATTGTGATAGGATCCTCACATCCCTTTGCTAATCTTCTAAATGCTTCGATCATGGCGTCCACATCTTCCTTGAAAGATTCGTCGTCATCCTCTTCTTCGAGTTCCTCCTCTTCTTCGTAAAGAGAGTCAATGTCGAGATAGATAACCGCAAACTCCTTGCTGACATGATCGACATCAATAACATCGCAGCCATACAACACCTCATCCACATCATCTGCTGCCGTATAATATTCAATGCAGTCATCAATCTCCATGTCGGATGCGAGTTCAACAATATAATAATTATCGCATCCAAGTTCCTTCATAGTGTCAATTAGTTTCATCTTTCTTCCTTTCTGGCTCATAGCCCATATCTTTTATCCCTCCAGTTAATAATAAAAACTGGTAGTGGTCATCACATACCGCATAATAGCGCATCGTCTTTATATTAAACACATGTGTCGCCATTACACGCTTACCATTTAGTAAACACATTTCACAACATATTTGTGGACGTTTCGCTTCAGCGCTTAGGCTCCTCAGCAAAATGCTTGTCGGCGCATTTAACGCATACTCTATCACTGCTGCCTCCCATTCCAATGTCGCCAAGACTTATAATGGTATCGCCTCTACGTAAGATCTTGTGGCAGTAATAACAGCGATCTTTTTCATCGCACTCCTTAAATGGGAAACACTCTTTGTGATAGTGATACCCCAGCGCCACATATCCCTTACCCGAAGGTACCAAATCTCCGCATAGCAGACATTTCCAAGCCATTTACTTTTCCTCCCCGCTTACAGCGTATATTGCATAATATTTTCCGCCCCTTGTAGTGAAGCGCATTACACCCAGAAACTTCGATAAATCACTTTCGGTAATATGAGTCTCCACATAACGTGAAGCATCGCACCAATTGTCTTGCTGTCTTGCCTTGAAATAATCTGAGTATGGTATTTCTATTGCCTTTTCAGTCATTGTTTCTCCTTATTACTTTCCAAAATAATGAGCGCCAAATCTAAATAAATGAATTGTTGCGCAATCATTGTAACCCTCGTTGCTGAAATATACCGCCCCCTGAGATCCGTCCCAGCCAGCCGACACCATAAGCAGTGCTATCTCGGCCTCCTCGTCAGGCTCCCGCATGCCAGCCGTATGATACTGACTGGGTGCGTATATTACATCGTGGATACTCTGCCCACTCTTTTCGCAACGGTTGAGCACTGTCAGCATCACAAGAGCCTTGCCCACAATTCCTTGGTTACCCGCCTCCGACATCGCGATCTCTTTAAGTTCGCGCTCCTCGTCGGGCGTCAGCTCTATCAGTGGGCCAGTGAACAACGCCATGGGATCTTCCAGTACCCAACGTGTGTACTCCAGCTCCTCCAACAACGCCACATTCTCTTCGCGGGCCATAGCCACCTCTGTCTCCAGATCGTCCGCTCGCTGCTGTGCCACCGCCACCTCGCCCTCAAGCTCGGCAATGCGGATCTCTTGCTGCTCGCACACCTCGCACATTCGCAGCCACGCCACAAAGTAGAGCAACACAAGTCCAACCAATACGACAATTACTATTCGATTAAGTTTCATAAAAACCTCCTTCGCATTCATAGTATCACAATTATGGGGCAATGTCAAGTACGACAATATGTATTTGTAGATTTTTTATGTTTAATAATTTTAATAAGTCCTAATTCAACAAGTTTCTTATTATATTTAGTAAGTGTTAATATTGATATATTAATTTTGTCAGCAAAATATTCTAAACTATATCGGCACTCTCCTTCCGCATTCATATGACACAAAAGTTCATAATAATATATAATTAACTTCTGCCACTCTCTCGGATCGGGGCATGCCTTAATTAATGTACGTATTTTTGTGTAATCAAGTATGACATATCCATATTTAGTTTTGTCTATTTGTGCGGCAAAGGATTCTTTACATTGAATTAAATATTTGCCTTGCCCCGCAAAAAGATTACCTACGAGAACGTTCTTATTAAATAACGCTTGCATAGCAACACTAATCATTTTGCGTTGTGTTTTAGTTGGCTCCGTAATATTAGTTAGTCCAAATAGTATATCGTCATCTTGAACCATAACCATATGATCATATACACTGAACATATCCAATAATGTTAAATACACCGCCAGCTCTGCACCATTTAAACAATTTCTGGTTAGCATATCTCTAGGGACTAGAAATTTTTCCTCAAGCATAATGCGCTCCTTTCTTGGAATATAATATCATACTTAAAATACTATGTCAAGTATCCCGAAATGGGATACTTATTTTAGTACTATTAATATATAATTATATAATATGTTATTATACTATACTATATTATATTATATAATATTATATATTATAGTAATTATTATGTAGTAGTATATAGTATAAATAATAATAATATATAATAAAGTTATAGAATAGTATACTAGTTATATACTAATCCATGTTATCTAATTGTTTATATTAATACACCATAACTAACCTACCCATTTTGGGATACTTATTTTAGTACTGAGCCTTACCCCCTACTCCCTCATCTGGTGGTCGCCCATCCCCCCTGCTGCCACCCCTCCTCCTCCCTCCCCTCCTTTGTATATTTATTGTTATTAAAACATTCGTTTTTTAATGTGATGTTTTTTGTGCATTTTTATTTCGTTTGTTATTATTATTAATGAAAAAAGTTTTTAAAAAGTTTTATTTCTTTCAGTATTTATGCGGTTTTGCACGATAGTATTTCGTGTTATATATTTATCGTAATTTTTACTAATGTGTGTAGGTGAAAGCGGTGATCCTTCACAGTCCGAAAACCGCATGGTTGACGCGTTTTCCACCCCCTCCCCGACCATAAAAAACCTTCCAAAAATCGCCATTTTTGCCATGTGCTATGATGACGGTGTCCTCGAGAGACGACCTACTCCTCTCTCGATGACTTGATAAATAGTGAGTAGGAGAATATAGGAGATTTACTATGAGTAGAATGACTATCGCTGACCTTGCAACTATGATGACTGCTATGCAGAATGACTGCGCTCGCATTGCGGACGTATGCGTGAGCCTCGACAAGCGCCTGACCGCTCTTGAAAAGAGCGGGGCGAAATCGACAAAGGCGAGTAAGCCGACCGTACAGAAGTCGAAGACTTCTGCAACCGTAACCACCGCAACCGCAACCGCAAATGCACCGAAGGTGCATTGGGTGCTCAACGGACGCACAGTGCATAGCACTGCCGACTACCTCTCAAAGGGTGCAAGATATGCATTCAAGATGCAGGGCAAAGAAGCAGGTGGCGAACCGCTCAACGAAGTTGAGCGCAAGGCTCTTGTCGACAAGCTCGGCGACAAGTATGTAACCGCTCTCAAGTTCAAAGATGCAAAGACCGCAAAAGCATTCTTCACAAAGTGGATGAACGGCTGATGCAACACCGAGAGGGGGCTTTGCCCCCTCTTGCAACTTTTCACACAATAGGAGGCTTATTATGACACTTTTCAACATCGTAACTTTTGACAGCGACTACAATTTCAGCGACCATAACGTCATGGCACGGACATGGCGTGAGGCTGTTGACATTCTTGTCGACAGTTGTGGCTCCGTTCCCACCATTGCCAGCGTGGACTACGCTGACATCATCACGTGGGATACACATTGTGGGCGCTTCGTTGACGGAGCATTTGCTCTTACTGCTCCGAAATTACCGTCCGACGAGGAGATAGACACTTATATATTCGACATTACTCACTGATGTGAGGTCTGTTAGCCCATAGCCCTTCGGGGACAGTAAGGTGGCGTCAACTGCCACAATGGGCAAGTCTAAACCATAGGTTCACGATGTGAACGAGGTACCCTTAAGTGTAGGCATTGGAAGTCGGCACATAGTCGGGGGACAAGGGCATCCCGACAAATGTAGGCACTGTATGGGCTTGGAACCCATATGGCGACATCACTACTACATAGAGGCTATTCTGCAAGGCTGTATAGTAACAGTCGTGGGTAGGTTACCCGTATGCGTGGTTCACACAGACACGCTATTCGGGTGGGAGAACAACCTATTTGAGTTCTGCGATGTTACGAAATACCATTGCTCAGGCTGAGATAAGCACGGCATTAAGTTGCCTATTATTCCGACTGTGCGGAATTGAAGTGTGTGGATGTAAAGAGTAAGGCGTATGGCGGACAGTTGTTCGACGGAATAGGGGGTAGATGAGAATCCGCTTGGTATGTGGGTTCTGTGAAACCGTGGAACACGGCATCGAGGTACGGGATAACCGTTCTACACGGACAACCCGATAACAGCCTACAAACTACTAACCATCAGCGGTGGCGCACATAGGTTTGACACTATGAACGGTTCGAGTCCGTTATGATGGTGTTTGAGCATAGTGCTCAAGCCTTACATAGTAAGGACTAAATGTTATTGCCGAGAGTCGGCAGAAAGGTGGTAGTATGAAGTGGCAGGAAATTGTTGACAAGTTGACCCTCCAGTACAATAGGGGGATTATCACTGAAGAGGAGTATTACTCCTCGCTTGAAACAGTCGCAGACTTAATTATCGAGGAGGCAGACAAATGATAGGAATAATGCTTGCAATAATGATGGCGGTAATGACACCGCAGACAACCACACCGATGAACGTGGTGGCAATAGCCACCGACTGCGAATACAATGTGTTTGCCATCGAGGTTAACAATAACGGTAGTATTGAAATACTGTCGTATGACGGCGACAACTTTGACATCACTGATGGAGCCGTGGTGGTTCCATCGGTGGTAATAAGCACCACTGAAGAAGTAGTTACCGTTAAAATGTACGACGGAAACATCTATGAATTTCGTGGTGGGTGTTATCATATTGGCGATAATGTAATGTGTGTGGTAAAGGGAAATGCAATAATCGGTGTTGCCGAATAACGGAAAGGAAATTAAAATGGCGGTCAAAGAGAAATACATCAACGATCTCAAGGAAGTGCTTGAGATGGCAAGAAGAAACATGCGTTATATTGTTACAAAACGTAATGTATATTCGGGCGAAACCCGAACAGTATTTCGCACAAACGAAAGGGAAAAAGCAGAAGAATTTTGCTCACAGTTTTCCCGTTGTGGAAATAGCGCAGAGGCATATATAGACAGTTACGGAAACGTGTTCCGTATTCAGTACACATTTGTATAAGAGAGGAGAATGAAATGATTTGGTTAATAGTAAGGGAAACAACAGACGGAAGGGAAACCGTGGTCGAAGAGCACCACTGTAAGTCGGTAGCACAGAAGCGCCTTGAATACTTTAGGTCGCTCGGTGACTGTTATTACTATCTCGACAGCAGATAGAGAAAGGGAAAGGGAAATGAAAGACAGATACGAAGTAGTCGTTGTATGGGACGACGGAACAAAGCAAGTATACGGATTTGCCACGCTTGACAAGGCAAACGAAATTGCAAGAGGATACTCCCAAGCCTTTGGTGGTCAGGTTTGGGTATGTGTAAGGGAAAAGAAAGGAGATACAACATGGATATGAATCAGCGGTGGCTCGACTACATCGAGCAGAACAACATTGACGGATTATTCTTCTATAATCCCGATGACAAAACCTTTATGACAGTGTACGAGGGAACAGGCGACAACCTATTGCCCGAGGACGAAGAAGAAGGATATGTCGATTATTGGATGGTTGATGTATTCAGTGAAGAGGGGGATATAGATGGCGCTCAGATAATGTGTGAAACCCTCATAAGAAAAAACAATCAGACCATCGGCGAAATTGTAGATATGGTCGAAGAAAGCGAAATGGTAATGAGCATAGGTTCCTTACCACTTAGGGATTACATCGTTAGACCTGAGTACGGAAATGAACTTGAGAATGTGTATAACAAAATAAATACGGCAATTTTTGATAAACGAGTTGCCGAAAATAAGTACGATAAGGCAATGAAATTGCTTAATATTTTAAATGCTTATGCAGAAGCAGAAAGGCAAAGGTAAAGGAGAAGGGAAATGAGAAAAATTGTCAATGAAATCAGCGGAACAATGTCTGTAATTATGTTTTTCGTAGTAGCCCTCGTTGGATGTGGGCTTGACACCGAAGGATACAGATGGTTATTGATAGAATCAATAATGTTGGTTCCTTTCGCCGTGTTTACGGCAATATATAACTTGACAACGGAAATAGAAAGGTAAACGGAGGAAAAACAAATGAGCAACAAACTTAACAATGTAACTGTCAACACAAACAACGAGGTAAACACTATGGACAACACAAATGTAGCAGTAAATGTAATCAGCAACGAGGAGGCAATTATGCAGAAGGTAAAGGAAACCGCAGTAGGGCGGTACAAGGAATTACTCGACGAGTATGGTTACGAGAATTATAACAGTGAGTATCTAAAGGAAACCATCGAAGAGTGGTATAAGCAGAAGGAAAATATGAGGGAAATTTTCCGCAAATCACAGTATTGGAACGAGGAAGAGCAGATGTTGGTTCTCGTCAATAAAACCATCCTTCGTAGTTTTAATAAGGCTGGTGTCGAAGAATTCCACGACTGGATGAATAATCAGTTTGATGATCATAATACTAATTCGGATACCCGTTGTTTATTCTCAAAACTCTACAGCATCATGAAATACAGCTTTGAGAATGGATACGGCAACCTCATAAATTTGGATGCCGTTAAAGAGTGGTTTAACCTTTATGAAAGAGATGATTACAAGGAAACGGTGCAGAATGAAATAGCACCACTTGTAGAAGGACAGAAGTGGTCAAGGTATATCAATACTTTCTGTAAGAAAATTGGTTTCAACACCATAACCGATATCCACACAGAAGTTTACACAGATGGAAGTGGAAACGCTCATAAACGCGAAAAGGATATGGGTTATAACTATTACTTTGCACTGCTTGGCGACAGTATCAATCCTCTTGAAATAAACGGAAAAACATTTATTGTTTCTCTTAATTTCATTGACTACTTAACAATGTCCTTTGGTAATAACTGGGCAAGTTGTCATACAATAGACAAAGATAATAACAGAGGTTGCCACGGCTCTTATAATGGAGAGTGGTCAAGTGGAACTCTTTCATATGCACTTGACAATATAACAGCAATAGCATACATCGTCGACGAGGAAAATGCCAAAGTGGAAACCAGAAATTACCACCACAAGTACGGCAAGCATGTTCCTTACTGTTTGAGGGACAAGGAGCATCGTGAAGTTGTTGCATGGCAGAACGACAAAATCTACTTTGCAAGAGTGTATCCCGATGGCAGAGATGGTGGCGAAGAAGGAATTGCCGCACAGTTCAGAGAGATTATTCAGCAGATATTTGCCGAATGTTTAAATACATCAAACTTTTGGGTAACCAAAAAGGGAACTTCAAATATCTACAACTACATCGATGGCAACAGAAATGGCTTCACCGCTTATGATGACTGGCGCCATTATGAGGACTGTTCTATCTCGTTCCTTCGTAGAATAGATGGAATTCTTAACGAGGATCCTATTATTATTGCTACTCGCCCTATATGTCCTTGTTGTGGTAGCCGTCATATACATCAGGAAAATATTTATTGCGAAGAATGTTGTAATGACTATGACGAGCACTGCTCAAGATGTGGTCGTGGCATAGACACAGATTGCGACGATTACGAGTATATAGACGGAAATTATTATTGTTGCTGTGATTGTTGCAGAGCAGATGGTTATGTTTGGTCGGAAGCATACAACGAATGGATATGGGAAGAGGACGCTGTCCTTTGCGAAGATAACGATGTGTGGTACAATTCGGATGATGATGATATCTGTTTTTGCGAAGATGACTGTGACTATCACTTAACGGAAAACTGCCGTTATGATGATTATTCGAATGAGTACTACTCCCCTGATTATGACGAGGGTGTTTATACTGCCGATGACAATTGGTATGCTACCGAAGAAAATGCCAAGAGGGCTGGTTATGTGTTTTGCGATGATGATGACAAGTGGCATCACAAGGCAAACTAATAGTCAGAGTTAACACAACAACATGGGCTACGTTATAATGCGTAGCCCTATTATAAGAGAAAGGAAAATAAACACATGATGAACTTAAAATTATTCGAGCAGATTTGTAAAATTCATAATCAGTTAGACCTTAAAAAGTATTTGCGGAAAGAACTTGAAAAATATTATTCGACAATTGTCGAAGAAGATGGATTTTTGTATGTGCCAAGCGATAATGTAGATGTAATGCTTACTGCACATATGGACACTGTTCACGAAAAGAAATGTAAAAAAATATGCAGAGTAAAAAGAGATGGTAAGGATGCGTTGTGGTCTCCTCAAGGTATAGGTGGTGATGATAGATGTGGAGTATTTATGATTCTTGAAATTCTGCACAACACAGATTTACGTCCTGCAATTGTATTTTGCGAGGATGAAGAAATTGGTGGCAAGGGATCTATAAAATTTGCCACTTGGCTCAGTAAGAACGCAGACACAAGGGAACTTGGTATTAAATATATCATCGAACTTGATCGCAGAAACGGAAACGATGCCGTATTTTATGACTGCGGAAATAGTGATTTTATTAAATATATCACTGATACAACTGGATATGAAGAAGAGATAGGAAGTTTCAGCGATATAGGAAATATAAGCCCTGAACTTGATGTCGCAAGTGTAAATCTTTCGTGTGGATATTATAAAGAGCATACTCTCGATCATTATGTAATTCCCGAAGAAATGGAACGCACATATCAGACTACGATTCTTCTTCTTGCAGAAAGTGTTGGCGTGGAAAAGTTTGACTATCAAGAAGTTAAATGGAGTTATAACTATAATTATGGCTATGGTTATAACTACGGCTATAATTATCTTGGTGGAGCCAAAGGATATTATGACGACTATGATGATGATACCCATTACATTGTGGCAATTCACAATGGTGTGGAAATAGCCAAAGAATATTATGGTAGCGAAGAAGAAGCCATTTTGGATTTCTTAATAGACAACGATACTGTATGTTATAGCGAAATAATATACATCGGAACCTATTATGAATATGAGGCATTATACAATTATGACAACATTAAGGAGGCAAAGTGATATGAAAAAATGTGTTTATGTGGAAAATAGTACAAGGAGTCTTTCAGACGTAACGCAGAGAAATGTAGAATCGGAACTTAAGAGTGCAAAAAAGAGAGCAATAAGTGCTTGTCGAGATTTTGCAATGTATCACAAACAGTATCCAGACGAATATAAAGGATTTGACGATGCTCTTATTGACAAAATCAAGAACGCCAAAACAGAGTCTGAAATAAGAGATTTGTTGCGCAAGGCAAGAGCAGTATAAAGGAGGAACATTTTATGAGAATAAGAGATCGGACTTAGTAATTGACAATTACAATTGAATAATGATATAAATAAATATGTAACCAATTTAATACATCAATAGGAGATAATATTATGATGATGAATTTTAATGAATTTCAGAGCACCGTAGTAGCACAGATTAAAGATTTTCTCCCGAGCGATTACACAGACGCAACTGTAGAAGTTAACGAAGTAGTAAAAAATAATGATATTAGACTTCACGGTATTACCATAAGAAAATCTAACAATCCCGTAGCGCCTTGTATTTATCTTGAAAGTTTTTATAAAAGATATGAAGATGGTGACAGTCTTAATGATGTACTTTACGATATCGCAGATATGAGAGTACGAAACGAAAGACAGGATATAAACGTAGATGATTTTTGCAGTTGGGACAAGATAAAAGATAAGGTTGTTGTCAAGTTAATCAACAAAAATATGAGTGATGGTTATCTTAAAGATAAACCTCATAAAACTTTCGGAGATTTGGCAACAGTATATATGATCGAAGCATCTTCAGATGGACACGCTGCAATAAACGACAGAATATTTGATGAGTACAATATTACTCTTGATGAATTACACGATACCGCTATGGATAACCTTGTTAAGCAGTTTGATTTCAAAGGGATGAGGGAAGTCTTGATATCAATGGGAATACCCGAACAGATAATTCCCGTAGATACTACTGATGAAATGTACGTGCTTACAACGCAGAGTAAAATGTTTGGCGCATCGCTAATTTTATCTGATTCAATAATGAAAACGATAAGAGAAAAGATAGGTAAGGACTTTGTAATAATTCCATCAAGTATTCATGAAGTAATTATCCTTCCTATTCCCGAAGAAAATATGAGTATAAGTGACATTATGGAAATGATCAACTCTGTAAATAGCGGTTCGCTTGAAAACACGGACGTACTTAGCGACCATCCATATCTGTACACAAAGAATAACGGAATTGAATCTGTAAGGTAATCGTTAACTTAACGAGGGGCTGAATAAGCCCCTCAACAAAAGAATACAAAAAGAAGGGAGATGATGATGTGTAATGAAATATTCTGTTCCCAGTGATCGCGATTTTAAACGGATATTAAAACAAAATAATTATAAAATTGTCCGTACAAATGGTGATCATGCAATATGGCAAAATACTGAAAGAAAGGACAGTATTACAGTTTCAAAAAAAATAAATCCCATTGTAGCAAGAAGACTTATTAAACAACACAAGTTAAAGGAGAGTTGAATATGGCACAGATTATCAATTTTAACAACTACACAGCAACTACCAACAGTAACATCGTAATCCCCAACGTAACTGCACAGACAGAGGTGCTTAACTCTACACCGAAGGTACACATTAATCCCTTCGAAAACAGAAGGGCTCCTTGGTCTGGTATCGGAAATGATATCCGCTCTGCATCTTGTGTGGATGAGGCTATCGCAATGTCGGGTCTCAACTGGGATCTTGGTCTTGGCAAGGTCTATGATGAAACTGGACATGTTATTCCTCACTTCAATGCAATAACACGTGCTGATACTGGTAAGGTATTTGGTATTACAAAAGATAAGTACAAGCCCGTACAGAACGCAGATGCGTTTGGGTTTGCCGACATCCTTCTCACTCAGGGAGCCACCTTTGAAAAGGGAGGTTGTTATAAGGGAGGAGAGAAGATTTGGTTCCTCATGAAGTTGCCTAGCAGAACGTATGCTGGCGATGAACATCATCTCTATATGTTCTTAATGAACGGCAATAATGGAAAGCAGTCTCTCTTTGCTGCTTTCACTACCATCCGTGCAATGTGTTGTAATATGGCTCATCTTGTAATGAAGAATTCTACATACAAGGTAAGTATTCAGCACAGAGGAGATGTCGAAGGGAAGATGCTTGAGGCTCAGGAAGTTATGGCTGGAGCAAATGCCTACTTCGATGGACTTCAGCACACTATAGAAGAGTTGAGAAACGTAAACCTTACCCGTGCTGAAATGGGTAAAATCATCGAGGGGCTTTTCCCTTACAAGGAAAACGCTACTGAGAGAGAGAAGAGAACTCAGACTGAGAAGAGAAATCAGCTGATCAACATTCTCTACAACGCTCCTGATCTTCAGAACGAGGGAATGAACGGACTCAGGTTGGTACATGCACTGACCGATTATGAGTCTCATTCAGATCCCGCAAGACATACTGAAGGATTTGCTGAGCGCAGATTAATGAATCTTGTTGAGAGACCTATGCTTGCCGACAAGGTAACGCAGATGATTCTTACTGCTTAATCAATTAACCAAGAGGGGGGTGGGCATAGTGCTCACCCTCATTTCAAAAAGGAGAATGTATATGGTAAAAGTTACTCTTAAATTTGATGGTACTGCAAGAGATTTTGAGGAAGCAATAGGAATGGATGATAATTTCGATCTCGTTGATAGCATTATTTATGCAATAGATTACTGTAAAAGAGGAGAAGAAAGTTATCATAATGATATCGAAATTAAAGTAAATGAGGATTAATTATGCCTTATAAAATAGTTTACTCACAAGGAGGATATTAATATGGCTGGAAAGAAAAAGAATTTTTGGTATGTAATTGTAATGACTAATAATGGGCCCGTATTTGTTACAAAGATTAATCGCTCAGATAAAACAGCCGAATGGCACAAGGATGAAAAACCCCTTGAAATGGGTGAGTCTGTTGCAAAGGATTTGGCAATGGGGCTGATGTGCAATATGACATCAGCGTATGCTGTGTACAATTTCTACGAACTTGACCATCAACCCTATCTTTATAATCGTGGTCAGTTTAAGTGGGAGCCAAATAAAAAGGAGGATTGATTATGGAAGAGGCTAAGAAAATGTTCTGTCATGCTTATCCTGAAGGTGTTATTACTAAGGCCGAAGAGGTAAATGGTAAGTATATATTTGAGGTTGCATTTTCGGATGGTATTTATTATCATGTGGTTACGGATGATACTATCTCTAGAGCCTATGATGATTACTTTAGAGCAATAAGTGCCGCGACAAAGTAAGGAGAAGACCAATGAAACAGAGAGATCCGCCGAATTTAAGTTGATAATTTAATTAAGATAATAAGGAGAAGTAAAATGAAAGCCTACAAATTAATGCGTATAAAAAAGAACGGAAGGGTATACCCGCTGTTCATTGACAAGACCACCCCGACAAAGTTTGGTGAGTGGTTACCAGCCGAATGTCATCCTACTAAGGGATTTGCAGTCCGCAAAGGATGGCATTGTTGCTTCACGCCTAATGCACCACACCTTAAAGAAACTCTCTCTAATGGAGAACAGAGGGTATGGGTAGAAGTGGAAGTGGAGGATTACACCACTTATGATAGACCTGAATCTCAGGGTGGCGCATGGATCCTTGCGAATAAAATGAAAGCTATTCGTATCATCACAATGGAAGAAGCTGAGCAGATTAGAAGAAAGAGGTAACGAACATGAATGATTACAGCGAATATTCAAAACAGGGTTATAAGGTAATTGATACAATAGATGCTTACACCATTCTTAAAAGAAAAGATGATTATTGTGTTGCCTACTTATACGATTCCAGCACAGGAACGTGGGCACAAGGGTACTATATGTTTCAGAGTCTAATCGACTGTATTGATTGGCTGAAGGAAACAGAGAGAATATAAGGAGGGGTGAATAATATGGATAATCACAATATTAAGCAGTACCTGAACAAGAAAGTACAGTTCTTTCCTAGTGATACGTATTATAAAAAGGGTTATATAATTGATGTTGATGACATTGGCATAACGTACAAGGTAACTGATGCGTATCAGCATCAGGACTGTGGAACCTTCTTTATAAATCATGCATGTAAATTTGTATTCAAAGTAATAGCGGAGGATTAACTATGAATGAATTTGAAATCTACTTTTCAGATCTTAATGAGGATGCACAGAAGAGACTGCTTGAATTTGTGGGCGAAGATGATCCCGCGGAAATGAACTGGGATATAGATATGCTCCCTATCGCAATTTACTGTATTAATGAAGAAGATATGTTGTTATAAGGAGGAAACAAATATGACAGCAGAAGAAATGAGAGCAATAGCAAATACAAACGGAAGAGCAGAACATGAAGCCAAAGCATATGCCTACTTTAATCAGAAGATCATGGATGCCGCTAAAGAAGGCAAGTGTAAGATCTTCTTTGGTTTTGACGGTGGATATCCTGAAGAAAACAGATGGGTATCACGATCAGAAACTCACATCACAAGGGAAGATGCAAAGAGACACTATAAACAACTTGGTTACAGATTTGAACATGTTGGTGTAATTGGTGGAGTTATGCAGGCCGCCGATGAAGAATATATTTGTTGGTAAAGGAGGAAACGAATATGAAAGAAGAGATTATTCCTACAAGAAAGATGATTGTTCCTACATCAGAAGGCTTTTTGGTAATAGAACAGAAGGGAGCAGAGAATGAATACGCTGGCGTTTTCATCTATTATCAGGATCATAAGGGAGAGATCAACGTTAAATCTGATAACTTGGTTGCTTGTGTTGAAGATGATTTTGGTGAAATCTGTACCGAGACTTATTGTAAGAAGTACGATGAACCTATAAATATTATCCAGTATTCAGACGGACACGACAGAAATAATTAAGGAGGAAACGAATATGAAATATAAGGATTTAAATCTTAAGCACCTAAGGGAAGTATGTGATATTGATTTTGCTCACTATACATACAAGCGGGGTATGTGCAGCTGCTGTTATGGCCCGAAGGATTTGCCCGCCAGATACTGGAGAAACAATAAGATACTAGAGGATGTAGACTACAATGATATAATGTACATCCTATTTAAGAACGCAGATAATGGCAGTGGGTGTGTAAAGGCAGAAGATAATATGGGGCAGACCGAATATATCGAATGGAACCTCACACCTGAACGTCTTGACAAGGTAATTGCAGAGTTGAAAAAACAAGTTGGTAATGAGTACGATGTTGAACGTCCCGAAAATAAGTACAAATGTATCATCTTAAAAAGGAGGTAATTAACCTATGAAAATACGCCCGCCGCCGTGCTTGACAGATTTATAAGTTCACTGTAAACTAAACACATAAGGAGAAAAATTATGAGACAGAATGGGACTATTGAAATATTATTTGAAGCTGTTACTTGCCCGACTATCCAGACAGTTGTTGATGTTGTTAAGAAGGAACTTGAAAGCAAAAGATACTTTACTGATATTAATATTAGTATCCTTGACGGTATCTTAGAAGGTTATTTTAAGGTAGAAATGAACTTATGTTATGAGGCAGACTACATCAGGGGGTGCGCTGGAGACTATGACAGTCCCGCTGTCGCTGACTCTTTTGATGTCTTGACAGAAGATCAGATTACTGATACCATAAATAAGATCGCAGCAAAAGTAAATGGTCTTAATATTGATGAAGTTTTTCTGGATATAGATACTGAAGAAACCCTACTTGACAGAATGGAAGAGGAGGAATATGAAGCGTATGAAGATGCGGAAGAGTTAAGGGGCGAGCAGTGGCGCGACGAACAGAGAGACGGAAGCTATATGTATTGATTAAGGAGGAAAAATCTTATGAATAACAACACTCAGGTAGTATCAGCAGCAAAGTTCACAAAGGAAACTGGTATCAAGATCAGCAAGCTTTCAGGCAAGATGGAGAACGTAAGGGCGATCAGCACTTATGCTGGCGATAACCCGAGCTGTATGGCACTGATGAAATGCTCCGACAATGTATGCAGTCACTGTTATGCTTATAAACAGGTAGAGTCTGGTGTTTATCCTAATCAGCGTACATGTCTTGAGCGTAATGGAAAGGCACTCTCTAAATCACTGCTTAAGATTGTTCCCGACTTAAGTAAGCTCAAGAATCACGCGATCTTTAGATTTGAGTCACACGGCGATGTGATCAATGAAACTAACGCCCGCAATTATATCAGGATCGCAGCCGCTAACCCTGAAACAAAGTTCGCGGCTTTTACAAAGCGCCCATTAATATGGGAGGCGGCAATCAAAAAGGAAGGTAAGCCCGCTAACCTGAATCTTGTGTATAGCAGTCCTCAGGTTAATAAGTCGGCAACAAACATAAAGAAGAAGTTCCCTTTCTTCGATGTGGTGTTTACCGTATACGAAAAGGAACACGGAATTGGTACCGATGTTCCTTGTCAGTGTGGCCCTGAATCTTGTAATAAGTGTCGCTTCTGCTACACAAAGCAGGGGTGTGTCGGTGAGATTTTAAGGTAATGACAAACTTAAAAGGGCTACACTATGTAGCCCTTTTTAATAAGGAGGTACGATATGAAGAGATGTTATGTAGTTTATCGCGATCATAAAAGATTAGATGGTAAAACTGAACGTATCTGGTACTTTAATCATACCGACAAGGAATATAATGAGGGTGATACTTACATATCATACGGTCAGCGCTATGTTGTCAAAGGTAAGTACGCTGATATATTAGCTGCTAATGGAGGCAAGCAGCCCAGTTATCTTTGGAGTGGCAGAGAATTATTTGATCGTAATGGTAAAAAGGTATTTTGTTAATTAAACATTAAGATGGAGGAATAAGTTTATGACATACGAAGTAATTCTTGTAAACAAACATTATTACAGCGCAACAATTGAAGCAGCAAATAAGGAAGAAGCAGAAGAGAAGGCAGAAGAACTGCTGTGCGAACTTGGCACTGGACTTAAAGCATACGACGGTGAATCTTATGTTGATATAATAACGGAGGTATAATTATGAGATATACAATTAGAGTTCAGTACAATGACGGTACAATTGTTGGCTGGATCACTGATGATTATTCTTTAGTTAAGTTTATTCTCTACAGAGAGAACAAGCGTTATGGTAAATATATTAAAAGGTTGGTTCTGAAAGGAGAACACATATGAGAATTTTAAATTATTACCAAGGCGAGACCAATAAGTTATCAGGCTTCGTTTATGACACCGAAGCTAGAACATACAAGGAGTTTTCAGTCAACGGAAAAGATTGGGTTGATACCAATGGAATGGCAAAAGGAGGATTTTTCCTTCCTGAAAATATTCACTATCGTTTTGGAACAAAGTGGGAGATGGAAAGTAAGTTAGCAGATATTAAACTTCTCCACTTCACTAAGGATAACACGATGGTTATTAACTTTGGAATACTTGAACGATAAAGGAGGATGCGTATGAATATCTATCAACTTTGTGATGAAATAAGAGAAATGTTGCGCAGTAATGATCTCTGGTGTGATGAGGTATGGCCGATAAACGATGAGAACAGAATATGTGTCGACATTCAGTGGGGAGACTGGAAGCATGAACACCTTCGCTGTAAATATTTAGTTGGTGATTATCTTAACGGCAAAGGGATCCGTTTTGATCATAGTGAAGTAATTACTGAAGAAGATGGCAGCGACTGTTATTCAGCCAGTCATTATTATAGACTAAGGGAGGTGAGTTAATGGGCGGCAGAATGCATAACGGTACATATAGCGTAAGGGAGTTTAAACGACTGTTGCTGGATAATGGTTTTGTATGTGAGCGCCAGACTGGTAGCCACATAATATATAAGCGAGGCAGCGAAACATTATCAATGCCTAGTCATAAACCCAGTCAAACTTGTTTGTATGATTTGATCAAACAATATAAGTTGAAAGTGAGGTAGATAAAATGAAACATTACACAGAGGACGACTACTTATCAATAGTGGATCTCAAAGGAATGCCGATAGGCACACGCATACTGGGAATTAACACTTATTATTCTGCAACGAAATTAAGTGAGGACAACTGGAACCTCGACGATCGTATTGATACATTCCGTAATTGTTCAGATAGGTTTATTGCAAACACATTTGAATATACAGAGTTTGATGTGATACAAAGAGGAGGTGTGTAATATGAGTTGCATAACAGAAAACACAATAGTAATTAAACCTGATGCCGAAGAAAGAGTTATGAATGATCTTAGGGGGTATGGCTGTTCTGGTATTAATAGTGTGTGGCGAAATGATAAGATGGTCATAATCTTATTTGATAACAACGGTGACAATCCTTGGGATATAGAGGGTATAAACAATCTTCAGGCCGACTGGGAGGACTTCTATGTAATAGAAACTAACTACGGTGATGATGATGGTTATTGGACTCAGGTGTTTGTGGACGGGCACGGTGTCCCTTATGACGGCGAGGCACTTGACTGGTTGTATGATAATTTAGATATCAGTGAGTACTATACAGTAAAGGATTTAATAGCATATAATATTTAAATATTTGCACTTGACAAAATAACAATATCCATTTACAATACAATTGCGTAAGAAAAAAAGGAGGAAAGAATTATGGGACTTGATCAGTATGTTTACAGAATGAAGAAGATAGGTAAGGCAACTGCAAAGCAGCTCGAAGGTAAGAATACTGCCGATATTGACTACAATAAGTTTGTAGTAATGGATCAGGACTATGTGGATCAGCATCCTGATATGTTCTCTGATATAAAGGATATCTTAACCCCTATTACGGTAGTTAATACCATAGTAGACATAGAGCATATCAAGAAAGATTACAATGTACCTGAGCATTGGTGCATGTGTATGAGAAGCTTTATGGGTGGCGGAGCAACGTACGGATTTTCTGGCGATGGGAAATCTGCCACGGTCTCTTTAGATGACAACAAACTTAAACAGTATCTGCTCGAAGAGAACACGCCCTCTTATGTTTGTTACATAACAGAAGTATATTACATGCGTAAGCATTATGATACTCAGGAGGCGATGTATGATCTGTACGACGGCGACATACAGAACTGCGGATACCATCATATGTCAGAGGAAATGATCGAAGCTCTGAATGATCTGGAAGGTAAAAAAGTACTTGACGAAAATGCAACCAACCTGTATTATCATGAGTGGTATTAATGAAAGGAGATTAAAACTATGACGAACTTAACACGGTACGTTCATGATAATTTTGATGTATCAAAGTCAACTCTGGATCTAATCGACAACATCTGTCACTATGTACTTGCGCAGCCTGAATATGTTGACGGCGAAGGACGTATAACGGAAGAGGGCTGTATGTTTATAAGCGGCCTACTGGACGGCGTAGCGGATATGTGGTATGATGAAATTAAACAGGCATGGAGGGAAACAAAATGATAGCAACAAGAAAAATTAATAAAGATACCGTAGCAGTTTTATCATTTGGAGTTTATCCCGCATCTATAGCAATACGCAAAAGTGGCAGAGATTATTTTGGAACCGAAAAAGATGTGGTACATTTTGAAGAGGATAAGCTCGTAATAAACAAAAAGGTACTTGATCATTATGGTTTAAGTTTGAAGGTGAATGAATGAAGAAAAAGAAAAGGGATACGCCGAGATGGTGTGAGTGGACACTACCTGATGGTACGGTAGTGCCCGCCGTACCCTGTGGCAGCGTATTCAAAGGAAAGAAAGAGAAGTTAAGATCACAGCAAACTAAAGAGTTGAGAGATATAAGGAGGGAATACACATGAGGGATGCTACTGGAAAGGTTTTAGAAGTTGGCGACAAAATTATATATGCTGATAAAGTAACTGTTAAAACTTGCTACAAAACATCCTGTAGATCCAGCCTAAAGATTGGAGTCATTGATCACTTTAGTAAAAAAGACGATATAGCTTATATTCCTGATTCTGCGGAAAGATTAAGAAGCGAACACATAATTAAATTAGGATAAGGAGGAAGTGATATGGAAGATCATTACGAAATTAATATCGCCAAGAATGGGAAGCACTGGGGCAGGGTAATTGTTTCTTCTTATCCTGAAAGTACTGCAGTTGAAAAACTTAATTTTTTAAGATCATTGTTTGGAGAAGAGTTTGAAATAACAATGACCTTTTGGACAGCACGAGGAATAAGCAAACCCGAATGGAAATGAGGAGGTAACAATATGAGTGATTTCAGGAAAGCAAATTTCTTTAACGATCTCGACAAGATGCGCGACTTTATCATGCTTACTAAGGATCAGTTCCTTGCCAGCTATAGTTACCTGACTGAAGATGAGTACGAGAATACTCGCGTGATCTACTTAAAGCAGCATCTTGATAATAAAGTAAAGAGGATCACGGAAACATATGAGCTGCCCGCGGGATATATCACCGTGCATATCGACGAGGATGGTAAGTACACCATCAACTTAAATGGCGGCGTATGGGTTAATTGTTTAGACGGTACTGAAGCATATGAAGAACTGATGACGCTGGAGCGCGGCATTGCTATAGGAAGGGAGGTACGCAAATGAAGTTAATTGATTTATTAGAAGCTTGCACCGACAACACACATGTACGTGTCTTAAATTTGGAAGAGCAGGAGGTAGCAGAATATGACGGCAAGGATAGTATAGATCCGCAATACAATGACCGTGAAGTTAGATCTGTCCGCACTGATTTATCTACGGAATGCATGATGTACGGCACATATTTGTGCGCTTGGCTGGTAATAACAATCACTTGACAAAAAAGTGAATATAATGTAATATAATTATCAAGGAGGTATGCTTATGGTAATTATAGTTTTCTCATGTATATTTATTATCTCTACTATTGTGGTAACAGTTACAGAATATAGTGGCGATATAAGAAAAATGTTTAAAGCACAAAGTAATAATAAGCCCACATATCAGGATCACAAAGGAACTCTAAGAAATAGTTCTAATGGTCACAGTGTTAATATAGGTGAAAGCGGAAAACTATATGATTCATGGTCTGGAGAAATGCTTTATAATCCTTATGCTAATAAAGAGAATGAGCAACGTCACAAAGAACATGAATTGGGATATGTCAAACATAGGATATTTAACAACAGCACTGAGGAATGTATTAATTTTAGTAATTATGGGCATAAAATTGTATATAGGGCTGGAGGTAATCTTTATGGAAAATTAAATTGTAATTTAGGTTATCAGTTCTGGATTGATTTATCTAATGGAATCATGGAAGAGACGGAACTTTCTAAAAAAATTCCTCATACGGAAATAGAAAAATATCATAGAAAACCTATTGATAATAGAAAAAGAGAAAAACAAAGATATATAGATGATTATAATAATCCATATACTCAAGAAGAAAAGGAAAAAGAAAATGAAAGCATATTGAAACATCTTGAAAATCATAATAAAAATGTAATGAACAATTTGTCAATGAGTAAAAGTCAAAAGTTTACACCGTGGTGGTGTCATAATCCTGTTCATGGTCGAACAGAAAATTACTATTATGAATATGCTGATGACATTATATATCGTTATGAATTTGAGTATGAAGAAAAACCTTTTATGACAAAAATGGAGGACGGATGGAATGATTAACGAATACAATGTTCTTTACGACGCTAATGATGTTCCAAAAATAAATGTTTTACGAAGTTATAAGGATGCCCCAAAAGACAACAGCTCAATACTAAGTCAGCTTAAATATCTTGATCGTAAGACTAATCTTAAAGATTTAGCCTATGAACAAGTTTATGTTATGTCTCATAATATGAATCAAAAACTTAAAGGTTTTATGTGTGTGGGCAGCGGCGATTACGATCATTGCGATGTATTTTTTAGAAATATTGGTATGTTTCTTTTATTGTCTGGGGCTGAAATGGCAACCATAGTTCATAATCATCCCGAAGATGTAACAGATCAAAGCGATGACGATATCGATTTAACCCAAAGATTTATTGATACTTGCAATATGTTCAATATTAAAGTTTGTGGCTCATTTATATTATGTCGTAGTGGAATAACTCAAATCCCCATTGAATGTTTTTATGATTGGAGGTTTATAAAATGAAAGGCAGACTGGAAAGTGAAATTAAAATAGATAAAACAATTGAAAACATGTTGAAAAATTTACCAATTGAAGTCACAAAGTGGAATAATCTTATGGATGCTTCAAGAAAAACTCCAGCCACAAGAAGAGATTTTGTGATGAAAATAAGATATTTTATTTGCAGTCTTACAGATAATCCTAAAAAATATAATTTTGATTCTCTTACTGAGGAAGATGTAATTAGGTTTATGAAAAAGATTCGCACAAAAGAAAACGAAGTTGGTGATATAATAGAAACAAGTGATTCATATCAAAATACAATGTGGTGTTGTCTAAATAGTTTCTTTGGGTATCTTGCAAAAGAAAAAATTATTCCTTATAATTATATGCAAGATATTAAAAAGGGCAGAAATCATGATCTTGAAAGAATTAATGAACATAGAGTTCTTTTAACTAGTAGAGATTTTAAGCAAATAATAGGAGCACTTGATAAAGTAAGTCGGAATCAAATTGGACGCACAAATACATACAATAGAGATAAGCTTATTATTCTTTTGCTTATGACTACTGGCATGAGAGAAACTGCACTTATTGAAATTAATCTCGAAGATGTTCACCTTGACACTCAAAGTTTATATGTAATTGACAAAGGAAAACTTCCTCATAAATATTTTCTTGAAAGTGAAGTGTGTGAAATTATTAAAGATTATCTTTCAGATCGAAATGAAATGCTTTTTGACAAATCGGAAATAACTGATGCCTTATTTATATCTAAATACGGTGAAAGAATATCCGCAAAAGGGGTGTCAAATATAGTTAAAAAATATACTAAAGCAGCTCTTGGTAAAGAGTTGTCTCCTCACAAATTAAGAGCGGGATTCTGTTCTATCCTTTATAGCAAAACACATGATACAGAATTTGTACGCCGTGCTGTTGGTCATTCTAATATTTCTACTACGCAGAGATATATAGTTACAAACGGAGACGAAAAGAGACAGAGTGCATCTATTATTGGTAGGGCAATTGGAATGAATTTATCAGAGGAATAATGTTCTCGTGGCGAATGATACGATGATAATATATGTAAAGGAGGATGGAAATAACTATGACAAAAAATGAAACAAATACAATGCCCACAAATTTTCAATTGATCCGTGAGCTTAAAAAGACTTACGGGAGTCAAACTCATACTCTCGGATTCCTGACAGATGAAGAAGTTGAAGAAATCAGCAGAACCCTCCGTCTGAAAGAAATGAACATTCTGGCACTTCGTAACCTGAGAGATTTTACTGTGGCGATCTGGGCAGATCATGATGATGAGTCCTTCAAGAAAATGGACGAAATAAGTGCCATAACGTATGTGATCGACATGCAGATAGTGAGTCTCGGAGGAGAAGTCTAATTAACCGACATACAAATATTAACAGAAAGGAATGGTGGCACATATGTATTATTATGAATATATAAACAAGATAAAGGCAAACGAAAATGGCGTTGACATTTATGAATTAATGAATCAGGCATGTGGCGACAAGCAAGTTACTGATGAAGAGTGGGACAAGATCGAAGAAGTATTCATAGAAGAAACAACGAAAGGAAAGTAATAAGTTGGAAGAGAACTAATACTGTTATAGTTAGTTTCACTAGCATGGTGAAAAGGATAATAAAGATGAAAGGAAAAGGCATATGAGAATAATTGATAGCCAGTACGACTACTATGATTATTTGCAGAACTATACAGACACCATAGTGTTTGATCGCAGAGGTTCGCGCGTGTTAACTAAAGAAGATGTGTGCCACGCATTGTCGCTTTATAATGATAGAACCGATAAGTATTTACTTTTGCTGCATTGTGGCGCAACATACTGGCTTATTTTGGCCACGATTACCGAAAAGGAAAAGAGTTATTGGGGGACGCGTGTGACACCCAAGAATTATGACCTCAAGGTTTTGAGTAAGTGGTCGGATTATTCCAAGAAAAGAGAACTGATTTCCCTTGACGTTATTACCATTCCCTCGTGGAAAATGAAAATATATGCTGACATATTTTCACATGAAGTGGTCGAAGAGGCTGTCATTAAGTACATGGACGAAATTAAAGAAACGATTCGAATTAACGATTATAATTCTTCCACAATATGTGACGCATATTTCAAAAGGTGGGACTATACCGCGCAGAAATATGTCGAACAGTATCAGCCCCCACTTCTTAAGGCTTGCGGCATATCCAGTATAATTGAACCTATGGAAATTTTTGTTGCCATTGAGGAACACTTCTCGTTGCTTAAGAGTGAGGCCGAGCGAACAGAACCACTGGGCGCAACCAACGACGACAAGATAATTATGCACGGATTTGATACAAAGACATCGTTTAGGGGGTAGTAATAAAAATGAAATTATTAGAAGATATGATAAAAATTGATCACTTGGAAGTTTGGAAGTTGCCCGACAATGAGATAGGGGTATGCTTTAAAAACTTTGCATACATAAAGGATGGCGATTTTTTAATAGGCAAATTTGGCAGTGGAAAAACCCTTGAAGATGCCGTAAGGGATTACGCACGGGAGATATCGGGAAGAACGCTTGTTGCAAATCCAACAAGCAGTAACAGAAAAGAGATAACGATTTTATTAATAGATACGGAGGGATAATAATGGAAAGCAAACTTGACATTGCAAAAAAGATAATAGAAGAGCAGTATGAATATTATCGGTGCGGTATCTTTAACAGCCGTAACACAGTGGGCGATCACATGTACACTATCTATGACGAAAACGGTTTAAGCATAGATGTGTGCGACGACTACATGTACTTTGAAGTGTTTGGACTCAGCCAAAAAGAATTTAACGAATTGAAAAATTTCTATACCAAATTAAGGGGGTGGTAATATGTACGCAGAAATAACTCTTTATGATGATGACGGAACAATCAAAAACAAAAGACCATACGTAGTACCAGCTAGTCGAATAGATGTCTTCCCTTCTGAAGATAATGGAGACAAGACCGTTGAATATAAATTTACCTTTATAATGGGTGAAAGAATTCTCACGAATCCAAGAGAAATTGAGGTACTTAATAAGATAGAAAGAGCTTATAAAGAAGGATTTGCCGAAGGAAGAGAAAGTGTCGAATATTATACTAGAGGTAGAAAATTAAATGACTAATGCTTGACAAAATTTGATTCCAGATATATAATTCACTTACAAAAGATATATGAGGAGAAAATATATGAGCAAATTAAGGAAAGCGCAGGAAATATATATCTACCTTAATGTTAAATGCAACTGGAACGGAAGTGTGTGTATTGATGAAGCGTGGTCTTTTGAACACGCAAGGCAAGTTGCAGATCGTATGAAAGATTGTGATGTTCACAATGCGTATCTTATAGCAAGGAGAGAAATGAGATGAAAATAATTAAACAAGGAGATCTTGATAAGGCAAAAGATATTGTACAGTTTGAGTGCAGACGATGTGGTTGTGTATTTAAAGCAGAAAAAGGTGAGTGGGCCTACGCGCCTCAGATAGCCCAGCAAAGGGGTGAAGCAACTTATGTGTGCACATGTCCTTGTTGTGGACACAATGTGTGCAAATAAGGAGAATGAATATGATAAAGATATATAATAAAGCGTTTCCATTGGGCCACCCCGAAGAAGTGGAAAAAGAAATTCAATGTTATATTGATAGCGGGTATGAGATACTATCAATGGCATCTGAATTACATTATGAATCTGGACGTATAATGGCGGTAATGAGATGGGATGAAGCGAAGGCTGGAATTCTCAATCCTTGGATGGGTTGCACTGTTAAATGCGGAAATGAATTGTATAAAGTTGTTACATGTTCTCCCGATCCTTATATTGTGTTTGATGACGGCACTAAACATTATGCAATGACGATTGAACCTATCGATGGAAATTCAGATAACTACATGTTGGTTAACGATGCTCAGGTAGAATTAGTGGAGGATAAAAAATGAAAGTATATTTAGTACATCATGGTGAGTACAGCGACTATACAGTTGACGCGATATTTGCCGAAGAGAATATGGCTAAAAAATATTGTAATCTGCATAACAAATACGGCGTCAACTTTTATGGATATACGTATGAATATGAAGAATGGGATACCGCTAAATGCATTATTAACATGTGTAAAGATATAAATCGAATTGGATATATGTATTCTTTTGATAGAAAGGGACATCTCAAGAAAGAAACTAGTCCCGAATTAAGAATTCAGTGGCGCAAGGATGAAAAAGTTTACAAAGACTATGACGGATATAGCGTAGTAATATTTGCCAACGACAGAAGCGAAGCTCAATGCCGCAAGATAGCGTGCGATAAGGTGGCTACATTCAGAGCAATGGAGGAATTATTTTAATGTAAACTAAAATGGTTTACATTATAAAAAGTAATGTATATAATAATTTACATTATAAGGGATAATGTATAAAATAGTTTACGTTACAAAAAATGCAAGGTTTATTAAGAGGAGATTGAGGAGGATAATATGAAAGAACTAGTCGTAGACATGTCCAATGTGCTAGACCATCACAATAAACTCGTATCAACCTTAGAAGATTCTTATATAGGTTACACCCCAGTTATTTATGACACTATAGATTGTGTGCCTTATCACCATGAAATTATTTATATCCACAAAACAAATTGCCCAAACTGTGGCGGTTTATTAGATGGCGACGAACATAGTCCATACGTTAAGTGTGGATGCTGCGGAGCAAAGATCTGGAGTGAAAGAGAGGTATCGTAATTATGATAACTTTATTATTTATTGTATTCATCATTATAACAATTGCAATGGTTTGCGCCAATAATCGTGAATTAGATTATGACGATTCACTTTGCGTAATGATCGTTATAGATTTAGTGTGTGTCGGTGGTATAATTATATTGCTCGGCAATTTGTTTAATGTTTCTTATGTGATACCAAATAAGATTGCTATGTATCAAGAAGAGAACGCGATCATTGAGGAGCGAGTCAGCAGTACAGTCGCTAAGTATATGGAATATGAGAAGGATATCATTTACGAGGTAGCTCCTAGTGATGATGCTATGACCCTGATATCCTTGTACCCAGAACTGGGCTCAGATGAATTGATCAAGGAAGAAATTAACGTATATATTTCAAATAATAACAAGATAAGGGAACTGAAAGATACGGAACTCAATAAGTCAATATATAAATTCCTACTGTATTTTGGACATTGACTTGACAAAGTAAAACATAAATGATAATATACAAGAGAAGTGAGATCCACTTCTCTTTATTAATCAGGGAGGGTGTGAGTAAATGACAGTAGGAGAATTGATTGAAAAACTTAAAGAATTGCCAGAAGATTGTGATATACGTTTCTGTGATTATGATAAAACTTATGATAATGCAGAAGTAATGTGGGATATCACCAAAGAAGAGTGGGAAACAGGAGAATACACGGATGAACCATATATTTATCTAAGTTGAGGGTATAGATATGAATAAGAAGTTAGCAGAATTAACAGTAAATAAATCAGCAGATTATTATGACAAGGTAGTAAAAGCACTTGAAGATGCAGGGTTTATATTAGTGCTTGATACGGAAACTACAACAGACAGATATTATATCGTGGCAGAAAGCGAGGATAAGGAATGACAAATCAAGAAAAATTTATACAAATATTTGGTATAGATGCGTGGCAACAGATGATTGTATTTAGTGGACTTGCGGAGCAATTCAAAGAATATTGGACAAGTCCGTACAATGAGATGGATTGTCGATATTGTAAAGAATTTAAGGATTGTCCTTGTGGTAAAGACGGACACGAAAGCGGAACATCCCAAGGATATTCAATAGGTGAGTGCAAGGATTTTGAGTCATAGGAAAGTGAGGTGTAAGTATGGCAGTAGAGTTAGTGATTAAGATACCAGAAGAAATTCGACTTGCATTGATAAATAACATTCAATTATCCATGGATCAGCAATCTATCTGTGATTCATACATAAAACAAGCAGTAATAAACGGCATACTACTTCCTAAAAATCATGGAAAATTAGGTGATTTAGATGCCTTACGAGAAGAAGTATCATCTTGGGGCATGAATGATTACGAACCATCAGACTTTACAGATGCCATAGACCAAGCAGACGCAATCATCGAAGCAGATAAGGAAAGCTATGCTGAAAAATGGAATGAAGCCCTTGATATGGCTATATCGGATTTATCTGAAAACAAGGGAGAGCCAACAGACGAAGAAGTTATCGAATATTGCAATAAACGTGGTTATGTTATCTGTACACAAGCCTTTATAGATGACCTTAAAAGAGAACAGCACAGAATCCGATTTGAAGGATATGTAGGAGTTGACGATATGGGAAGATATGACCCTTATACCGATAGTTTTGTGAAAGGCGGTAAGTGAATGAAACTGATAATTGATATTCCAGTAGAAAAATACAATGAGTATAAAAGAATCGGGGATAGTCGAGATGTTTTGTTTGAAGCAATAAGAAACGGAACTCCACTTGATAGCAATTCAGAACGTGCCGAAGTACAAGCCTACTTTGACGGAGAAGCCTACGGGTGGGAACAGGGAAGAAAAGCCTTAATTGATGATGTAAAGGCAGAGATGCTCAAATATTCAAGTGAACATTATGTTCATGATGATGACGTATGGACTTACATAGGTATCATTGATAGGTACATAGGCAAGGCAGAAAGTGAGGAAGTGGGAGATGAAAAGAAAGATAATTAAATTCATCATCCGTTATAAACTGACCTATCGGTTTTTTATGAGATTTGAGTGGTTCAGAAAACTTGTAGTAAAAGTCGCAGAAGAAATTTTATTTGAGGGGATAAATCTTGAACCATATAAGCCAGACAAGAGGATTAAGCCTGATTATAAATTCATTGTTAAACGAATTGATTAGCGAGAAAGTGAGGCACTATAATGGCTAACGTAACAACAATCTGTATTCCATACCATGGTAAGAATATAGAAAAAATCCACATCAAGGGGACTGCACATTCCTACTGGATCTACCGCGTGGTGCGGGATCGTGACACATGTAGCTGGAAAGATTTTGCAACAGAAGAAGAGGCTAAAACTTATATTGACAAGGAGGCTGAGCAGTGAGTAAAGTAACAATTGAGGACATTTATGATGACATCAAGCACGGATCTGTATCTGATTATGCTGCTTCAAAAGATGTCGAAGTTGTCCCTCGTAAAATGGTTGAGATGATAATCGAAGAGTGTGAAAGACGCTCATCAGGCAGAACGAAAGCAAGGTGTGAAGAAGCTCAGTATATAAGAGAGTACGCAGAATCATTGCTGGAGAAATTTGAAAATGATGGAGAAACATAATGAAAAATATAATAATTATGTCACCGACTTATAGGCGAGCTGTTCAGACATGGGAGAGATTTCAGAAGATACCGACTATATGGATCTCTGCAACAAAGAACCCTTTAACACTCACATTATTCAACGGTACCAAGTTTAGTTTTGTTGGTGAGACGGAAGGCCAGCGTGGATTACGTGGCCGAGAAATAGAATATATCATTGATGAAGATGTCTGGGAAGGGCTTGACATAATAAAAGATAAATGATATGATATTAATGGGTCAGGATAGTCTTGACCCATTAATTAGTAAGGAGGCATCATGCTTACAGATTTTGACCGTAGGTTAATAGCAGCAGAGAACGAAGATCTAAAGCCAGTAGATTTTTCTATTGAGCGGATCCTACGCAAATACCATGCCGTACAGATTACGTGTCACTGGTACGATAGCGATCCGCCCGAGTGTAATAAATGTGAGCGTTGTTGCGGTGATCCATGTAACACGTGGATAGAATGGAACGGAAGTGAAGCCCAGTTGACCCGTGAAGTGTGGGTTGACATATGGGGCGAAGGCATCTGGGGCATGAGTCAGGCTGACGTAGATAAGTTTGCTGCAAAGTTATTTAAACAACGTGGTATGAAGGGTAGACTATTTTATGTTAAACCAAGCCCTGATGAAATATGGATATACTATTATCATCGGGACGTAGCAAAATGTGATTACTGGTGTGTATTCAAGGAGGCTTGACATGGATCCCAAAGATAGATATCATTGTCCTATATGTGATAAGAACTGCCGATCAAATAATACAGCCCTTCCCCTTATAAAAGGCGAACTACGTTTTATAAATGGTAAAATGCTACAACATTGTTACGTGGAACAAATCGAACTACATTGCAACGAATGTAATATTACATGGACGGAGAATAATGATATATGAAGAAGCCTACTTTTATAGCAAGAGACGTTAAGTTTTACGTTGGCGATAAAGTTATTCAGATTAGTAATGGAGATACACCAATGTTGGTTGAAGAAGGATCATTCTTTGATGAAATGGAAAAGATTATAGATGATACGCTTGGTATAATGGAGCGACCAAAACAAGACATTGACCATCCAGATCCACCACAAGTACGACGTAATAGTCAAGGAATATACGTATACGAACCAAGAGAGGATAACCATGATACTAAAGGATTACGAAACGTTTAGTATATCTTTTGATGGAGGGGGCAAAGACGACTGCGTTTGTGTCGTAATGCGGCACAATGGAGACGGAACCTTAACTATGTTAAAAGCCGCTGCTGGTGCGCAAGCGGAAATGATATATAGAATACTTACGGAACAAAATACAGAGATAAAGGAGATTCAATGAGCAGAGGAATACTTGAAAACATATGTAGTGCAATTTATCTACTACATGCAGAAAACAAATCTATAATGGAAGCACTTATGATTAGTTCTGGCGTAAGCAAAGAGGACGCCGAAAATCTAACCAGACAGTGGGAGGAAGCACTTAGTAAAGTTTTTAAAAATATGGATAAGGAGTAAACAAATGGCAAGAGAAGAAGTTATCAACACACTACAGTTAATGGTAGACACCTACCCCATTACTGATCCCCTTTTTGATATTGCTATTCATGAGGCTATTAAGCTTTTAATGGAGATCGATTACTACAATTGCATTGATAAAAGAAAAACACTTGACAAATTAAACGAATTGTCATATTATGATCCTGCAAGGTTTCCCAACCCTGATATGATGAACGGATACAATATGTGCTTGGGAGATTCTACAAACGTAGTGGCAAGTATGCCACCCTACAGTTCAACAGATGATGGAGGAATGTAAAATGAACAAGAAGTGGAAGAACAGTGGACTTGAAATTGGCACCAGAGTAAAGATCTCCAATGATGTTTTTGTTGAGCCTCTTAAGGCCGCAAAGAGATTACAGTACGTCGAGTATATGGGCGAAACTAATTCTGGCATTATTCTGAATTGTGTATTCAAGCCCGCCTTTGGGGCAAGAGATCCTAAGGATTATCAGTATAGGCTTCATGTTAACTGGGCAAATATTTATTGTGGCGACACAAAGATCCAGCTTGCCGACGGATCACTTCTCAGAGCAAAGAGAATTCCCGCTTGACAACATTACATAAGTAAGATATAATAAGGTTATCGGTAAAGGTAACCTTATTATTTTTTTAGGAGGTATTATATGATGAGTAAATGGTTAAAACTAGTTGGCGCTATAGCATTATCAGGGATCGCTGTGTATTGTTGTATGATGATTCCAATATCAATTATACAAGGACGCACAGTTTTGGCTATCGCGAACATTATAACCACAAGTATTCACTGGTTTCTTTATGCTTGTCTGCTTTATGATATAGCAAGAGAGAGGTAAAAGTAATGAACATGGCTGCAACAATAGCACTGACGAATAAACTACGCGACGAGAATGAAGAACTTAAAGACGAAATAAAGAGACTTCAGTGCGAAATATTTAAAATGCAAACCGATTATAAGGTGCTTAATAGTCATTACACCAAATTACTTGACACATATATGGAGGAAAGATAATGTTAAAGCCCAAACATATGAATAAACGCAAAGCCAAGAAGTGGCGTAAGTATTGCGACGACTCCAGCTGGGTATACTTTATGTGTGGCGGAGAACCTAAAACCTTGACGGATCTGAGAAAGCTAATTCAATTAGTTGATCGCGAATTTACTGGAGGTATCTATGGAAATTAAGGCTGGTGATATTGTTACAGTAAATGGAACAGTAGTGTGTACGCGTGATGCCGAAGATGGTAAACATATTATCATTAAGACTAACAGCGGAGAATTATGTATACGCGAGAAAGATGTAAACACCATCCACCCTTATAAGGATCATTCTCTGGTGGATTTAAGAAGAGGAAATTAATATGAGTGGTTATGTAAACAAAGAAGAATTGCTTAAAAAAGTGTATCGAGACGACGATGGAAACTATGTTGTCTTGGCGGATAGCATAGAAGTTATGTCAAACGTTGACGGAATTCCTATTAAGTGGATCGAAAAATACGCCAACTCTGTTCCTTGGGGAGACTATATTGAGGGACTGCTTGATGACTGGGAGAAACATCATGAACAATGAAATGGTTATAATCATTGAATTAAACGACGATAAACGCAGCATCATGAAGATTAGAAATGTAATATGGTACGATTACGATGATCATTTTATTAGAATTAAATATAGAAATCATGAAGCAACTAATATAAAATGGGTCTCCCTTTCGTACATTAGAATGTTACAAATATTCGAGGAGGCAAATATATGAGTGATTATATAAGCAGAGATAAGCTAGAGGAAATGTATGGCAAGATGCTAAATGTGGCATATGATACAGCCGATGAATATCCTCGATACAAGGGGATTATGTTATATGAAGCGCAGAAGATTATAGATGTAGTGAAAGAATATTTGCTCAGCGAGGAGGGGTTAGTACACGAATGGAAGATTATATAAGCAGAGAAGAATTGAGAAAACAATTTAATAATGTTACACTACCTAAAGAGTGCATAAAAATGTATTTGTATCCCAGAGACGTAGTTGCAAGAATACTTTATGACTGCCCAAGTGCAGACGTAAGAGAGAACATACACGGAGAATGGGAAACACGCTACGAGATTATTCGTCATCCGTGGGGTGAAGAACATAATCCACAGACAAAATGCTCAAACTGTAATTTTAGAGTCGATACACATTCAAGCGGATTTATGAACTTTTGCCCTAACTGTGGTGCAGATATGAGAGGTAAAGCTGAATGAGACATAAGATAATAGTGTATATAGTTAGAAAGCACGAACGTCTTAATTTTATACTGTGGAATTTTAAATGGTATCAAAAACTTGCAAAGAAAACAGCAAGAGAAATTGTTGATATGAGGTAAAGAGAAGTGGCATTATATATGAAGGTTGCACTCACATGTCTCACGCTGCTCTGGGCGGTAGAAGCTATTATTTGTTATTATAAAGGAGAGTAAAATGAAAGTATTGGTTGACATTCCTGATAGTGAATTTCATATGTTTAGAGATGCTACATCTGCAGGGATCGGAAATAGTGCTATGAAACATATAGTGAATGGTACAATTGTTCCTGATAATGTAACTAACGGAGATATAATTAGAATTATGTTTTCAAATATGGCAATATCCAATGAGCTTCGTGATGTTATGACCATATATACAATGTGTTCAGATGGTAATGAATTTGTTACTCACTTTGATCTTGACTGGTGGGAAGCACCCTATTGCAATTTATATACGCAAGGGTATATAGAAGATAGTATGGATGACTGGAGCGGAGAGGGAAGGTGGACATGATCAGAATCGATATTGAAATGCCTGAGACATGCTCTGACTGCTTTGCGTGTTACGACTGTATGTATTGCACAATAGCTGAAAGACAAATGGATTTTGAAACATTTACTGATAAGAGAGCTGATTATTGCCCACTAAATGAAGAATGGATCCCAGTATCAAGCGTTGAAGAAATACCAAAGAACGGATGCTACTGGGTTACGAAGAATACAAAAGATACGGTTTGGGTTGATACAATTGCATGGGATGATTATTACAAATACTGGCGTGACAGTGACGGCTTCAGAGCTTTCTCTGAAGATCTAGACAATATTGTGGCATATATGCCATACTTCACGCCTAAACCATATAAGGAAACATTCTATTGAGCACTTGACATTAGATCCTTTTTGGTGTATAATAGAAGGTAAGGAAATGATATAGAAAGGGGGATTCAAAATGAACATGACAAACAATGATGAAACGGATAAGATGCTTGACCAGATATTGCTTGAAATAGCTAATTACTGGGTTGACTGTTATGAAAATGCGGAAGCCCCTAGTTTAACAAGGATAAGTAGGATAATTAATAAATATAAAAAGAATAAAGATGTGGAGGATTCGTAATGAACGCAGAACTAATGGAGGATCTTCAGAAGATTAGGGATCGCTACACGCAAAAAGACGATCACGTTATTGACAGAGATTACTATAAAGACGGAGCGTGTGATATCTGGAAAGATATAATTATACTGCTCAAAGAGAGGGGAATACTATGAAAGAGAAAGTTATTGAATTTCTTAGAGGATCATTCCCTATGGGCATTAAAATATATCACAGTCCGTCAAGCATAGAAGAGACTTGTGATATAATTTTTGATGAAAACGATGTGATTATTTTTTACTGTAAACAATGGGAGTACATAGAGATATATGGTTTAGACTCTGAAGAATATGATGAAGTAGTTTTTAAATGTGGTAGTGCATATTCAAGTTACTCAAACAGTAAACCTAAATTAACACAGATACAATAAGGAGTAGACATGACGGACGAGAAAGCCTTAGAAGTTTTAGATCAGGCACAACACAATGCATATAAGGATGGTGACTATGATTTATTATATGCACTTGAAACTGCCATTAAAGCCATTAAAGAAAAGAATAGGCTTGAGCAATACATTATTGCAAAGAAGGAGAAATAAATGACGAACCTAAATAAGTTTATCGAAACATTTGGTTTTGAGCCTGACCTTTCTACTGGCCCAGTTCCTTGTGGAGCATACTGCGAGGGATGTAAATATCATAGAGGCAACGTAGATAGGCATTGTTGTTCGCATGAATGGTGGGAAGAGGAATATAAGGATGGAAAAGAGGTATTGGTATCCAGTGGCGCTGTCCGCTGAAGACTGGTCTGACGGATATATTTATTTAACAGAGAAGGAAGCAGAGATAGTGGAGTACGCTACTAACCCTGCAAACTGGGTGCAAAAAGATATGCGTCCATGGTCAGGATCCTTCTCAATAGATACTTTTCACAAAAAGGAGAAATTGTAATGGTTAATTTATATATTGAGAAAAATAATAAAGTGACTCAATATTATGATTTGCCTGAGATTCTGGTTAGAATGGTTTACAATATGGTTGACAATGTAATGACGTCTTCAGTTGAAACAGAAGATGGATACAAAGTTAGTATTGTAAAGATAGAAAAGGACAAGTAATAGTCCTTTTCATTTTTTGTAAGAATTGCGTAAGAAAGGAATTAAATATGCGGACGTGTGAAGAATGTGTTTATTGTAAACCCGCTTGCAACGGCAAAGATTTGTTTAAGTGTATGTTGTCAAAGAAAGGTTTTAACACACCATGGTTTCATGGTTGGTTTTGCGACGGACGAGGCAAATCAATATTTAAAAAGAAGACAAAGAAAGATTAAGTTACTACCCCCGAGGATCCCTTCGGGGGTATACTTGACAAATTTTAAAAAAGGACTTGCATTGGCTCTGAAGATATGATATTATCTAATTACAACAGAATATGCTATACTGTGATCTCCAGATAAACAGAATAAGAACTTAATAAACATGAGAGTAAACAGTATATAATCTATAAGATGTAACATAATTAATAAATGCTGAATGAGGAAATATAGATAAACAGAACTATTTTTCGTTCAGAACTTGATCTGGCAATTTCACCCCTCCTATTGACAAATATGATGACCTATGATAATATAATCTATGTGAAGTACAGATATTTTTTTTAAAGAGGTACTTGACATAGTTTAATCATTGTGGTAGTATTATATCAGACGCCCTAATGGGTGCGATATATTAACAATAATTAAGAATAGAAAGGACAAAAAAGAATGAGATTCAAATTCACTGGTAATGCTAATGCAGTAACCGATGCGGACAAGAAGGGCTACTTTGATCGCAGCGGCAAATCCAAGAACGGTAATCCTTATACAAGTATTACGTTCTCTGTAGCCTCATCTCCTAATAATAGGGGATACGTTGAAGTCTTTGGTATGGAAAGAGATACCATTAAGACTTTCGATAATGATGGTAATAAGATTGAGATCGACTGGGAAGATCGTAATGACGAGGGTGTACTCAAGACTGTACGCCAGAAGAATATTATGAACTTCACCGAAGATGGCAGAAAGGAGTTTATTGCCGATCTCGATGTTGCTGAGTTTATTAAGGATCATATCTTTGAACTCGACAAGAAGAAGGTTGTTGTAACTGGTCAGGTTAATAAGGACTTCTATAATGGTAACGCTCGTGATAGATTTGTAGTGCAGAGCATCTACACTGCAGATGACAATGCCAAGACTGGTCTCAACATCATGGGTGAATATTTCTTTACTAAAGATAGTATTGATACCGCAGACTGGAAGAGCGAGCATAAGCTCTATATCAATGGTTACACCAAGGAGTATGTAGCCACCGAAAAGAAGCAGATGTATGTTGCTCGTCAGCTGGTATTTGACTGCAGCAAGCTTGACTTTGAGAACGATAAGCATGTTGCTCTGGCTAACTTCCGTCTTGCACAGATCGGACTTAAGTATGAGGATGGTGCTATTGTAAATAATCTTAAGGCTAAGAAGGTTTACAAGACTAGCGCAATTATCTCTTATACTAATGGCGCTGAGGAAATTACCTTCGACGAGAAGGAGCTTACCGAGAATCAGAGAACCGCTATTGAGCTGGGATTTAAGACTCTCGATGACTTCAAGCCTAAGGGTAAGATTTATGGCGACAGAAAGATCGAATATAAGCTCGTTGATTTTGATATGAGAGACGAGTACGCAGATGGTTGCGTAGTTCTTGATGATACTATCAACGAATTTGAGGACGAGATTTATGTCCCTGCTATGGCAGAGTCTGAAGATGATGCTTTCATGAATAAGCCTGAAGAGAAGAAGCCTACCAAGACTAAGGCTAAGGCTGAAGAAGAAGAGTCTGATGATGACGACGATCTTGATCTGTTTAACTAATTATAAACGCGGGGCGCTCTGCCCCGCTGGATGAAAAGGAGTAATAATATGGCATTTGGAAAGAAGAACAAGATTTCAGTTAATCCTCTCGATTACAATCTCGGTATTATTGGCCTTGCTGGCGTAGGTAAGACTACTGTCATTAAGGAATATTGTGATATTCTTGCACCTGAAGATGGTGGATACCTCTTCATTGAGTGCGGTAAGGAGTGCGGTGTTGATGCTATTCACGACATCAATTACATCAACTGCCCTTCATGGCATGCAGACTATGATGAAGTTAACAATGAGGTAGGTTTTGCAGAGCTCATTGAGGATATTATTGAGAACAAGAATACTGAGTATCCCAATCTTAAGGTTGTAGCTATAGACACCCTTGATCAGCTTAAGGAGATCGCAGATGCAGAGGTTGTCCGTAGATATAACAAGGATAATCCTGATAATAAGAAGAACTCAATCAAGGCTGTTTATGGCGGATTCTCTGCAGGATCTGATATGGCCGATGCTCTCATTGTTGACACTCTTTGGGAGCTTAAGAAGGTTGGAGTATCCTTTGTAGTCATTGGACATATTAAACAGAAGGACATTACCGATCCCGTATCTGGTGAAACTTATACTCAGCTTACCACAGATATGTCAATGCGTTCCTTTAACGCTATTAAGAACAAGCTTGATGTTCTTGGTGTTGCATACATCAAGAGAGAGATCATCAATAAGGTCGAGAAGGAAAAGATTGGCGATCGTGGCAAGAAGGAGAAGGTTGAAGTTGGTAAGGTTGGCTCAGAGGCTCGTGTTATCTCGTTTAGAGACGACAGCTATGCCATTGATTCAAAGAGTCGCTTCGCTCACATTACTGACGAGATCAGCCTTAATGGTCAGGAACTTGTAGATGCTATCAAGGATGCTATCGAAGCCGAGCTTACCAGCAAGGGATCTTCTGTAGCAGAAGCAAGTAAGGAACAGAAGACTATCGACAAGAAGAAGGCAGAGATCGAAAAGAAGTATTCCGAAAACAAGAAGGCCACTGTTGACAATGCTGAAAAGTCTGATGAACTTTATGAGAAGATTAAGGATGCAGCACTCAGCATGGATGGTGATACCAAGGCTAAGATTATTGCATTCTTAAAGAATAATGGACTCAAGAACTTTAAGGACAAGGATGCATTCACCCTTGAAATGCTTGAGGAAGCAGCGAAAATTCTTGGAGTAGCATAATGGCCAGAAAGAAAATGGTAGAACCTAAGGTGGAAGAGCCTAAGGTTTATGTGCGAGAGAAAACCGCAAAAGAGTTGGCAGTTGAAAAACTGTCAGCTCGCGGGATCTCCGCAACAATAGAGAGCGGAGTCGTGATGACTCGAATAAAAACACCTGAAGAACTCAAGACCTATAAAGAAGCAATTAAAGCTATAGGTTATAACATGAGTTGGGGATTTAAAATAGACAAAGGAGAAAACACAGATGAAACTGGACGAACAGCTGAAAGTATTGAGAGCGAAGGATCAGAAGATTACACTTAAGGACGGAGAAAATATTCTTGTTGACAAAGGCACCAAGGATGATGTAACATATGGTGTGTTGGGAAGAGATGTGTTCTCCACCATTGTAGAAGAGGACAGAAGCATTACCATTTCACTTGTGAATAGAGATTTAGTAAAGAAGAAGTAAGGAGATTAGGGGATGAGAACAGTTAAATGTCAAGACACTGGCGAACTCGTCCCCTCAACTAATGCATACAAGGCCTCTAATGGTAAATATTATTCATCAGAAGAGGCCTTTAAGCATTTGTTGGACGAGAAGATGTATCGTCAGCGGTGCCTCGAAGAATTAGGGAACATTCTGGGGTATCATGAGGGTCAAAAGTTCCCTACAATTGTAGCCAAGAAACTTAAAGAGTATGAGTACTATGGCTACGATGTTGTTCTACAGACTATTATCAGTAAGAGATCTGATATGGTTTATTCTATTAGTCATAAAGATTTTGCCTCAGAGTATAATAGAGTATCTTATATAATGGCTATCATAACTAACAGTGTCAATGATATCAAAAAGAAAATCGATAAAGAGAAAAGACTTCAACACGTTTCGAATAATGCAATAACTTCTGAAGAGGTGGAATCAAGTATAACACCAGTAAACAGTGGAGAGATCCACGATATATCAAAGTTTTTGTGAGGTAGAAAATGATAAATATCAAAGAGTTACCCGATCAGTTGATCGAGGGCAGACAAGAGACTGAATGTAATTTTATTATCAGTCTTTATAAGGATCCCGATTTAATTGGGCTCTACAAGGAAAAGATTACAACTGGAGACGACATCATTACAGATGCTGGTCAATTCTATTATGGACTTGCATTAGGACTTGAAAAGGCTGGTTACGATGCTTTTGACGATATGGCAATAGTAACCTACCTATCCGATAAGAAGACGGCAAAGAAAAAGTTTGATGAATATGGTGGACTTGCCACACTTCATGAAATGGTAGGATTGGTTAATGAAGCCAACGTTGACACCTACTACGATAGACTTGCTAAAAATAACTTCCTTGCCAAGTTATATCTTAAAGGATTTGATGTCCTCCGTGATATAGATAAATATCAGCGTATGACCGCTGAAGAATGCTATGACTATATTGAGTATCAGATTAGTGATAGTATGGTTGCAGGAGTGGATAAGATCCATTCTGAAGATGTTAATGAAGACATGGATAACTTTGTTGACGAACTTGACACTGGCGCACAGCAAGGATATCCTCTTGGACTTAACACTCTTAACTATATGCTGGGTGGTTTACATGCTGGCACAATGACACTTCTTGGTGCGCCTATCGGCCAAGGAAAGACGAGCGGTTCCGTACCTATCATCATCATGAAGAATCTTGAAGAAGGTCGTAACGTACTTGTTATTAGCAACGAGCAGACTTGTAAAGAGTATAGACAATTACTTCTTACCTATGCACTGTTTAATAATCCTGACTTTAAGGGTTGCGGCCTCAACAGAAAGAAGATAGGGCTTGGACACTTTACGCCTGAGCAGAAAGCAGAACTTAAAAAGGCTGGCGAATGGTTAAAGAGTCTTAAAGGACACGTAAGATTTGTTGAGCTTCAGGATTATAGCACGGCTGCGGTGCGTAAGATTATTACCAAGTATTCCAAGATCGGATATCCTATAGTAATCTATGACGTACTTAAGCCCGCAGACGGAGCATCTGAAAGAGCATGGGCAGAGTTCTCCGCTTGTGCAGAGACATTGTTCCAGATGGCAAAGAAGACTAAGGTTGCATTGGTATGTACGTTCCAGCTGGCACCCGATTCTTTGACTAGAAAGTATCTTGACCTAAGTTCAATAGGTAAGTCGAGGGGCATAGCAGAGACATGTCATGCATGTATAATGTTCCGTCCAGTATTTAATAACGAATATGAGGACTTGCATCCGTACAACTATCGCACCACAGAGGACGGCAAGAAGGTTAAAGTGTTATTGGATCTTGATCCTGAGAAGCATTACATAATAATCTTCGTACCTAAGAATAGATCTGGTGAAGTGTCACCTCAGATATGTGTGCAGTTTGATATGGCATTTATGCGTATGAAAGAAGTTGGCTGGATAGATGTAACGTTTGACAACTTCTCACGTGGCAGATAACTTGACAAAATAATTTATAGGCAGTATAATCCTATTATCAAAACGAAAGGATGTTTAATATGAAAACTGTTTATCTTGATTATGCGGCAACCACGCCAGTAATACAGCCCGCCAAAGATGCGGTAATTAAATACTTGAATACATTTTATAATCCCTCTTCCGCTTATGCGGGAGCCAGAGAAGTTAGAGAGGCGGTAGAAAAAGCACGTGCAGATATTGCGTCTTGTATAGGTGCTCTGCCTGAGGAAATTTATTTCACTAGCGGATCTACTGAGGGTAATAATATTGCTATTCAGGGTGGCATAAAGGCGGTTAGTGGTAGGTTTATCACTACAAATATTGAACATCCTTCTGTTATGAATCTTGTAGATAAATATTCTGACAATTGCTACGTACTTGATGTAAAATATGATGGCAGTATAGATCTTCAGGAATTAGAAAGTGCATTAGACTTTAATGATTTCGTGTCAATAATGCTAATCAATAATGAAATTGGATATATTCAGCCCATGCATGATATCGCCAAGAGGGTTAAAAGACACAAGGGCATTATTCATACTGATGCTACTCAGGCCATAGGGCATATCCCTATTGATGTAAGAGAACTTGATGTAAATATTCTTACTGCCAGTGGACACAAATTTGGTGCGCCCAAAGGTGTAGGCTTTATATATATACGCAAGGGTACACATATCCCTTCGCTTACATTCGGTGGTGGTCAGGAGAATGGCTTTCGATCTGGAACAGAGAATGTTGGTGGCATTGTAGCTATGGCCGCAGCGTTAACTCAAGCCACTAAGGATCTCAAGCGTAACACAGCACACATTCAAGAGGTTAGCGATTATTGTATTGAGAAGTTTGAGTCATGTGGTTTTTCATATAGTTTTAACTTCACATCAAATAATCATTACGCTGGCATTGTTAACGTATGTCTGATGGGAACTCGCGGAGAAGAAGTAGTAGAGTTCTTGTCTCAGAACGATGTATACATATCGTCTGGTAGCGCATGTCATTCACACGACGACAAACCTTCACATGTTCTACTTGCAATTGGTTGTACCACTGAGCAAGCCGAATCATCTATTCGTATTAGTATCGGCAACGATACAACCAAAGCTGAAATAGATAGATTGTTTGAGGTATTAAATTTATATTATACATTAAGGGGTGAAGATAACATTGATTGATGCTGTAAGCCTAAAAGAATATCTCCGCAATAAAGAGGACGAGATCGTTAAAGTGCTTGAGCATATAGGTATTGATACCGAGTCAATAAAGTATCATCCAACTCAAAATTATTTATCTATGTGTCGTATAGGCGGAGATAATAAGAATGGGTTATTATTGTGGCTTGATAGTTTAAGCTATAAGATGATGACCCGTAACAATTCTGGTAATTTGTTTACGTTGGTAATGGACGAAACAGACTGTAATTTTCCCACCGCTCTTAAAAGAATAGCACGTTGGAGTGGATATGATGGAGATAGCAATATAAAGATTGAGCTTCCGTTTGGTGGATTTTATAAACAAGTGAGGAAAGATGCTGAGGGTAATTATATCCCAACATTTACCTACTATCCTGAATCAGCCTTACCACCAGCAGACTGTTTATCTCAGAAATATTTTAAAGACGGAGTAGACTTTCAGACACAAGAATTATTTGGAGTCAGACTGGATCTTGAAAATAACTCAATAGCCACACCAATATATGATTATTCTGGTCAATTGGTTGGCTGCAAGAATAGAAGCAATGATCCGTTTTGTCCTAAAGACGAAAGGTTTTATGCTTCGCTTCCATATCCAAAGACCAGTATAGTATATGGATATGCTATAAATTATCATTCCATAGTATCTAAAAATACTATTGTGGTATTAGAAGCGGAAAAATCCGTTCAGCAAATGTATAGCTTTGGTTGCCCTATCGCTACAGCGATAGGTGGCCATTGTATCAGTAGCACTCAGGCACATTATATAAAAAGTTTTGGTGCTAAAAACATTGTGCTGGCTTATGATGAAGGTATTGATGAAGATAGTATGCGATATGATGCTGAGAAATTAATAGTAGATAATCACATCATGAAGAATAATGTGTATTATATCTATGATAAGAATGGTTATTACTTGAATCATGGTAGCAAAGATAGTCCTTCTGATCACGGCAGATACTTGTTTGAACAGATGTATAAAAACTGTCTGGTAAAAATAACTTGACAAGATAATAATAGGAGTGATAATATGAAAATAGACACTGAATATAAAATAATCGATTTAGATATCAAAGGTAACACGGTGAGGTATTATCTCGCCAAGGATCCCAAGAAGATTAAGGAAAGCTGGGGCGATGACTGGGACGATACACCTTATGAGCATAATGCTGGACGTGTATATGGTCACTATGTTGATAAGGTAATAGACGTTTTTTATCCTTACGACATGATGGTTACTGAACCCAGTGATGACTGGCATTACAAATATAATTCTCCTTTTTGTAAAGAGGATTTTAAGAAGCGTAAGGCACCCAGAGTTTGTATTTATTATCCAGAAAATCCATGGGGATCAGAAACTTATTCAGAAATGATGGGCAATGAAAATATCAATAGAATTTATTACGGTGATTCTATTGATAAAGCACTTAAAGATAGTGTATATTATATGGAGGTAGAAAATGAAGATGTGTGATCAGGGTTGTTATAATCTTGTGGTAGCATATTTACGCCAGATGGCAGAAGATTATGAAAAGGCGGTAGAAAAGGGAGACTTAAAGACCCTTATTGAAATAGAAAAGAGTATTCTCTCTGATAATTATTATGGAGATATTATTGGACTGTCGGCGGAGACAATGATTTTGCAGATTAGATATAACTCATATGATACCAGTAAGTATAGGATTATGAGATACGAAAATACCAATATGCCACGCGGCATTATAAAGAAGGGAGAGTAATGTGGAGAGAGTAGAGGATAAACGACTTAAAGCATTAAGGGATCAGGGTAAAAATATTTATTCTATCTCTCGACTTAATAGTCTTAACCAGTGTCCGTATGCGTCATACATAACATACGTTCTTGGTGACAGAGGTAATAATAATGTATGGGCTGCACTTGGATCTATTATGCACGATACACTTCAGGACATTATTGATAATGGTACACCTACAGATGTACTTATCGAGCATCTTAACGACGGCATAGACAACCTTGAGATTAGTGGAATGGATTTTCCTAGGGATAGAAATGGCGGATCCAGTATCCGTGATAACTGGGTTAAAAATATGACAGAGTTCTGTAGACATTTCAAAGCTCCTAAGGGTAAATTTGAAACAGAGCAGCTGGTTATTTATAAAGTATCCGATGATGATTACGTGCAGGGTTATATAGACTTACTCAAGATTAATGACGACGGAACAGTAAGCGTATATGACTGGAAGACAAGTTCTCAATTCGTTGGTGATCATCTTATTGAGGCTGGTAGACAGCTGGTGCTTTACGCTCAGGCGTTAGAGCAAGAAGGACACAAGGTTGACAAACTTGCATGGGTTATGCTTAAGTATTGTGTGGTTAGATGGAAACAAAAGAATGGTAAGATTAAAGAGAAGGTTTGTGAATGGCGTAATTATGTAGCACAGATTCGTCCATACCTTCTTAAACCTCCCGTAGCGGTTGATATCGACGAGTTTGAGTTGGACATGATGATCGATAAGGCTGTTGAAGAAAACTCTCTTGATGGGCTTCCTACGGAGTTAAGAGACCAGTTTGAAGTTGAACAGTATGTTAGATATTACGATTATAATCAGGAAGTAATTGATGAAACACTTAACTATGTAATCTCACAGATCCAGTCATACAAAGATCGCGGTACTGATGAAAAGAATTATCCACCCAAGGATGTAGCAAAGGATAGTTATTTTTGTTCAGCGCTGTGTGGACATAGTAATAAGTGTCAGTATTACAAAGACTACTGTGCAACATTTGTAAAATCCGATAAGAACGATGAGGATTCACTATTTTGATCAGGGTAAGTAGTGGGCTGTCTACCAGTATCTCTCCGTGTAAAAATTGCACCAGACGAAAAGCTGGATGTCATTGTAAATGTGGGAAGTACAAAGGATATGTCCAAGACAATAAACAAGTTAGTGACAAAGTAAATATACATAAGCAAGTTGAACATGCACTAACATCAATTATATTTAATAAGAGATAAGGAGTAAATATGGCTAAAGAATTTGATGTGGTTAAAATGCCTGAACATTACACTTCAGGTAAGTATGAATGTATTGAAGTTATGGAAGATGTATTTGGTACAGAGACCGTTAAGTCTTTTTGCTTATGTAATGCTTTCAAGTATCTCTGGAGAAACCAGAGAAAGAACGGTGTCGAGGATCTAAAAAAAGCTGTGTGGTATATTAATAAGCTGATCGAGCTTACTGAAAACAGATTTACCGCACCTTCGGATAATGAGGATGAATTTCCTTTCACTTAATACTTGACATTATAGTACGGATATGATATTATACTATTGAACTTGATTTTATCATAGTTAACTTTTTCCTTTTCCATTAAAGAAAGAACGTGAAACGCACCGTCGTTACCCTTTATGGTTGTCCTTTCTTTATCTGCCCCTTTAGCTCAGCTGGTTAGAGCGCGCGACTGTTAATCGCGGTGTCCTAGGTTCAAGTCCTAGAGGGGGCGTGGAAGTGAAGATTAAATAATGCAACAAACCGAAGGGTTATAGCTCTCTTCCGTCTAACGGTTGATCGAGCGAATACTGGTTCCGATGTGGCGACGGCCATGCATTAGCCAGCATAAGATAGGGCGACTATAAAAGATAGTTGCTCTACTTCATACCAAAGAGAGTAATCTCTTCGCTTATTTCTTGATTACTCTCTGCGGTATATGCCTCTATCATCTAGTGGTCTAGGATCTATGATTTGTAATCATATCACTTCCGTTCAAATCGGAATGGAGGCTAGCCCGTTTAAGAGTGTGCGGATAAAACTCTTCCCTCGTAGTTGGGTGGCAGAATAGACTATACGCTAGAGCGGCGGGTCAATAATGAAAAATATTGACAGAATGCTCCTAGGTAATCTAGTAATATCCTAGTGTTGTACGTAAACGGACTCATAAGGCTAAGCACTGAGGGCGCTTCGACTACGCCACGTACAATTTCAACCGAAGTAATGCCTGAATTGACAGGATATGACAGGCGGAGATGAGGCTCCGCGCTTTCAACATAGCAACCTAATGAATGCTATTGTGAGTTGAATACCTTGGTGTAATGGAAGAGCACGCCGCCCTCTAAGCGGAAGCATTGGTTCGAATCCAATAGGGAATAGACTCTGATGAAAGGTCTCGTCAGGGACGACTGTATCGGTGAGGCTTCTTCTCGTCTGTGCCAACAAGATTAATAAAACAGACATATAGGTTAGTAAAGATGGTCATCCTTGAAACCATTTTTCGCCGCCGTGGGGGTTGTTAGTCCTACGGGTTCGCCTAAGAACAGAAAATAGGCGTATGGAGAGATTGCAGAGCATTGCGCATCCTCACTCCGCCCCACGATAATGGCAATTAAAGATGTCTGCGAAATGTGTGTTATGAGAGAGATCGAGAAGTACAACATGAACTTCTAACCTCGCATGGCGTAGTTATGGTTCTACGTATCATGCGGTTAAAAACCAATAAGCCCAAACAATGTCGCTACTACACATGTAAGGTGATAACTTAATGTGATGCGAAACTGGGAAGGCACTGGCCTCATCAACCAGTGTGTGGGTTCGAATCCTACTTTGGGCGTGACTCCTTACTTATTGTTTGTGAGTTATCAAGGTTTCGTATACTGTACCAGTTTAAACAGTGTACAAATGCCGTTCTAGCTCAATTGGTAGAGCTTCTGATTTGTATTCAGAGGGTTAGGGGTTCGATTCCCTTGGGCGGCTCAGTCCTAAGCTGGATCAGTGTATACGAGGGCACAGCTGAAATGCCTAGTCCTACCAGCGGGTGCGAGCTAATCCGCAAACGAAAGCTGGTCATACCCCTTGATCGGAGTAGCGTGTCTAAAAATTCAGTGTTCACAGCTGGAATCACTTTGAATTTTGTAGGGCACATGGGGTGTTGGTGAGTCGTACAATGGCAGTACAACGAAAGAGGCTTTTTTCTGTTACCTTACAAAACTGACAACGATATTTTTCTAGTAAATGCTGGTTCAAGTCCAGCCTCACCAATTACCGCAAAGTGGATGATGCGGTATAAAAATAATCGACCATCCTCTATGAGTAGGAGATATGAAAGGTGAATCTGGCTACATAGAGTGAATCCTAAAGCCCATGATACTATTGGACAATGCGTGAATGTTAAATTATAATGTCATACTCAGGTGAAATATCACGATGATGCAAAGTAATTTAGCTAAAAAGTATCTGAAACGCTAGGTAATAATATAGGTGCCGTTTGTTAGACATAACGGTTAAATGTCCAGTTAGTGTATTCAAGACAGAATCTGTGGGGATCCCGCTAATGAGAGAAAATCTTGATAAGCAGGAAACAGCCTAGTTTTATGTGTCGTGGCGGAAATGGGTAGACGCAAGGACAAAGCGGAGGGAGTATTGTGAGATGTAAGACCCTCGTTCCTCTCACACTGTAAGGTTCGAATCCTTACCGACACATGAGGTCGGGTCATACCCGAATGATCTGAGAGTAAGCAGAACGCCTCAGAGAGAATGACAATGCCGAGAAAGGTTAGTCTCATAGCCGTGGACGAGACAATGTAATGAAGGTGGGTTATTCTTTCCTTATCGGAACTGCCCAGCTGACGTGATGAAATTGGTAGCACATAGAAGACTTAAAATCTTCTGGAGGAAACTCCGTGCGGGTTCAAGTCCCGCCGTCAGCACTTAATAATATCGTGGCGAAATAGGTAGCCGCTACGAGGCGTACAGATAGACCGACTTTAAGGTTCGAATCCTTCATGGTGCGTACAGAAATGTATAGTGGATGAAATAGTCCTGAGCGCAGTGGTTCGCGATGGTAAATAGGTTGGTTATGTAAGGTGCGAATCCTTACCGATATTATTATAAGCTATCATGGTGGAATTGGTAGACGCGTCAGACTCAAACTCTGGTGGAGAGATCCGTGCAAGTTCGATCCTTGCTGATAGCATAAGCCCTCTGTTATCTGCGGATAGACAGTGAAAGACAGCATTTGCGGATGTGTTGCGAAAGGCACTTGACAATATAATGAATATATGGTAATATAATTATAGTCGGCTGGGCGACTTAAAACAGCTTCTAGGCCCAGCGCGGTTACATTAGTAACGCAAGTACGGTGGAACAGAGGTTGCAAACTCTGGTGGGATAGTAGTATGGGATTGCTACTATTCGTCCTAAAGATAAGACGATTTAACATAACACAATCCTATCGTCTTATCAGTGGTAGTAGAAGGCCAGAAGGTCAACGGCTATCACAAACATCGCGGGATGACGAGCAATTGGAAGCTCACTTGGCTCATAACCAAGAGTATGCCAGTCCGAGTCTGGCTCCCGCAATTGCGAGTCGGCTCCGCTAACCGACACTTTCGAGGTAAGCCAAATAACGGTTAATTGGGCGATAACTCAGGTGCGCAGTTGTCATTGCGCTATACAAATGAGTAGGACAAATTTAGTAGTCTTTTAGGGTAGCGCCAAAGAGTGAGGATGGGGATCTCGTCCAAGGACACGTATGCTAGAGCCCACTGCTAGTGCTATAAGTGTGGGATATAGCCCCTTCGCCAAATGGTAAGGCAACGGATTTTGGTTCCGTTATGTGCTGGTTCGAGTCCAGCAGGGGTTGGTTCAATTAACAACTAATTGGTAACGGAGTTGCAAATCCTAACCAAAGATGTCAGCCTCGGAGAAAGGTCTGTAAAGTGGGTCAGATAGTCAGAACCTGAGAATCATGCATGCAGAAGACCAAGATAAGTGGCTTGGGTGGAAATGACAAAAGTTAATTGAATTTTCTCGGTGGCGGAATAGGTAGACGCGAAAAGTTATCTAAAGATTGTTACACACGGAGTGATAACACATTACGGCTATTGAACAATCATGTAAGGTGCGAATCCTTACCCGAGATATTGACCGAAATGGGCGAGAGAAGAGTAAGTCGTGTAAAGTCACGTTTCTTCGAAACAGAGACAGGAACAAAGACGAATTCGCCTCCTGCAGTAGGTCACATGGGAATATAGCTTAGTGGTAAAGCAGCGGTGCGCACCCTCAGAACAACGAGAGCAAGACTCAGGTTCGATTCCTGATATTCCCCTAACCGCACGGATGGCCGTGAGCGCAAACCGACGGGTTAAAGTTACGAGCACACAAGCGCCGTAGATAACTTAGGTGCGGTATATAAATAAATATGGGCCTCAGCTGAAAGTGGTACGCTCCTCATGAGTAAGCAAGCTTTAATCAGGATTAAAAGGAGGAATTAATTATGGCATCAGCAAGCAAGCATAAGCAGAGAAGTTCAAGAGCGCATCAGCAGCGCCCTAACTTTGAGAAATATTTCTATAACAATGCTCACAAGCTTTATGTTAAGAAGATGTTTCAGCGCATGATGGAGTCTAATGCTGAAGAAGCAGAGGATAAAGATGAAAACGTATAAGGTAATCTTTGATCTACCAGATGATATAATCCCACCCCCAGTGGTGGGATTTCAAATAGTCGTTCCGACTAATCAACCCCAACCAGTTCCAAACATACAAACTTATACCGCTCCTTTATTGCCAATAACCTATCACAACATAGAAGATGGTACATATACGGAAGTAACCGAGGAAGGAGAAAATGAATAATGGGATATCAATGTTTTCACTGCTGCACTAATTCTGTTAGCTGGGATAGTGATTTTGATTTTGAAGATATGGGATATGAAGGCGAAGGTATAGTTCATATTTGCCATTGCTCTAATTGTGGAGCAGAAATCGAGTATCGTATTCCTCTTGGAGATCCAGAGGAGGATGAAGATGAAAAGAGCATTTGATTATATACTTACAATATTTATATTGGTTGCTTTTGTTTACTTCTTATCACATGCTCTGGGTTCTTATTATGGTGAGACAATAGGTAGTACTCCGCAATGGATGCTTGATCTTATACACGGAGGTCACATATGACCAGAGAAGATGCAATGATCATAATAAGAGCATGTAGTGGTAGTGCTTTTAAAGACAAAGACTTTCCATTTAAAACCGTAGAAATTCTTGAAGCCGTAGAGATAATGAATGATACCATTGATCAGCTTAAGAAAGCGCGTAAAGCCGCACGTAGATATAAGCGTATGTATTTAAGACTCAAGACAGAAATGGGTGCAGCTCAGTGTAAAGATAGTGAAAAAATAGTGAAAGAATAATTACCATTATAATAGCAATAATAGATATAAATAGGAGTAAATTACCACTATAATAGCAATTAAAAAAAAGGAGAAGAACATGAGAAAAGATTACAACCCTACACCAGTTTACAACAGAAAGTACGCACGTGGAGTTATCCGCGCTCAGGTCATTAAGCGCAATGGCTATCACAATGTAAGTGCGAACATGAGTCAGACGTTCAAAGAGATGCGTGATAGATGGAATAAGCTTATGGAGGATTTCAAAAGTGAGGATTAATTTTACTACAATAAATGAGGCTGGAGAGAAAAGAGATTGGAGCATGACCCCTAATGAACTTCAGGAGGCATATTGGAGTGAGGATGATGGCCTTCCTGATTTAGACGAAAAGATTGTGTCGTGTGAGGTTGAAGATATTAATTTTAATTGTTTTGAAGATCTTGTAATGGAATTAGTGGGGGCAATTGATTGATGAAGCATAAGATTACATTTTCTACTGATGATAAAGTAACTTCTATTCATGATATTAAAGTTTCTTTTTATGATCAGGACAATAGAGCTTATTCTATATGTATTCCCACTGAAAAGAAAAATATTATTTCCATAGAAGATATTGTTAATGAAAGACTGGCTGAATTAAACCATCAGAATAATGGTTAAAAAGGTATAATTCGCCATCAAAATAATGGTGAGGTGAGTTATGAGTTTAGATAAAGCAATTGAGCATGGCAAAGAACATCGAGAACAGTATCGTGGATCCAAGGCTGTCGACTGTACGTGCCGTAATAATGGATCGTGTGAATGGTGTAAGCAGAATCGTACCATTCATGATACCCGTGATAGAGAAAGATGTAAAGATGCTATGCTTGACATAACCACAGAAAAAGAGTATACTAAATATCACAAGGTAATGAAATAAACTGGAAGGAGCAAAAATGAATTATACAGTTTATCATCTTCATAGTGATTATAGTAACGGTGTTACATCAATTGATAGCGTAACTAAAGTTGACCAGTATATCGAGAGAGCTAAAGAGTGCGGCATGTCCGCACTCGCTTTCTCTGAGCATGGATCTGTATTTAGTTGGGTGTTAAAGAAAGAGCATATAGAAAAGGCTGGAATGAAATATATCCATGCCGAAGAATTTTACGTGACAGAAACTCTTGATGAAAAGATTAAGGATAACTGCCACGTTATTGTTATTGCTAAGAATTTTGACGGTGTATGTGAATTAAACAAATTATCTTCCGCAGCATTTAATCGTAAAGATAATCACTATTATTATGTTCCTCGTATATCTATGGCAGAACTTGAACAGACTAGTGATAATCTTATGGTTACATCTGCGTGTCTTGCATCACCTCTTTCAAGAGGAAATGTCAACTTTAAGAAGAGATTTTTAAAGTTTCTCATAAATAATAAAGACAGATGTTATCTTGAAATTCAGCATCACAATGTAGAGGATCAGGTTAAGTATAATGAGTATCTATATGGGTTATCTGTTAAATACGATATTCCCTTAATAGCTGGTACCGACACACATTCTCTTAATGCCGAGCATGCCGAGGGTAGACTTGTATTGCAAAAGGCTAAGAATATACGCTTTTCAGAAGAAGAGCAGTGGGATCTTACCTTTAAAACATATGACGAACTTATCGAAGCATATGGCCAGCAAAATTCACTGCCTATGGATGTAGTAATTCAGGCAATTGAAAATACAAATGTAATGGCTAATAGGGTTGAAGAGTTCTCATTAGATAGGTCGTATAAGTATCCCGAACTCTGGAATAATCCTAAAGGATTGTTTATACAAAAGGTTAAAGAGGGTATTAAACGTCGTGGCGTAGATAAATTTCCTAACAGAGAAGACTATGCAGAACGAGTTAAATACGAACTTAAAGCTTACGAGCATAACGGAGCATTTGACTTTATGCTTCTCATGGAAGATATCTGTGCATGGTGCAGAGAGAATGATATCCAGATCGGCTACGGACGTGGATCTGTAAATGGTTCAGTGTGTGCGTGGCTGCTTGGTATTACTGAAATGGATAGTATTAAACACAAGCTCAACTTTGATCGTTTCATGAACACATCAAGAGTTAGTTTGTCAGATATTGATACAGACTTTCCCCCTAATAGAATTGATGATGTTAAAAACTATGTGTTTAATCATCATGGATTATATTGCAGCGACATTATCACATTTAATACCATAGCAGATAAAGGTGCAATTCGTGATGTAGGCAGAGCACTTGAAATGTCTCTTGAAGAAGTTGAAGAGATATGTAAAACTGTTGATGATGAAAAGAAGTATGCAAAGACGCGTAAGAAATATCCTGAACTTTTTAAATATGTTGACTTGTGCAAGGGCGTGATAGTCAGCACTGGTAATCATCCGTGTGGAATGATAGTATCTCCCCATCCATTAGATGATACAATAGGTTTGGCAAGCACATCAACTGATCCCTTCCCTATATCCCAGATATACATGAAAGAAATTGATGGCTTGAATTATGTTAAGCTGGATCTTCTTAAGCTCGATACCATTCAGGTTATATCTGATACATGTAAGGCGGCTGGTATCGATATGTTGTTGCCAGACAATATGGATATTACCGATATAGACGTATGGAATTCTATCCGTGACAATACAGTTGGTATATTCCAGTGGGAAGGAACTACTGGTGATAAGTATATCAAGAAACTTCTTGCAAATAAGAATATAAAAAAGTTTAAAGAGGTTGACGAGAACGTAGACAGAATGATGTTACTTACTATTGGTAACTCTGCCATCCGTCCCGCTGGTGCATCCTATCGTGATGACCTTGCCAATGGCGTAGTCAGAAAGAGTGGTAATGAAGCCATTGACGATTTCCTTAAACCTACATTTGGATACCTTGTATTCCAGTGTCAGATCATTGAGTTCTTACATAAGTATTGTGGCTTTACAATGGGCGAGGCAGATATTGTAAGGCGTATGTTTGCTAAAAAGACTGGAACAGAAGGGGCAATCCCAGTTATAAAAGATGGTGGTTATCTTAACGGTAATACTTCTCACTATATAGACGGCTTTATAGCAACCATGGAGAAAGATTATGGTATGTCCAAAGAGGAGGCCGAGCAAGCCATCACAGCATTTCTTCAGGTTATATTGGATGCATCTGACTATCTCTTCTCTCTTAATCATAGTGAGCCTTATAGTTATGAGGGATATGCATGTGGCTGGTTGCGTTATCATTATCCTCTTCAATTCCTTACTTGCTCACTCAATATCAATAAGGATAATGCGGAGAAAACTCAAGCACTTACACAGTATGCAGCTAAGCAGAATATCCCTATCCTTTCTCCTAAATTTAGACGTTCTTTAGGAGAATATTCCTTCGATACAAAAGAGAGAGCAATATATAAAGGCATAGAAAGTATTACGTATCTTTCTGGTAAGGTGGCAGAAGAACTTTATGCACTTAAAGATAATCAGTATTCTGATTTTATCGAAGTTCTTTGCGATATAAAGAATAGCACATCTGCCGATTCACGCCAGATAGATATACTTATTAAATTAGATTTCTTTTCAGAGTTTGGCGGCATTAATGATCTGCTTGATATTAAAAATAAATGGGAAAAATATTCTAGCAGAAAAACTGTCAAAAAGGATAGCGACATACTCAATATACTTGGCGTAGATAATGTTCGCACACATTCTGAAAAAGAGACAGATAAACAATTCTCTGGTGTGGATATGATAGCGGCACTCAAGGTGTGGATCAATAACAGAGAGTCAATTCCTACTAGTTTATTTGACAAGATGGATTATGAGTCTGAATATCTTGGATATATATCGTCTATGAATCCCAACATTAAAGCTGATTATTGGTATGTAGTAGATGTTGGCGAGTATAATAGGGTTAATTTGTATCAGATATGCGATGGCAAGACACAGAATATTAAAATTGACAAGAACTATACTGTCAATAAGGGCGATGTAATTCATATTCTTGAGTACACAGACAAGCCTAGATGGCGTAAGGTCGGAGAGGATCCTGATACACATAAGCCCAAGTTTGAAAAGACTGGCGAAACTGAACGTGTGGTCAGTAAAATTGCTCCAGTAAATCGTCACAAGACTTGACATACTTATATCGATATGGTATAATAATAAGTGCTAGGGAGGAATATCATGGCAGAAAATCGTAATTGTCCAAATTGTGGAGCACCATATAATGTAGAATTGAGCAAGTGTCCTTATTGTGAAACAAGCTATTTTGATTTAAGTTGTTTACAAATAGGAGACAAACCTTTTTACTTAAAGATTAAGGATCCCGCAAGAGGCATTGTATTCACACAAAAATGTTATTTAAAAAACGTGGATGTTTCAATAGAATCTCATGAGACATATGCTGATAGTCCACTTGGATGCAAACCATTTGCCGTGTGTACTAGTCGTGATTTGATAATAGATTTAAGTCTTGAAGCTATTGCTGAAAATGATAAACTTATAACAGTTATAAAGAAGGAGGTAACAAATGACATTTAAGAAACGCAAGAACGAATCTGAAGAAACAGAACTTATTATGGGTGTAGAAGTTAATAAAGAGGCGTTGGTAGAATTATGTAATGGACTTGGCGAGGATGAAGACACTGAAAAACTTATGGGTATTGCTCGCCAGCGTATGGAAGTTGTAGGAGCTAATGCAAATAACAACAAGATATTTTCATCACTCTGTTGTAAGATAATTCCCAGCCCTAATTATAATCCTCGTAGCGATGCGGCTGCATGTGGCGTAAAGAATAATAAGATCGATACAATTACAATTCACCATATGGCTGGCAATCTTACAGTGGAAACATGTGGCAACATCTTCGCTAATCCCAGTCGTGGTGGTTCATCAAACTATGGTATCGGTACGGACGGACGAATTGCTGGATATGTTGGTGAGGAAAATAGAGCGTGGACTTCTTCTTCAAAGTATAATGATTTCCGCGCCATTACCATTGAGGTCGCAAATAATACACTTGATCCTACTTGGACAGTATCACAAGAGGCACTTACATCACTTTATAATTTACTTGTTGACGTATGTAAGAGGAACGGTATACAGAGGCTGATTTACTCTAATAATAAGAACGATAGAGTAAACCATGTGAATGGATGCAATGTAACAATTCACTCTGATTTTGCAGCGACTGCATGCTGTGGGCCTTATTTGAAGGATATTATGGCAGATATTTGTACCGTAGTAAACAATCTTCTTGGTGCAAATCCTATTCCTCAGCCTCAGCCCGCTCCAACTCCTGCACCCACACATACTCCCGCAGTACCAACTGGAACACCTGATCCTTATGCTGACTATAGCAAGGCTTTTTGGGATTTCTTTAGAACACTTGGTATGCCTGAGTATGGCGTAGCTGGACTCATTGGTAATATTTCTATGGAGAGTGCTATTAGACCCAATAACCTTCAGAATAGTTTCGAGAAGAAGCTTGGTATGAACGACGACCAGTATACCGCTGCCGTAGATAGTGGTAAGTACACTAACTTTGTAAAGGACGGAGCTGGTTATGGACTTGCTCAGTGGACATATTACACCAGAAAGCAGGGACTTCTTGATTTCGCAAAACAGTGTAAAATGTCAATTTGCGACATCAACCTCCAGCTTACCTATTTGACTCAGGAACTTCAGACAAAATACAAGGGTGTATGGGATGGACTGTTTGCGGCTAAGTCTGTAGCAGAGGCAAGCAATATTGTTCTCCTTCAGTTTGAAAAGCCCGCCGATCAGAGCGTGACTAATCAGCAGAAGAGAGCTACATGTTGTCAGGGATACTATGATAAGTTTAAGGGATCCGCAATAACTACCACTTTCCCTATTGCTGCTACCGCAAAGAAGAGTGTTGTGGCTTCACCAGTAGGTGTAGCAAAGAAGGAATCAACAGAGTGTGATCCTTATGATGTTAAGGTTACCGCACAGTTGCTGAGTGTTCGTACTGGTGCTGGTCTTGATAATCCTATTAAGACCGCAGTTAGAAAGAATACTATATGCACCATAATAGAGGAGAAGAACGACTGGGGCAGACTCAATAATGGTACTGGTTGGATTCATTTGAAATATACAAAAAGAATTAAGTAAATGTACTTGACATTGTATTGCTGATATGGTATTATAATAGTGTCGAGGGACATATAGGGAACAAGAATTTTACAGAAGAGGTCAAAGCCATAAGAACTTGACAAAACACAATGTTTAATTAATATAGATGGATCTTGTTTCCACCGATAGGGCGGGAGAAAATCTCGCCCTATCTTTATCTATAAAAGGAGAGATTAATGTTAAACGGTTTAAAAGTGCGTATTGATTCAAACATAGGAGTAATTGGATTACTGCCAGCACGTACACACAAAAGAAAGCGTATCAATAAGAAGTGGCTGAAGCGTTATGGATATAAACCACAATATGAATATGCTTGTGTGGTAATGAACGGATGTGCTATAATGAACCCTTATACATTTAAAATGCTAAAGAAGGAGGTGCCAACAATATATGAGTGAATTTTGTGGTAAATGCGACGTCTATGATCATTACGGCGACTGCTCAGATGAATATCTACAGAATAGTAGATTCTTTATTTGGAGTGCAGACGGCAGACATCACGAACTGGCAATAAATAATCAAAAGGATCTTGCAAAATACTATCCTTATTTAGTCGCCAGTGCGGGCGCAGATAAGAATAGTGCACACGTCAACATATCTAGTCGCTGTTTTATCGATAGTGAAGAAGAGGAAATGATAGGCTGGGTTAAAAAGGCGCTTGTTAAATATTATAATAAATGCAAACGCACCAAGACATCATACGACAAAGACACAGCACTTAAACAAGCATGTTATTTTGAGCCAGAAGAGTGGGAAAAGACACTTGCTGATCGTGTAGGAGAATGCGGCGAGAAGGCCAACACTAAAGATTTGCATAGATGGATGCATGAACATTATCGTCAATGCTGGTGTGAGAAGCTTATAGAATTAGGCTACACGAAAGACGAAGCTCGTATGTGGGTATATGGATGGGAGAGAATGTTTAATGAGCAAAAAGAGAAGAAGAGCAAGGAAGAGAATATCGGATCAGCTCAGAACTAAACGTTTAATTAAAAAGTATGGTAGCTGGATAGCCGTACATAACGACTGGACTGGAAAAATTATACCAGACTGCGAAATCACAGAATACGATGCCTTTACTCACGGCTGGAAAGACTTGTGGCATATGTGTATCAACGAACTTAATCCTATTGTTCATAGGCTTGGACTTGAAAATAGCCTATATTTCGTACAAATCAAGGAGAAGTTCGGTGAGATCCGTGCCTATACCAATATTAGTAATTCTGAGATTGATCATATCATATATAAATATACCACCATTTCCGCTCATGTATGTCAATGGTGCGGCAAGCCTGATAGTCCTATTAGTAAAGGTGGCTGGATATGTTGTCAGTGTAAAGAGTGTGATGAACGTGAATCAAAAAAGTATGGGTGTTCCTATACAAAACCCTATGAAGAAAGATTTAACGTTGAACACTGTGAAATATCTAATACATACGGATATACACACTGGCACGATGGAATAAAAGAAGATGTCGAAGTAGATATTAGCGACACAGTAAAGGAATATAGGGATAGATGGGCAAGAAAGCAAAGGAGGCACAAGATGAATGATTAATAAACGAGATGGACGTAGCCAAGAGTTTGACAGAAAAAAGATTATTAACGCCATGATTAAAGCATGTGAGGCAGAGCGTGGTGGAATCGACATGGAATTTGTGGGATTTGCTAATAAGGTAGCAGATAGCATTGAAGAACTGGCAAAATCAAAAGACTTGTCGGTTGAAAATATTCAGGACATAATTGAAAATAAACTTATGGCCTCAAGATATAAGGATGTGGCAAAGGCTTATATTCTATATCGAAATAAACGAACACGTTCTAGAGAATACAAAGCAGATTTTATGAAAGAAGTTACTCGTAAACTTAAAGCTGATGCCGTTGATAATCAGAATGCTAATGTGGACGAGAGATCTTTTGGCGGGCGTAAAGGTGAGGCAGAAAGCGTATTAATGAAGAAGTACGCTCTCGATAATTGCGTATCGGAACTTGCAAGAAGAAGACATTTAAACAATGAGATCTACATTCATGATCTCGATAACTATGCTGTAGGTATGCACAATTGTTTGACAATTCCCTTTGACGATATTCTTGCTAAAGGGTTTAACACCAGACAGACAGATGTGCGTCCAGCAAACAGTGTTAATACAGCATTTCAGTTAGTTGCCGTAGTCTTTCAATTGCAGTCTCTTCAGCAATTTGGTGGAGTTTCCGCAAGCCATTTGGATTGGACTATGGTACCATATGTAAGAAAAAGTTTTTATAAGCATTGGAAAGATGGTTGTAAATATATTTTAGGAATAAACACTAACAAATATGAAGATGTGCTTACTTCAGAAACGCCAATTGACGACGAGGGTTATAAAACATTTGAAGGAGCATACCAATATGCTTTAGATATGACCGAGAAAGAAACACGTCAGGCGGTTGAGGGTATGTATCATAATCTTAATACACTTCAATCTCGTAGCGGAAATCAGTTACCTTTTACTTCCATTAATTATGGTACTTGTACACTACCTGAAGGCCGAATGATTACTAAAGCTCTTCTTGAAGGAAGTATTAAAGGAGTTGGTAAATTTCATAAGACAAGTATTTTTCCTTGTGGAATATTTCAATGCATGAAAGGCGTTAATAGGAAAGAGGGAGATCCTAATTATGATCTCTTCAAACTTGCTCTTGAGTCTACAGCAAAGAGGTTGTATCCCAACTATGCAAATGTAGATTGGAGTGGAAATGCTGGATACGATCCTAATGATCCTAAAACTTTCTTTAGCACCATGGGATGCAGGACTGCCAACGGATACGATATTAACGGTTTTGGTCAACTCAAAGATGGAAGAGGAAATATCTGCCCCGTAACTATCATCATGCCCACCTTAGCAATGGAAGCCACCACACATTGGACAAAGAATGTTGGATTAAGCGATATTAATATTATAGGACGTTTCTTTCAACTTCTTGATGAAGCAATTCATGATGCCAAAGACATGCTTATAGAACGTTTTGAATATATTTGTTCACAAGATCCATCCTCTGCAAAGTTTATGTATGAAAATGGCACTATGGCTGGATATATTCCTGAAGAAGGAATCCGTTCCGCTCTTAAGCATGGAACTCTTGCTATAGGACAAATAGGTCTCGCTGAGACACTGCAGATTCTTATTGGTTGTGATCATACGACAGAGCAAGGAATGGAATTAGCTAAGCGTATTGAACAGCTATTCAAAGATCGCTGTGCTGAATTTAAAGAAGAATATAAACTTAACTTCGGTGTGTATATGACTCCCGCTGAAAATCTTTGCTATACAAGCATGAAGAAGTTTCAGGCTAAGTACGGTAAGATTCCTAATGTTTCTGATAGAGATTACTTTACTAATTCGATTCACGTTCCCGTGTGGAAAGAAGTATCTCCATTTGAAAAGATTGACATTGAAAGTCAATTAACGGGATATAGTTCGGCTGGATGTATCACTTATATTGAGTTCGATGCAGCAGTAATTGATAATATACCAGCACTTGAAACTGTAGTGAATTATGCTATGGATCATGATATACCTTATTTTGCTGTTAATGTTCCCAATGATTTATGCAGAGATTGTGGATTCACTGGTCTTATAGATGATGCGTGTCCTCAGTGTGGTGGTAAACATATTGATAGATTGCGTAGAGTTACTGGATATCTTACTGGCGATTACAAGACAGCGTTCAATCTTGGAAAACAAAAAGAAGTTGAAGACAGATATAAACATAGTCAAAAAATGAGAGGATATAAAGTATGACTAAAGAAGAAGTTATAGAAGCACTAGAGAAGATGGTTATGTATGGAGACCCTTGGGAAGTGAATATAGAGGCGTGTAGGGAAGCAATAAGATTAATTGAGAATTCTAACTCATGGGATGATTGAATGAAAGGATATAGGACATGAACTCATTGGAAGGTTATGAATCGCCAGTAAAAGTATATCAATCTGAATTACAGACGGCCATAGAGGACGAGACTCTACATGTCGCTCAACACATTGGTATAGATATAGACAAAGAAGAACTTCTTAAGGCGCTTGCATATGATCGTAACCAGTATAAAGAAGGGTATGAGGCTGGATATAAAAGAGCCATTAAAGACATAACAGAAACTTCTTGTTTTACAATGAGAAGTCCTACATCTGAAGAATTAGAACTTATTAAGAAATATTGGAGGTGAGAATTAATGAAGCTTGCATTTGTAAAAGGATACTATGATATAGATAATCCTGAGATCCAAAACTTCCCCGTGGAATATGAACCACAAACTATTAAGGAAGCATGGGATTATATTGCAAAACATAGAACAACATCTTATTATAATGTATCCTTTGATTTTAACAAGGCACCAGTGCTTCTTATAGACTATGGATCATGGTCTGAATTTTGTTACCTCTGGGATCTCACTAAAGATAATCAGACAGAATTTTTCGGCGAAGACGATAAAGAAAATGAAGAGGATCCTAAGAAAGATTTTGCCCGCGATGTATTAAACGATCTTAAACAACGCAGCAGTTTGACGTATGAAGAGGCCGTGGCAATACATAAGATACTTGGTGGTAATTAAAATATGCCGTAGTTGGTGCAATGCCAACTACGGTTTTTTATTTGTCGTGCGTCAAAAAATGCCCTAGCCGATTTCTCGACTAAGGCATTATGTTGTTGCTAATATTTTACACCCGCCTAGCAACAATTAGCTGGTGTATTTTCCGAAAAAAAGTTTTACTTTGGTTGCAAACTTACTCATAGATTCTTTAAAATCATTATTTATTTCTTTACCGTCTCCATAATATTTTTCAAGATATCTACTGAAGTTCATTTCCATTGTGTTATCTACGGCAACATAGGCGCTTTGCATCCAAGGATACTCTTCGGGTAACCAGCACGAACCATTTATGCCGTACTCTTCTCCCCAAGAGTTCTTAATGAGCCACCACAGTTTACCGTCCTTATCTGTTTTCCAACCGTAGACCGCCAAGGCGTGTCCACCATCACTTATATAGTCCTTATTCGGGTCATAAAGCACGTGTCCATTCTTATCTGGAGTGTAGAAGCACCCATATACTTGGATGCCTATAAGAACCGCTCCAGTGTTCATAATAGCTTGCTGAATTTCTTTACGACTATTACATTCATAGTACGAATTAATAGCAAAGGGCTTAGCCTTTTTCATCCAGTCTGCTTTATTTTCGTCATACTTAACTTTAAGAGTATTAAGTGTGCCGAAGTCAGGAAATTCTTTAAAGAGAATAGAGCCGTTCTTACCATTACGAAGGGGTGTCTTAAGATACATGCCCTCCATATTCTCACAGTCTGGTCTATTACAATAAGTAAAAGCGGGGCTTAATGGATCAGTGAGTCCACTCTGCCCCGCCTCACGCTCCTGAAGAAAGCGTATAAAACTATACGCACATGCAGCACACATCATGGTGTTGCCTTGATCGTACGTGAATGGAGTATCTTTGGTCTGGTAATTGTCGGGGATCCCACGAGGGGATGCTGCAAATACACTGTCCTTAAATTTCCAGTCACGATGGTCATAAGGGTCTGCGAGCGCACTATTAGTGCGCCCGTATTTCTCCCTATAATCTATCATTTCTTGA